TTATAATTTAATTAAATCCACAGGACGAAATAAGAAGTTATTTAATACTCGACCGTCTTGTGTTTTTAAAGAAACCAGTTTATTTTTTGCTTTTTGCTCATTTTCATAAAAGGCTATAAAAATAGTTTCCTTATTTTCTTCTAAAAATTGACAATAACTTTTATTTAGTTTATAATAATCTTTAGAAGAAACAATTTTATTAAAATTAATCTTTACTAAATCACCCTCGTTAACAGGTTGATGATTAATTTTATAATTATGTCTAATTAATTTTGCTTTCAAAATGTAATCACCTCGATTTGTTTTTGTTTTGTGTATCTCTTGATTACAGTTAATATTGTAACTCATAAATTGCAATATGTCAACGCTTTTTTGAAATATTTTTTTGATTTGTTAAAATTGAATAGAACAACACACTTTATAATGATATGTTATATGCATATTATACTATTATTTAAGTTAAAAAGGAGGTGAAAATATAATAATGAATGAAAATAATAACAATAACATTACTAACGAAGTCGATAAAAACACCGATAAAAACAATAATTTAAACACAGATGCTAATACCACAAACACCAATCAAACTAGCAACCCTACTACAACAGACAATCATACTAACACAACAAATAAAACCTCGCACGATTCCGATTGGAAGATAGGTCTTATCTTAGTTGCTTGTGTAATTTTATTTTTTGTCTTTATTGGCTCTTGTTCTTCTGACGGTAGCACAGGAGATAAATATTTAGACTCTTATCACGAAAAGGTTGATACAGATGGTGGCGTAACAACTTATACTTGTGATAGATGTGGAGAAACCTTTGTAGGCGAACCAGCTATGTATTCTGATGGTGAAGTATTCTGTGCATCGTGTAAAAAAGATATGGAATGGGCTCACTCTATTGTAGGTGATGGAGATGATGACGATTAAAAACTAAAATAACAACTAGTGATAAACATTAAAGGCTATACCAAATTAATGGTATAGCCTTATTTTGTTGTTTTTCTGTTATGTGTTATACATTGATAATTACTTGCCAGACTGCCCTAATTGGCTTGTACCCCTCTCAGAATTGATTTCTTTGAGTTTGTCATAACTAGTTGTAGTAACAATAGTCTTAGGATTTTCTTCGATTAGGGCTTGACAGATAGCCTTAGAATATGGGTAGATTACTAGGGTTGAATAGGCAATCTTAGACAATGGGTAAATTACAGAGTCATATGTGCAAGGATAAATAGCATCATAGATTTTAGCCAAGTCTGGGTGTTCGTCCTTTGAGATAACAATAGGTCTATTAGTTGTATTATTAATTGCTACAAACCAATAACCTCTAAAACCAGAGTCTATAATACCAGCTCTAACAGCCATACCTTTACTACCTGTAGAGCCTCTTTCTTTTAATACAATACGATAGTCAGGACTAAAAGCACTAGCAAGACCTGTTGGTATCATCTTTACTTCGTGTGGTGGAATAACCATATAATCTTCTTTAAAGTTTGCATAAATATCAAAACCACCATCTTCATCTCTCTTGGATGGGATAATAACTGTATCGTTTTCTCTTGCAAATGTAATTTCTACTTTTTCTTTATTGTTCATAAACTATTATTGTCCTTTCTTTTAACTGTTTTATTATTTGTCATTATCTATTTGTTCGGTAATATCGGTAAGTCCTGAATTACTCTTTTGATATATTTTTTGATTACTGCTACCTCTAAATCTTAAATTAGGATTTCTTAATTTTTCGATATATCTTCCTGTTATAAAGTAATCAACAGACCACATTAAATGAATATCATATGATTTATACAAGTTAGTATCTCGACAAAGCCACCAATATTCATCTAGTGCATATCCTGTCCACAACCATATTTTTTTGTTGGGATATTTTTCTTTAAACTTATAACATAATTTAGACACCATATAATGGTTCTTTGGGTGAAGTGGTTCTCCACCCAAGATTGATAATCGTGTAACATAAGGCTTGTCACATAGTTTTAAGATTGTATTAATAGTATCATCGGTAAATTCTTTACCACCATTAAAATTCCAAGTTTCGGAATTAAAACAACCTTTACAATGAAACTCGCAACCTTGTACAAATAAAGCCACGCCAATACCTAAACCATTAGATATGTCCATTTGTCTAATTTGTGCATATCTCATTTATTATTCTTTAAACTCCTTATCATCAATATGATAAACTCTACTGTAAATATCCTCTGCTCTACCATCATTAAATGGGTTTGTAGAAATATAGCCACATACCCTTAATGCAATATTCATTTTATCAAAATCATCATTACCACAATTAGGACAATGAAATTTTAAATCTTCGTGCATTTTTAAATCTCTACAACCACAAACTTGACAATAAGATGTAGTTGTATTAATTTCGGCATACATAATATTTTCGTACATATACTGAATAAGTTGAATGATAACATCTACATTCTTTGTAAGGTTCGGAGTTTCAACATAAGAAATGCAACCACCAGAAGATAATTCTTGGAATTTACTTTCAATGGCTAGTTTATCAAAGGCATTAATTTCTTGTGAGGGCGTGATATGGTATGAATTAGTTACATATTGTTTATCGGTGATACCCTCGATAATACCAAAATCTCTTTGTAATGCTTTAGCAAATTTATATGTAGCGTTCTCGATAGGACTACCATAAACAGAGAAGCCAATATTAGTTTTTTCGTTCCATTCTTCACATTTGTCATTTAGTTTCTGCATAATTTCAATGCTTAACTTATAACCTTTTTCTTCGAGTTGTGACTCTCCAGTAAGATATTTTACAGTTTCGTATAAACCAGCATATCCAAGAGAAATAGTAGAATAACCACCATATAATAGCTTGTCAATGGTTTCACCTTCTTTTAGTCTTGCGTATGCTCCGTATTGCCATAAAATAGGAGCTACATCAGATTTAACGCCTTTTAGTGAATTATGTCTTGTCATTAATGCTCTATAACACAATTCTAATCTTTCATCTAAAATGCTCCAAAATTTTTTCATATCCCCACCTGATGACAATGCAGCGTGAGGAAGATTGATTGTTACTACGCCCTGATTAACATACAAGAGCATTACACTCTTGTATGGACTATCTCTTAACTACACTCATACTTGTGTGCAGCCCCTTGCTGTTTGGATGGTGATAAACTCCACCCTACTCTACTCGCTTCGTGCAAATGCCTTATTTTCGTTGCTTAATTCAACTAGCTTTCGATAGTCTCTACACCTTTTTTCTTCAATAATTTTAAACCTCTTTTTAAACCAATTACGATTTTTACATCTTTGTAATGAACCATTGCCTTGTGGATGCCCCGTGTATTCAAGGAATGATTTAATTGTTGGAAATTCTAAAATCTTATCAAGCAGTTTATCATATACTTTTATGTGTTTAATTTGACCTACTCTGTGTTTGTTTTTACAGCAATCTTTTATATTGTCTTTTTGACTTCCCAAATATAAATTACTATAATGGTTATTATCTTTGTTATCGTCTATATGGTTAATTTGTAATCCATTAATGATTTCGCCACGCCAGACTAAATATACAAGTTTATGAACCTTTATATGCTTTCTATGTATATCTACTCTATGATAACCATTTATATCTATATTATGTTTTAATAGCCCTCGCTTGTAGGTTGAGTAAATATCTCCATCGGCACTAACATAATACATTTCATCATAAGGTTTAAATAGTTTATTATTATATATTATAACAACCACCTCCTAAAAATAGAGGTATATTATTGAGAAAACTTGGCACGGTATTGCCTTTAACTTGCCTATTAAAAAAATAGGCTTAGGTTCTCTTAGTCAGTTTATTCGTCTTTGGATTTCGGCTATTATCGGTTTACTCTCAATAACCAGTCTTATTTTACTGATACCGTTAGCACGACTTATATATTGCATAAGTTGTACACCACTTTTTCTTGTGTTTACAAGGTTTATTGTCACCCTAACTATGCAGTCAAGCGACCGTAAAATTTATATTCACCATTTTCATCTTTCCAAGGTGATAATGCTGACCTACACAATAATCTTTCGACTACTGGACTATATCTTCACTCAATATTCTTTTACCAAATATTAAATGCTTCGCTGTTCCATACAAGGAATTTCACCTTATATGTACTCTATTCGCTTCTTCACATAAGTCTTTCTCTTATGCTATGCTTTCGATAGCCTCTTAACGATTACTACTTTTACATATTATTTCAGTAGATTTCGCACAGGATTCCCTCGTCAAGAATATTCCCTGTTAGCATAACTTCTAATTGTCATTATCCTACAATTCCTAATCGTAAGTTATACACCCTATATTTATAGGTTTACGAAGTTTTAGATGAGCCGTAGTGTAATTTTTAACCCATCACAGGGAAGCAATTCCCCTCTTTCATTTCTTTCATTTTCTTTTCAGATATGTAATCTGGAACAAGTCTTTTAGCACTGCATTCAGCAGCTAATTTTGTTAAGTAAAAATATTTTGAACCTTCATAAATATTATCTTCTTCTGTTACATAAATTAGCTTAGGGAAAGCGATAGTAACATATTCACCTTGCTTATTCTTAACACTTTGGATTCTTTGTCTTAATGTTTCTTCAATAATCGTAGCAAGGTCTTGTTTTTCTCTTTCATTTCTAGCTTCATTTAAATACATAAATTCTGTTAAAAAAGGTGATTGACCATTTGTAGAAGATATTGTAATTAACTGATATTGAATAGTTTGAACACCATCTTTAATTTCCTTTTTTACTCTTTGCTCTACTATTTCATCAATCTTTTTCATATTAATATCTGACAAATCAATATCTGACAAAAAAAACTGATTGATTTCACTCAACACCTCTTGCTTTATTCTCTGTCTACTAAGGTCAACAAAAGGTGCTAAATGTGCTAAGCTAATGCTTTGACCCATACTTAATTATATTTGTGTTTATAACTAAGCCTGACTATTTCTTATTTGGTTTGTGTACCAAATCAACATATTTCGTAAATACTTCGCAATATTTACTACATAATAGTCGATACAATTAATAAATAAACTGAAACTTATGGCTTGTTTTGCATTTACCGTCAATATATCTTGCCACTTGTGTTTCAGATACTTGCAAAAACTTTGCAAGGGCTACAATAGTTTTAAATTCATATGTATTATCTAAAATAATTTTTTTAAATTTACCTCTTTTTGAATAACCCTTGTGTGTTTTTTTACCATTCTTATATGCTCTTAGGTTATTTTCGCTTTGAGATACCCATTCTAAATTTGTTGCGCAGTTATTTTGGTTGTTGCCATCAATGTGGTCGATTGTATTTTTATTATCACTATAACCATCAACAAAATTATGACCTACTAAACGAGCCACACTTAGATTTTTTGGTTTGCCATTATTGTTTACAACAGACACATAACCATAGCCACTAATTGAATTATATGTAATTGATAATAAATAGAAAGAATTATATCGCTTTGTTTTCTTTTTTACTCTCCCCATATTTGACACATAATAACCATCATATCCTAAAATTTCTTTCCATTGTTCATTTGGAATAATAGGAAAGTTATATTGTCTTGAAGAACACTTTTTTAAATGCTCAATCCTTTGTTGTGCCTTTTGTTTTTGTCTAGCAATATACATATTGTAATGATGTAGTAACTCTTTATCGTTTTTGATGAAAGTTCTAATCAAAGAGTCGCTTGTTTTACCAATTTTTTGGTTAATTTTTTTTATAGTACAATCACTATCTAACATATCTATAATTATCTTTTTGTTTTTATTAAGGAATTTCTGGTTAGATGGTGTAAAATGTCTTTTGTCGGCTTTAATTAATTCCCATTCATTAATCTTATAAACTAATGTTTTCCTATCAATTGAAAGTAAATTAGAAATATAAGATTTTGACCTACCTTCTTTTGCATATAATTGAATGATTGTATCTTTTAACATTTCTGCTTTTTCTTTTTGAGTCATTTCCAAACCCTTTCTGTTTATTTATTAATCACGAGATAGATATTTCCAATCGTGCCTCGTTAGCTATATAGTTTATATAACCCTAACTCTGTTAGTTAATGTTATTTGAATACGGCAATCAAACAAAACCGTATTGAGAACTCGCTACTTGGGCTATTACTTGCGTTGCAATAGTACACGCTGTTCTAAAAGTTTTTGGTCTATCAATTTTTACCTCACTAATAACTGTTCCATTCCATAACATATCCAATAAGTTTATTAACCCACAATTATTCATTGGCATTGTTGGCGAATAATCAGTATCGTGATAATGAATAATTCCTAAATTATGAGCTTCTACTATATCGTGAGGTAAGATAATATCGGTAGCCATTCTTCTGCAGGTAAAACCAGCGATATAATCTCTCATTGTTGGAGTGATTCTAGTATCTTTATTAGAATTTTCTTTTTTGGATTCTTCGTCTTTGCCTTTAATAAAGTTTTGAATTTTGTTGTACCTCTGCTTTAAATCATTCATAACTGCACGAGATTTTTCTCTATCATATCTATACTTGATATAAGCCTTAGCCACATCTTTTCTGACTTCCATCAAGGTGTTTTCAACAACATCTTGAATATCCTCAATATTGATTGAGCCAACAAACCTATTTTTTAGAATAGTAACAATATTTTCAACAAGACAATCAATTTTTTCTTCATTGATATTGTCCTTGCCATCAACCTCAATAAATGCTTTCATAACAGCATTTTTGATTTTGTCTTTTTTAAAGTCAACTATTCGTCCATCTCTTTTAATTACTTTCATTAGTTTTTCTTCTGTCATTTTATTCCTCGCTTTCGTATTTAATTAGATAGTCAATATGCTCTTTCATAGCTTTACAACAATCTTCTAGCCGACCTTCATCATTGAGAAAGCAAATGTCAATATAGTCTTTCCAATTACGAAAAGCTAAACTATCATTTGCCATTCTCTGCTTTACTTTCTTTTTGCTATCGCCCCTTGCCAACATACGGTCATATCGGTCATAGGTCATACACTCAATGCCGAAAACCTTTACTTTTTTATTACCTTTGTAATTTTGTTTAAAAGTTTTAACACCTTCAACATCTACAATATAAAAATCACTATCATCTACTTGGTCTTGTGTAGCACAATAGTAATTTTTGTTAAAATATGTGGTTGCCATTACTGTTTGAGTATCAATAATATCTTGATATTCTTCCATTGAAACGAATGTATGATTTCTAATATCATTTTTATCGTCTTGTCTTGGCTTTCGAGTGGTGTATGACTTTACCTTTGTAAAGCCATAATCATCACATAATTTATTAACAACTGTGTCTTTGCCACTACCAGATGGAGCAACTATGAGGAATATATATTTATCTTGATACATCTTGTTCCACCTCTCTTGGATTATAAAAACCAATATTCATATCAATGAGTTTCCGTGCTAAAGGTAACATAATTTCTTTCATCTGAGGGTGAGCCTTGCCTGTGGCGTCAAAAGCTCTAAGATTAATAATATGCTGCCATTCTTCGCCTGTTGCAGTTACATAAATTTCAGTAGCTACATCGTTACTTAAAACACCTCTAGCTTCCTCTGGTTTGTGTCCTAAGCGAAGTAATTTAAAGTAGTCTTGTTCTATTCGTTTACAACATTCGAGCCACACAATATAGCTAGAATTGGTATTAGAGGGCTTATAAAATGGTGATTTTATAAAAGGAATTTCGTTACCAAACTTGTCCTTAGAGTAGTTTACATAGCGTTGTGACACCTGAGCAAAGCTACAAGGTCTGTGTCTAACTAGTTCGTGACTAATTGCTCTATTACAAACAAACTTAACTGTAATAATATGATGTCTTTTGTAATAGTAACCGTTTTTATATTCTTTAATTGAATAAGTTTTGTCGCTCATTAATTGAGCGTGAATATAATTTGGATAAATCTCAAAATGTGCTAACTCATCTTCTTCAAGAATTTGAATATAGTCAAGATGTGTGATGTCATAAGGATGTTCAACAACCGTTCTTTTATATTCATCTTTACTAGATAAGGTACCACCATTGATATTTAAAGACTTAGCCCAAGAATATGTATTAATCACCTTATCTAAGAAAATTGGTGATTTATACTCAATAAGCGTTCTAAGGTTCGCAGTTATTAGCACCACATTTTCGTAATAAATTTTATTAGCATCTGGAACTACGAGGTTATCAATTATCATATGACTACTTGCATTATCGCTTGTAAGCACTCCAGCCAATGGTAGGTACTTTTGAGCTATATCAATAGGCATTACAAAATGAAATACTGCGTGTTCCAACATAGCGTAATGTTGTCTGTTTAATAGCCCATTACAGAATGATTTATAGCTATCTTCTGTAATTAAGTCATTTGATTTGTAACAAGTCCTACCTATTTCTTCAACTAGTTTTAGTTGGTTGATAGGTCTGTCAATAATTGTTGCTGATGGTTCAATCAGTTTCATATCTTCTCTCCTTTTCATATTGAATTAATAAATCTTTTAAGAATGTGCGTTTAAAAGGCACTTTAGAATTTAATGTACAATAATTCAACGCCCCTGTTTCAGCACATAATACACAATATTTTTTAGCTCTTGTAATAGCCGTATATAGCCATTCTTTGGTTAATAACTTAAATGCTGAAAAGTCTAACCCTATAACTACATAAGGTGACTCAGAGCCTTGCAGTTTATGACAAGTTAAAGCATAAGCTGGTTCAATCTGTTTAATATACTTACTAGGAACAAAAACCTCGCCCCATAAATCAAAGTTAATAACCAAGTCATTATTAGGGAATATACGAGTAATGTAGCCAATGTTACCATTGTAAATAGGACATTCTAGTATCTTATCAGTAGGTGTGGATGTATATAAAGTAGTCTTATAATTGTTGGTATTAACAACTACTTTATCGCCTAAGCGTAAATTGTAAATTAAATTACCATTGGTATATGTAACAACAGGCTTGTCTGTTTTTGAAGGATTGACAATTTCTTGAATACGTGCATTAAGGTCGTGTACACTTATTTCTCCTCGTTCTCTCAATGGAACAACAATTTGAATATCTCTAGAGTTGACGCCTTGATGAAGTAATTGTTTATATTCTTTAATTATTTTTGTTTGAGATAAGTCCTTGTTATCATAAACATTAAGTTTGAAATCTTTTAGACTACCCCTAGTTTCTTCACCAACCCAACCATTAGGACATAATTGAGTGTGCTTTCTAACTTTAATACTTTCTGTGATGATACCACTTTTCGCTGCTTGTCTATGTATTTGAGTTAGTCTGCATATTGGAATTACACCACTATCTAACATATCCCTAAAGATATTACATAAACCAATTGACTCTAGCTGTCCATCATCACCAATCATAATTAATTTAGCACCTGTTTTAATGGCTCTTAATAGTTTTAAAAATAAACTAGCACCTATCATTGATACTTCATCAAGAATGATAATATCTTGCCATAAAGGAGTGTCAGAATTAAATCGTGGGTTTGGATGTTCTTTAGTCGATTTAACCGTTGGATTATAACCAATTAACCTATGAATTGTATAACCATCTTGATTTGTAATTTCACTTAATCTACTCGCTGCTCGACCACTTAACGCTGTTTGAGCAAATGTATATCCATTAAGTAATTGTAATACGCCACTTACTACGCTAGATTTACCAGTACCACCATAACCAGTTATAATAGTGACTTTGTTTTGAATTACCGTATTGATAGCTTGTAATTGTTCTTCGGTAAATTTCCAACCTTGCTTTTTTTCTACTGTATGTAGTTTGTTAGTTAAGCTATTAATATCAATATGTTCTTTTTCGTTGGATAATCTCATTAACTCTTTAGCGATGTTATCTTCCATTTTATAAATATAAGATAGATATATTTTTGTTTTATCTTCATTCCAATTGATTGTTTGTTCTTCTTGTAATTCATACAAGGCTGTAATGAAATTATCTGAATTATCTATATCTAATTGAGTTAAAGTAGCTTCTAATAAATCATCAGGACTTATCCAACTGTGACCGTCAGTTTGTGCCATTTCCTTTAAATAGTAATTAATGAAAGCCTTTATTCTCTCAACACTATCTAAAGGCAATCCTTGTTCTTCTGCTATGCTGTCTGCTTTTTTCCAACCTATGCCATCAACATCATCAATCAATAAATAAGGATTAGAATTAATAACATTACATATTCTATCTACATCACCGTTATAACTATTGATTAGTTTATTTGCTAATTTAGGTGTGCCACCTAAACTACCAACTAAGGCATAAACCGATTGGTTTTCTGAATTACCTTGATAGGCTTGTATAATTTTATCTACCTTTGCTTCACCTAAACCTTTGATAGCTAAAAGTGTTTCTCTATCATTGTTCTTAATGGTTTCAAACGGATTAGGTAAATTTTCATACAATAGATTAATTTGACTTTCTGTCAATATCATTTCAAGAAATTTTCGTTGCTCAAAAGGGTTTGTTAAGCTAACAGCTTTTTGCATTGCAATGATATTGTATTGATGTCCATAAGGCTCTTTATAGGAATAACTTGCAGTAAGATTATATTCAACATCAAAGTCAAGAGTGCCATAATAGTTACCATTAACATTAATATAATCTTTACCACCTCTAGTGTGATAATTTGTAAGCACCTCACCATCAAAAAGGTCTAAAACCTCACAAGACAAAGCACACCATTGACCACTTTCAAAATCTTCAATGTTCTTTGGAAAAAACACTCTATTAATTCTTAATCTACATCTAATTATGTCAGACAAATTATCACACCCTTTCTCGTTCTGATTTAAGAACCATATCTTTACCATCGTTAACAACATCAGTAATTAAACTAACCGTATGTTGTCTAATACTGTTGTAATATCGTTTAGGATAGAACATATCTCCTCTACGAATACCAGTAAGCATTAGTTTATTTCCCCTTGTAAACCAAGATTTTTCAATTACCGTTTTCTTTGTATCACCAGCATATATAGTTGATAATTGTTTATCATAATGAATAAAAGCACCACCATAAAATTTAGCTTTAACTACACCACTATTAGAAGTTAAGATTGTAATATAATGCTTGTCCTTGTTCTTATCTAATACAGTACCTACAATGTTAAATAACTGATGTTTTTCAAAGTTATATTCTCTACCGTTTTTAGTTCGTTTTTCAATACTGACTACGACTGGTTGTTCTGGTATATCATTAAAATCAGAAATACCATATTTCTCTGAGTCTAAATCTGCTAATTCGTGTTTGGTGTAATAAAAACATAAGCTATCCATTTCCCATTTAGATATATTACCTTGACAATACTTATCCCATTTATCATAAGCAAATTCATCATATTGAGCATCGTTAAAAGCCTTTAATGAACTATCTAATATTAACCACTCTTTAATTGAAGCAGTCTGTGTGTTATACCATTTAGTAAATTCTTTCTTATTAATGCATAACTCACCTTTGATATAACAATATTCAACATTTTCTTTTAAATATTTGGCACACTCATTTTCAAAATAAATCTTTGCTTCATCATCAAGTCTATAAAAGTTCTTTTCCACTTCAAAGGATTTATTAAGTACATAAGATTTAAAAGAATATAATCGTTTAAAATCTATATATTTTTGTTCTTTGGGTAGAACATCAAGTCTTAAAATACTTTTAATATTTTGCATAGTTAACTTTGATTTAGGCTCAACCATTTCCTTAGTGAGGTATATAATGTAATCTCTCATACATTGTTCTCTGCTAATATGTCGTTCTAACTTATCAAAAGCCCCACCTTTAATAAGGTTAATCATAGCTTGTGTATTAATATCAGGGTTCTTTCTGCAAAAGTCTAACAAACTAAAGTAAGGTTTGTTTTTTAATATTTGATGTACTACATCATCACCCACCTTATTAATCCCCTTCAAGCCAAATACAATTTGATTACTTCGTTCATCAGGAGCAAACTCAAACTCTGCTTTATTAATATCAGGTAAGCCGATATGTACATTATGAGATTGCATATCACCAATAGCAGTAGCAATCTTACCGTAGTTAGTTGACTTGTTAGAAGTAACATTGCTATCAGCACTAGCATTAATAGTTAAACAAGCACAATTCCAATACAAAATATTGTAATAATAAGCTAAGTTTGTTTCCTGTAAACCAATTAAAGAATAAGGCAATGTATGATTTCTACTAAATGAGTAACCCAACTGAGGTTTAATACAATAATTCCATACATAATTTAACATTTGAGGTCTTGTACCAGCTTGTTTACCCTTGTCAAAGAATAATTGTCTGGTGTTCTCAATAATGCCTTTTTTCTTTTTTGCAATACCTTTTCTTAATTTATTAGCTTCAACAATATCAAAGTTAGCAATATGCTTATCCATACTTAATTCCATAACATCTTCTTGCTCAATAGAACAACCAAAGTTATGTAATAAATACTTTTCTAACAACTTAATTTCATCATCTGTTAAGCCGTTATCTTTCATTTCTTGATACCATAATGAAGTATCGTTTTTGAAAGCCACAAACCTATCAATAGGTGTAGATTCGCCATCACCCATTAATCGCATTACAGAAGAAGCAAGTGATAATTGTTTTAATTCAGTAGGCTTAATCTTCTTAACAGCTTGTGAACCTACTAAAGTATCAAATTGAAATAAGTCTGTTATCTGACCGTCACCAACCATTTTCCACATTTCGGGAGTATCGTAGTCAATTACATCTGGTGATAAATACTTATTATATGTAGCTCTTAAACTGCCTTGCCATTCAATTTTGCGATACTTAACAAGCAAATCTAAAGTCTTTCTAATTTTGTCTAATGCTTCAACGGTTAGGAAATCAACTTTTAATGCACCACAATAATCACTATCTTCCATACTCCAGCAAGTAGTTTCGATGCCATTTGGTGTTTTCATCATTGAGTTTTGCAATAGGTAATCATCATTGAATAGATAAAAACCACTAGCGTGAGATGAAATGCCACTAACCAATCCTTCGATTTCTAGGATTGTGTCTAATAACATATCAAATTGATTAACTAAATTAATAAATTCCTTAGCTGGTGGTTGACCATCTTCTGCCCCATTTAAACATTCATTAATACTCCAAGTTTTGCCCCTCTGTGATGGAATTGTACTAGCAATTTCTCTTGCAATATCTACATCAATTCCTAGTCCTCTACAAGCTGTTAATACGGCTGATTTTGATGCTTCTGTTTTGAATGTAATGATATTTAAGCAATGAGCTGAACCGAACATTTTTTTCATTTCTTGAAAGATAATTGGTCGTTGAGAACTTTGGCTATCAATATCAACATCAGGTAATTCTGGTCTTTCAGCTACAAGGTGTCGCCAATAAGGTAAGTTCCATTTCATTGGGTTAACTTGCGTAATACCAATTAAATAACAAATATAATAGCCTGTAACAGAACCCCTAGCTACACCGACAAGAGAATTGCCTTTATTGTCATCCCACATAATGTCAACAATTAAACGAACTAAACTGTAATACGCAGACATTCTTTGTTGTAGTTTCTTACTAATATTCCATAGCTGTTTTAACTCAATATTAATTCTTGCTAAAACAGTAGGTGAAATTTCTTGTTGCTTTTGAATAAAGCCTTGCTCAATTAGATATAATAAGAAAGTGTCTTGTTCATATGGGCTATTTGCAAACTTATTAATATACTCATATTTATCGTAATAATCTTTAAAATAGTGCATTAATTCATATGTTGGTAAAGGTCTTTCAGGAACTATAACATCTTGGTGTAAATCATAAGTCTTAACCATATCAGCAATCTTAACTGTGTTAGCAAATGCTTTATTAACTATATTAGGGTCAACATAATCCATTCTTTCTAACATTTCTTCTGGTGTTTTCATATAAGTATTCTCATAGAAATCACCAGTTTCTCGTTCTTCGTCTTTACTTAGTAAAAACGCTTCGTGAAGTTTTTGTTTGTCTTTAGTTAAGTAATGAACATCATTTGTAATAGTCAAATTAAAATTATATTCTTTTGCAAACTTGATAGCTAATTTATTAAACATAATTTGTTCATTAGATAAACCAGCTTGTAATTCAATATAAAAGTTTTCTTCACCGAATAGCTCTCTACACCAATTTGCAAAATTTAAAGCCTGTGAGTTATTTCCTTGCAACATATGCTGAGGAAACAAACCACCTAAACAAGCTGTCATTCCAATTAAATGACCTTTATTTTGTGACACAACTTCTTCTAAATCAGAATAAAAGGTAGGTACTCTTGTCATTCTTTTATAAACATATTCTCTTTTCCACGCTGTAGTGGAAAGTTTTCTTAATTGATAATGACCTATCTCATCTTTAGCTAATAAAATAAAGTGATAAAAATTGTTTGTATTTTGATATTCACTTTCATCAATAAGATAAATTTCGTTTCCTAAAATTAACTTAAAATCTGGATTATTTTCTCTTATTGACTTCATATGTTTGAGAGCTTCAATATGAGATGATAGACTTTCGTGGTCTGTAATAGCCACACCATCAAGGTTATATTCAATAGCTTTGTCTATTAATTTGTCTGTTCTAACTGTGCTATCTAACATACGAGCATTTGAACCTCTAGCTGTATGACAATGCAATTCAGCAAAACCAACCATATTATCACCTCAATTCTAAAATACAAATTTCTTTTCTTCTGTTTTTTCATCTGGATTAAAAGGCTTATTAACTTTATAAGTCTTATTATTAGGAGTCCATAAAGAATAATAAGGACATTCGCCTTTGTATAATTTATCTGCTTTAGGATTGTTGTTACAATAATCACACCAGTAGCATAATGGAGAAGGTTTAGGTGGATAAATACCTGTTTTTCTACTTTCTTCAATGGCATCAAATAAACCATTTAATTTCTTTAAACCTCTAGTATCATATCCTTTAGAACAAGCTAACTGTTGTTCATTAAGTAAGATAAAATCATACATAAATTCAGATGGTAGTTTCTTGTAAATTTTTTTAACTGCTAAAGCATAAACAAACATCTGTAATGGTGTTTTTAAGTCTTGTTCTCTATATGTCTTTCTTGATGATTTATAGTCTGTCACTCTTAAATCACCGTTCTTGTTCTTTTCAACTTTATCAATATAACCATAAAGTAAATAATCTCTATATGGAAATTCAAACTTTAATTCGGCTGCGATAGGTTGCCATTTAGTATCTTCTTCCATTGATTTAATGTGTTCAAAATACAAATTAAGTTTCTCGTCATATGTCATACCAGACTTATCATCTCTAGCAATCCAATCTTCAAAATACTGTTTTGCTAGTTCGTTAATACCTTTAATATGTTTATCTTTTTGGTCTGTTTCTTCGTCATATCCTTCTAATACAACTTTCCTTACATATTCATAATCTGGAGTTTCATCTGCAATTAGACTATTAGCGATAAGTTCTTTTCCTTTATGTAGAATAGAACCAATATCCATAGCCAAAGAACTTGTAGAACTTCTTTTCTTTTCTTCATATTTCTTCTTAAATTGAAAAGGGCATTTACTATATGTATCTAATTTTGTATAACTAAATTTTTCTTTCGCTTCACTCATTTAATTCTCACTTTCTTCAATAGTTTTTACTTCAAATTTATTTTTCATTAAAGTTTCTAAAGTTTTTTGCCCCTCATCACAAGGACTATCTTTATATTGCAATAAATTGTCTATATCCCATAACACATAAGTGCAAAAATAAGGGCTAAACTTCTCACAAATATGTAATATTTTTTCGCTATAATCATCACTTTCAGATGAAAATGCTTCGTGGTATTCTTTATCTAGGGCTATAAACACTTCTTTAACACCTAATGATAAGATTAAATCTCGTTGATAATTAGAGATGTTACTACCACAAATAGCAACCGAAAAATTGTTATCACCATAAAAAGTTTCACATTTTAAAACCGATTTTTCAGCTTCAAATATAATAATTTTTTTTAGTGAAATAATAGCATTAAGATTTTGATATAGCCCATATAAGTTATAAGCCGTAGGATGGTTATACCATTGAGTTTCAATGCAAATAGGCATATACTTTCTACCATTCTCAACTTCACATTTATCTAATGCTCGTCCTCTAATACCAACTAAATTACCACCTAAGTCATAATGTGGAATAATAATCTTATTGTTGCTAACATCAAATCTTATATTGTATTTGTCCATAGCTGATTTTGATATACCTTCTTGTAACCATTCATTTGGATAAACCTGTGAAAACAAACCTAATATATTAGGAGAAAAAGTATCAAGAACAATAGAATCACTCTTTGGTTTAGTGGTTAAATATTTTTTAAAAATTGACCAATCGTCAGACAAAGTAGTTGTTTTTATAAAACCCTTTCGTTTGTCAATTCCTAAAACTGAATAAACATAATTAACGCACTTGTAAAATTCTTTTGGTAGTTCATACCCTTGATTACGAGCGACTAACTCATAAATATTGAAAGAATCACCACAAGCTGTATAACAATGGAATAAACCACTATCAGGATAGAAGTACAGCTTGTGGCTACCACCTTCGTGATTATGACAAACCGTTTGAAAGATTAAATTGTTATGACTATCGGTTAATGGCTGTCCACTCCCCAAAGAAGTCACAATTTTAATTATTTCATCGTTACTAAAATCGTATTTAGTCTTTGTGTTTGCCATCTATTACCACTCGATTTCTTCTTTTTGTTCTTGTGTATTTTCCAATACTACTTCAATATCGGTGCTTTCTATATCTAGTAATTTGTAATCATTGTCGGTTACAAACAAATCCTTAGTTCTACAAGTGCCGTAGTCAAAATAAAGCCACAATTTAACTCGATTGATTTTACCTCTACGAACTTTGTAAATATGGAATACTAAATTAGGTATTTTATTAAACCCATTCTTCATTAATGCTTTAATGTTTTCCAAATCTTTGGAACTGGGTGGTAAAACTGCATAGCCAACATCAACTTTATCAGCCATACCTTTAGCACCTCTAATTAAGTTTTGGTCGCCATCTTTTGCATTTTTCCAATCACCGTTAGCCTGTGATGAAGTATCTATATGTACATTCAATAAATTTGCTAAGGTTTTCATTCTATCAACAAACATAATCAGCACATTATCTTCTCTCATTTTTACACCTTTAGTTTTTTGTGCTACCTCAGACATAATCTTGATTGAAGTAAAAACATAGTCAAAGAACACATAACCTATCTTTTGCTCTACTTTGTACTTTTTAATAGTATTTTCAATGTCATCAATATCAAAGTTTGGTATATGCTCGATATACAGATTACTTTCAGCGATAATATCTATTGCTTTATCAACTCGTTCTTCTTCATCGTCTTTGTATTTACCATCAAGTATCTTATCTTCTGGTACGGCTGAAACATAAGCCATAATCATTGATTGTACTTCATCAGGCTCAAGCTCAGTAGAAATAAATAATGTAGGCTCGTTACAATTCGTTTTAACCCATTGTTTTGTATCTGTGTCATATATTTCTGGAATAGAAATACAACACGCATCACCTACTGAAATTCTTGTTTTACCGAAACCTGAAGGAGCAGTTTTGAGATATAATTTTTTTAATCTTCTGCCTCGACAAATAGTAGTCATTTTTTTACTTGCCATTGGCATACCCATCTCTGGTAATTGTTTATACCTTTCTTTCTGCTCTCTCATACCCTTAGCTGCTTGACAGCCTGTGCTTTGAGAAGCGTTTGAATATTCGTGTTTTAGTTGAATTAATGACTTCTCATATAAATCAAAAATATCGTCAACTGTATAGCTATCAAACTTTTCTTGCATTTTGGAGTTGTCTGATAGATTGATAATATCCTCATCATAAATAGAAGAAGTATCAAAACCTTTTTCTTCTAATTGATTTAATAAACTGAACTTTTTAAGCGTTTTGTAGTAATATTCAAAATTCTCAACATCTGCTATTTGTTTTGCATTGGCTAAATAATCTAAGCCATCATTATCTGTAAAGACTTTGTGTTGCTTAGGATATTTTGATAAAAAATCATCTATTGATATTTCTGTTAATTTCTGAATACCATTGCGAATTAAGTTATCCATAGCACCAAACACTATTTTATGAAAACGCTCTGGAAAATCTTTATCTGTTAAAGAATAGTTTTCATCAATGATTAATGAAGGATTTTGTAAGATAGAACCTAGCACTTGTATAATTGATAGTTTATCTTTCTTCATTCTTCCCTCTTATTCCTTATAATTTACTTATATCTACACAACCACCTAAAGATGTATCAGGTGGTTGTATTTTTACTTGTTTGGTATGGTTCTCAATGTGTGTTTTACTATTAACGATATTTACTTGGTAGGCGTTATAATAAAAATTTTTAGCTTCTTCGTACACATATGGAACAATACCAATGGTTACTTTAGGTGGAACAGGATTGTTACTAAGGTCATAAAAATAAACAAGTGTTTTATAAATACCGTTATAGGTGTAATTATAATTTGTTGTATATTCAACGATTTGCTTTTCAATTAAGAATGACACTCTATCAATTTGGAATAAATCGCATATATATTCTTTTAATTGATTGATTTGTTCTTCATCTTGATTGTTATTACTATTTTTTAATTTAGTAAAATTAATTGCTTTTTTCCTATTCTCTGCTTCAATTAAACCTAGTTGTAATTGATAACAGTCGTTATGATATGACTTCTTGCGTAAAGTCTTATATCTTATATCTGTAATAGGTTTATTACAATATGCACAAATCATTCATTCCACCTCTTTGATTTATAAATTATAAAGATTTAAGTTCTTCAAGAATTAAAGATAACTGTTGCATTTGTGACTTAGTTGCTTCTGATACCTTCTTATCCTTACCTAGATATTCTTCAACAATATCAAAGTATTCTTCCATTCGACCTTCATCGTTCATCTTCTGAGCGATTTCGCCTATTTCATTACGAACTTCGTCAAAAGAAAGCTCTGACTTCTGCTTGTATGCTTCCTGTTGAGTATCAAAATCAACAGTAGTAAACTTTTCTGCTTCTGCCTGTTTTCTAACTGCGTTCTTAATTGCTTCCTGTAGATTCTTCGCACTAAACTCTTTAATACAAGCTGGTAGGTAGTCAAAACGAGAACCAGCGTGGTACTTCTTTGTCTGTGTTAGATATAGAGATGACATAGTCTTATCTCCGTTGTCACTAGGGTCATTAACGGCAGCGTAACCAATAATATCTACAAGGTCACAAATAGGGTCGATAATTCGCTTGTCACCCTTTGGATAAATCTTACTGTACTGGTTGCCATCTTCATCAACAAAATCTCTTGTGGTATCGTGAGCAATAAATACAACACTTAAACCAACAGATGTAAGTAGGTTTAACCATTTTGCAAATTCATCTTCGTATTCTTTCCATAGACCGTAACCACCATTACCATCATTGATTCTGTCAACACCGTACTTTTCGCACACATACTGTCGGCATTGATTACCCATAATATCGGCTGTATCAATAATGATTGTTTGATAATTTGACATTACCCTTTCCTTATTCTTAGGATTTGTAAACTGCTTTACAATTGAAATAAAGTCACTAAACTTCTGAATGGAAGCAAAAGGAATATTTGAAATACCATTGATGCCTCGTTCAAATGCTAGATAGTATGGCTTGTCAAATCTACAAGCCTGATATGTTTTACCTGTACGGTTTGTACCATACAATAGCATTGTCTTTCCTCTCATATCTTCTGAAACCTGTGAAATTTCTGGATTAAAAATATCAATTCCCATTATGTACTACCCCCTTAATTACCAATTCTTTGCAAATGACTTTTTAGCTTCGCTAACTGCTGATGACTTTGTCTGCTTGTTATTCTGCTTATTTTGACCTCTCTGGAATAGGCTAGGTAGGTATTCTGTTTCTCTTGTAGTACAAGCATTTTTAATATCAGATACCTTGAAAGCCTTTGGGTCATCTTCATCCAACTGGTCATCACCACCAGTAATAAGCATTTCATTTACATAAGTAGTGTGAGATTTTGTCATATCCTTGCCAAAACCATTTTTCTTTTCAATCTTTGTAATCGCAGTTGAAATTAAATCACCCCAAATTTCACCAGTTCTCTTTGTTTCAAAATTGTTAAGGATATATTCAGATGTATCTTCATCTGTCACAAACTCAACAGGAATAATAGTGCCATTGAACTGTGCAATATAGCCACTTACCTTAACTCTACCTGTTTCTTCATCGCCCTTAATTTCTGGTGTAATCTTGTCATAATAAATAACGACATCAAATTCAGCCTTAGGTCTGTACTTATCTTCGTCAACACGTCTAAAGAAATTTGCAGTAATCTGAGGATAGCTAATTAGTTTGCCGTTTTTGCAATATTCCATTCTGGAAATCTTACCTGAAACTTCTACTTTTGTAGCCTCAACCTCTGCTTTACTTTCTGCTTCGCTAGGTGTTATATTTGGATATTTCTCTTTATTTGAATATTCCTTTAGTAACTGAGCTTTTGATACATATTCATTCATTACAGTAACTAAGCCTGTATATACTTTGCTTGGTTCGCCATTGCTTTTAAGTTCCTTTGAATAAACAAAAACCTTATGTGAGCTGTTTTTGTCTGTCTGAATGTCGATAGTGCCAGTAATATATGTAACGCCCTTATCGTCTTTCTTGATTTCTAAATTCTTTTCTTTCACAAAACCTACAATGTTTACTTCATTAAGTGCTTCTTTTAATTCGTTTGTATTTGTATTTGTCATTTTTTTACCTCTGTCTTTCGTTTTAAAACTATTTTTTTGATAACCTTTGCATTGCTTAGGTTTGAACATAGTTTTGTAACCGTTGTTGTCCACAAAACTATTAATTGAAATGTTAGACTTTAAACACTTCTCTTTTTTAAAATCCAAATATTTACACCCATTACAGGTATATAAAGTTCCTACCACATAGGCACTCACCCACTTTCATTCCTTTCGCTTATGGTTTTACAAACTGCTGAATTTGTGAGTAAATATCTTTCTCACAAAGACAGTAAAGTTTGTTATAATCAATAGAATTGAAAGTATCTGTATGCTTTGAAGCAACTTGAAATAGAGTGATTGACCCTAACAGGCTTTTTGCTGATACTCTCCAATCCATACCATCTTCTGTTACACCAGTTAAAACAACTGGCACATCAATCTGGTTTGTAATTCGTACAAAATCTAAAATATCTTGTGTAGTCACTAGTTGAAGTTGATATTTGTATCTATCAACCCCATCAATATCAAAAATCACTGGCATTAATTTCACCACCTTTCGGAGTAACTCATAAATTGCAATCCATTAACGCAAAAAAATATAGTATTTCTGTTAGTAACTCATAAATTGCAATTCGCTATTGTAAAAAAATAAAAACATAATTTTATTTAGTTTTAGTTACTTCAATATCATTAAATAATCTATCTAGTGCAATTTCAAAAGCACCAATTCCTGAAAAGAAACTTCCCACTTTTAAGTTATCAAATAAATAAGGCATTGCTTTATATAATTCTTTATATATGTAATATAAAACATTCGTTACAATGGAGTTCCCAGATTGTTTGTAGAGTTGGCTATTTGATATCTTGGATTCACTTTCAGCCTTTCTCATCATTGCTAGATGATTGTCAGGTTCATATTCCTTGATTAACTTTTTTGCAGTTTCTCTGCTACCAAGTTTTGCTGAAAGAAAATCTTCATCCGAAAATCCCATCAGCCTCCAACATTCAAGTGGTGTTAATTTTCTAATTCTATAACAATTTTTATCGTTTTTTGGTATCTTAACTATAATCTTTGGTTCTAACCCACCACCAGCAACGGTATTCAAACTAGGTGCTATACCTTCAATAGAGTAAATTCTACCTCTTTGTGGATTTTTAAAATTACCTGTCTTAACAATATTCCCTATTTGTTTTATATTGTTTGTCATATTTTCTCCCATTTGATGTCTGTTTATACTTTTTCCTCTGCTTCCGTTCTGACAGTATTAGAAATTTCTTTGTCTAATTTGCCACTACTTATTAAATCGTCAATCAGTTTCTGGGCTTTTTCATTGTTTACATAGTATTTTTCGTCAACCTCAGCTTCAAGCATATCTTTTAGCCTTTTGCCACTATCAAAACCTTTTGGAAATTCAAATTTGCCATTATCTAAATTTTTTTGAATAAGTATCAAATATACTCTTTCACGATTTTGTGGAATACCGTAATCTTTAGCATTTAAAACTTTATAATAGGTGTTATAGCCATATTCGTTAAGTTCGCTGATAAACATATCAAAAGTTTCTTTGAATTTTTTACCTACAATATTCTTAACATTTTCGTAGATACCCCACTTTGGTTTCTTCTCTCTAACAATTCTTAGCCATTCCACAAGTAAAGAACTTCTAGTCTTATCAAGGTTTTCACTACCACAATTTGGACATTTATGTCTTTCAGAATAGTGTACTGTTAGTGGATTGTACTCGTGGTTGCAATCGTTACATATCCATTTACTACCCTTTTGGTTTCCAGCTACTGAAAAATCCTGACAAGGACTACCACCACAAATCATATCGAAGTCGGCAATTTTCTTTTCGTCAACTTGCGTAATATCACCTAGGTTTAAACTTTTATCTATATTATGTATTGCACAGTAACTTGTTTCAGCAAACTTATCAAATTCACAAAAATTAATTAGTTCCCACTGCCTCTTTAAATTTGTAGTTTTACTTATATTATTCAATTTAAACTTCTTTCTTTTAATAAAATTAACTTTTTATTTTGAATTACCCTTGTAAAAATCACATTGCCTTAATTTATCTTTTGATTTGATCTCAGATGATTTAGGAATTGATTTTATTTTATGATTACTGCGTTCAATCCAACAATAATCGTATAAATCCTTATATTTGTCGGTATAGCAATATTTTTCATATTTCTTTTTCATAATAAAATACCAACAATTAGTTCCGTGAACTTTATTACCTTGCTCGTCAAAACAATACGAATAATATATACCATAATATTTATTAATATATTTTAATCTAAGTGGCTTATAAATATATTTAATAAATGTTCCTATAATCCCAAACATTATAAGCGTGATAAACCCCATTGAAAAATATACAATAACATCTTCACTCATATATCCATTATCGCAACAAGCAGTAAGGATAAAACTAATAATATTTATTGCTATTATTGTAATTAGAGCCGTTAAAATAATTGTTAAGACCATATTAATCACCTAGTTCTTGCATTGCTTTTATAAAATTTCTTTCGTTTCAATCGTCTTTTATTTAAAATAGCAGATTTTTTAATATATGTTATTTCAATTTTATCTGGGTTATATTCAATCCATTGTTGCGAATCATCATCTTTATGATAGCAATATTTTTCATACTTGCCTTTCATAAAAAACACACCTAGACTCTTTGTTACAACCCCTTTTCTATTTTTATAAAATAAAAAATATGAATTATAATACTTGTTAAGGTATTTCAACCTAAGTGGCTTATAAACATATCTATAAATAGGATGCGTAATACCATAAGCTAGGAGTAAAACAAAAGTCATTGAAAACCATTCGGTGTATATGCTATTCACTCGGTCAACAATAAAAACAACAATATTAAAAACTGCTATTGTGATTAAGACTGTTAAAATAATTGTTAACATCATATTAATCACCTAATTCTTTCATTATTTTTGTATTACAATAATCTTTAATTTGTTTATTAAGTTTGTGGCAGTCAGTTTGAATATTTTTAATAAACTTCACTTCATAGCCTTGTCTTTTAAAGATGTCGGCTATTAACTTAGATAAATACTCAGGATATAAAATGTGAATTTCCACCTCATAAGATGGTTCTGGAATTATAGATATTATTTTGCTAACTAAGCCTTCAACACTCTCGTCATTGCATAGCGTACAATAAAATGAATTTACTGTATCTGTTTCTTGTGGTGTTGTTTGATAAATAGTTCTTACAAAACCAACATTATATGTAGTTTCATTATCATCATTACTATCTACTAATACATCAGCTATTAATAATACTTCTTTCATTTATTACCTCGTTTGTTAATTAATTTTTTATTCATAAGGTACATTAATATAATCAAGTACCTCTTTCATACCTAGCCCACCTTTATCAGTAGGCTTCATACAAAATTCCCATATTTTAGGGTGCGTTTCTTTTAGTCTTTGAAATCTATTTGGTTCTTTTTCAAGATGGCATCCAAAGACACAGAACATACATCCACTCCTATCTACACCTGTTGTGTAATATTCTCCCCTCTCATTTTGTTTTATCTCGCCATAAATTGGTGCATACTCTAGCCCAAATTCCTTTATGTAATGTAATATGTCTTGTTCAGTCCAAAATGACAAAGGCATTGATTTAGGTCTGTCACCATCAAAGATATTACAGCCTGTTTGTAACCAGCCATTCTTTCTCATTCTACTTTCACAAGCCATTGTTCCGATGAAAGGATATGTACCAGTTTCTTTTGTGTACTGTTTAGAGGGCTTTTTCTTCATAATGTCGCAACATCTATTAGAAATCTTAAATGGAGCGTCTAATAAATATTGATATTTAATATATGTTTCTCCCCAATTCTTTCCGTACTTTTTGGTTTTCTCTCGTACCCTATCTGAATTAATATCAAACAATTGAGCAACCCTACCATCAGGTTTATGCTTTGCAGTTTCAACCATTTTAGATACTTCTTTACTAATAATAGGATAACCACATTCTTTAATAACTCTCTTAAAGTTCATTTCTGGTTTTAACCAAACTACATTATCTACTGTTTTAACAAACTCTCTTAACTCTGGATATTCAAGTCCAGTATCAACAAAAACGGCTGGACTATCTGGGAATACCCTACGAACTAAATCTAATAGTACAGTAGAGTCTTTGCCACCAGAGAATGAAGTGTAGATTTTATTCTCCATTTTTAGTCCAAATTCAGAAATTCTAGTCAGCGACACTTGAATTTTTCGTTCTAATGACCAATTTTGCATAATTTTTAAATCTTCGTTTGTGTATTTTGCCTTTGGTCTTTCCGACATTTTCTCATTCCTTTCTTTTAAAGAATTATAAATAAACAATTTAGGTTGTTTTATAAATAAAATCTACATTTTAACATCTGTATATTTATCTTTAAAGTTGTAAATTTTAAATCCATTTGTCAACCAATAATCAAGTCTTTCTTGTGTACACTCAACATAATCTATACGCTTTACCTGTGTAAGACTTCTATACATCAACTCGCCCATAGTATGAAAAATATCTTTTGTATTTACACCAAAAATAACTAATTCATCATCATTATCAATGATAGAATATTGGCGAACATATAACAAATGTGAATAAGGTAATTTACTATTCATTATTTATCACCTTACTCATACCATTCTGTTTCACTATCAACACCACAAGTAAGTGGTTTTACTGCTAACAATGAATCAAACCCTTTAACTTCTCCAAGTGTTGGATTTAATACAAATGTAGTAAAGGCTCTTGACTTATCCACGCCCTCAACTTCAACCACTTCTAATATACTTGTCCAAGTTATGGGTAACTCATTTGGTGGATTGCAAAATACAAATAATTCGCCTTTGTTTAAGTCGCCTAACATCTTAGGCTTTTCTCTAGGTAAATGTTCTAGTTTATTCATTTAACAATACCTCTCAATCATAAAGATAATTAGTAATTACATAATCTGATAATTCCTTTTTATCTTTGAAAATTCTATTGCAGCTTAACCACAACCAAGGGTGAAGTTCATCACTACATCTATGTAAACCTAAAATCGGAATTTTATTATCATAAGCTATCGCCATTTCCATAGCTGTTCCGATTGATTTAGGATAATTAAGATTAACGATTACTAAGTCAGACTTATGTAATCTTTCTATTTCAAACTCCATAACTTCTCTTTCTGTCAAGTGATTATTTGTACTTGGTGAGAAGTGCTTGGGAGGATTAAAGAACCTAACAGGTCTTGTAGTATTGCTCTTAATCAATTCAATAAGTTCATTTCTCCACTTTAATTGTTTATCTAATGTAAAACCTGTTAAAGCCCCAGATAAATAAATATTAAACTCATTCATACTCATATTCCTCATAATCTTGCATATTCTAAAATCCAATCAATTAAACAATCTTCAATATCTTCAAACTTGTCCATAAATATTCTTAAATTGGGTATTTTCCTAATCGTAACTTCGGACACTAATTTACCTGTTGTGTTGTTATAAATTTGCAACAACCCAGAAGATAAAATACCGTCTATTAACCAATTTTGTTCAATGAAATTATAAGAATATAGATTTCTTATCAATACATCTAATTCAGTTGTAGAACAAACAGGATAAATAACCTGAATATCACCCAAGTGCATAATTTCTTTTCTATTTAAAACGAAAACCATACCATTAGTAACTCTTCTGATTTCTTCTACTCGTTCCATATCTCGTCTATCTCTTTCAGCTTCATAATCGATGTCAGCTTTGTCCATATCTAATATCCAACTTGACAATCAATCACCGCCTTTCTTACATAAGAATAGTTTTTCAGTTGCTTAGTAATATGAGATTTTGAAGCCATATAAACCATTTACCAAAACTCCCTTCTTTCCTTCTGTTCTAATTTTCTTTTATCATAAGGAGAATAATCAGAGATTGTTTGCAACCCATCCCAACCATCTTCTGCTAGACTTATTTCATAAGTATTACCAACTTTACGAAACAAAATAGCATCAGCTCGGCTTTTTCATTTTCCATATAAGTTAAAAACATAAATGGACGGTCGTTTGTGTCAATAAGAGTAATAGCTCTCGACAAGTCTGGGTAAATGTCATAATAATTGGTTTTACAATTTTGTTCACTAGGAGCTATAACAATATTGTTATTGTAGGTAGTAATTATTACTAAATCTTCATTTTCAAAGCCATATTTCTCAAACATTATTTTTCACCTCTCTTGTATAAAATTCATATTTTATTTTCTCTTTGTTTCGTCATCTTCTATTGCTTTATAAAATTCGCTACCCTTGATTTCTTTTAAGCCTGATGGTGCTTTAAAATCTTTATCCATACTAAAAGAACAATAAATAGTATCGTTTATTTTAAAAAGTCTAGATGAACACTTACCTTCAAGCACATTAAAATACAACGGTAAATAAGGTCTGTAAATAACTTTGCTCAAATTATTTGCTTTACATAACTCTACCCATTTTTGATTTAATGGTGAGTTAATTTTAAATTTGCCAAGTTCACTTTTTAAAAATGAATTTTCAAAATTCTTATAATCTTGTCCTTTAGGATTAATCCATAATCTTTTAGTGCTTAAATAAAATTCATCAGCTTCAATATTATTTTCTTTAGCAAAATTTTCAAATAAACTCGTAAATTTTTTAGAAAATGCTAAGTACTCTAAATAATCTTTAGCTAGGGTTGAATCTTTCTCAACTATATAAAACTTTTCCATACTTTTCTCCTAAATTTAATAGTTAGTAATTAATACTTCTTGTGTGTTGGCATTACCTTTACCACAAACCGAGTATGTCATACCATCAAAATAATGTACATTAAAATTATTTTTCTGCACCCATTTGAAAAATAGGACTTATGATAACTTCATTATTCATCTACAACCTCACTATCAAGAGGCTCAATAATTTCTTGCCCCATTACTTCTTCTAGTTGAACAATATCATTTAATAGGACATCATCATCAGTTCTAATCATTTCCTTTGAGTCTTTATATACAATCGGAACAAAATAAGTAACTAATCCAACTAGAACTGGAATTAAGTAAAAGCCTGTTTTATTGATATGTAGTGCTATTGATAAGACAAAAGTCACTAAGCAACTAATAGCAATAATACAAATTTGAATGTCTTTAGTTTTTATAGTTTTTGTTTTCTTCATTTTTAATCTATCCACCTTACTATTGATTCACCACTAAACCCATCTTGCCACACGAACCAAGCGTGACACATTGTAGTGCTTCTATGTTTACCATCATCATCAAATTCTTCTCCATTTCTCCAAGTACCCATACGCTTTCTAAATACATAAATGTATTTAGGTGGATACTTATCAAACATTGGTTTCCTTTTTATTCCTTCTAAAAATTGAATTTTAAGAAACATAATCAAATAACCGTCTTTATTTAACATTGACATTGACTTATTGACAAACTCTTTACCCAAAGAATAGGGTGGATTTGTCATTATTAAATCAAATTTCTCGTCACTGTCATATGTTAAATAATCTACTGCATCTGTATTAGGATAACCTCTATCAACAATGTCGATAAATTTTGTTGTATTAGGTTTTAAGATATTAATTACTTCATCTGCAATATTGCCCCCTCCTACACAAGGCTCTAAAAAAGAATTTATCCGTTTGTTTATTGCAAAATTGTCAAACAATTGTTTTACTGCTTTAGGGTCGGTAGCATAATAGTCATTATCAACCCTGCCTAATGAACTGTTACTACCAACTAATTTTGTACCTGATAACTTAATATTTATCACTCCTTTTTATCAATAACTCATAAATTGCAATCAGATAGAGTAAAAAAATATACTTTGCCCCTATACTTGATAGCAAGTATATCATAATAACTCATAAATTGCAATTCATTGTTGTAAAAAAAATAAATCAAAAATTTATATCAAATGTAAGATAATTCCTACTTGCAATATAATCACATAAATGAACAAACTCTTGAAGTTTGGTTTTTGGCTTTTCTGCAATTACATTGCCATCTCTATCCATATTCCATTGTCCTGAGTGTGTTTCAATGCACATAGCAATCTTAAACAATCGCTTGTCAAATATGAAAATCTCTAGATATTGAAGTATCTTCTTACTCATATCAAGTGGATGAGTGACTTTAGTATGACCACTTACAGTACCATCTTCATTAAAAGTAACATCTTCATCATATTTTGCACCATCGTGAAGAATTAAAGAAGAAATAATAATATCTTTATCTTCATCATTAAAACCCCACTGTTCTAAATTCATTAAATCTTTGGCGATTTGTACACACTTCTTAGTATGTCTTACCAATCCTTGATAGCCATTGTCCTGAGGATTATGATACTTGCCTGTTGATGAACTAGGTAGATAAAAGAAATTACTTTTTAAATCATTATATAGAACGAACCTTACAAAATCTTTAAGGTCTTTATCTTTAATAAGGTTTAATTCGTTTTCAAATAATTCATATCTTTCTTTGTCGCTAAAATATGTTTGCATATTTTGTTCCCCTTTCTTTACAATATATATTATAACTCACAAATTGCAATGTGTCAAGGTAAAAAAATAAAATTTATTTAATTTTTTTAATGCTCACAATACTTTGAATTACCTCAATCATATCAAATACATTTAAGACAAAGCCTCTGCTATATTTGTCAAAATATAGTTTATTATATCCTATTAAACCATATTCTTCTAAAGCTATAATCGCTACTAGGTCGCCATAATAAAGAATATCGCCAATAGAAAATTCAATTTTGTATTTTCCATTACCTTTGTCCTCGATTTTGTATGTATAAGGATATTCACCTTCTTTGGTTTCAGACACTTCTTTAATAAGGAAATAAAGGTAGTTGGCAACTACATCTTTGTTCGTAATATCTTTCGTATCAAATTCAATGGCATACCTATCTTCTTCAACCTGAGCATAAAAATCCATTGAGTAGTCACATACATTAGCATCTTCAATTCTTTTTAATAGTTTGTTTACTGTATAATTCATATTCCTCTCCTCTTTGTGTTTACAAATTTACTTAATTGATTACTTACTTTACACTTAACTTTCTTCTGAGTGCTTCTACACGCAATCAAATATGTACAGTAGCCATCAATTAAATTATAATGTTTATCAATGATAATTGGTGGTAAGCTATCAAAACCATCTAACCATAAAGTAAACAGCTTATCTTTCATCTTTTCTTTCTTTGGTGGCTTTACCTCAAAGCACTTTGGTACTTTAATTTTCCTAGTTTTCATTAAATCTCTCCTATATAAAACCATTATTTTATTGCTCGTAACATTCCTTAAATAAAGGGTCGTTGCTTCTACTTTTAAGGTATTTATACTCTTTGTCTAACTTTTCATAAAGATAATACTTCCTATCTCTATCAACAGTAACGATGTAGGTCTTACCCTTGTCATTAATATAAGTCAACCTAACAGTTTCACCTTTAGGTATTTTCTTAATTATACTATCTTTTTTAGCCATTTAACATCAACCAGTTTCCTAAAATAAATGTTGTTGCAACCAATGAAGTGACAGCCCCTAATACACAAGTCAAAGTATAGTAGTAAGCATTAGTTATTTTTCTCGGTCTTAATGCAACCATAAGTAAGCTATAACAGCTTACAATAATAGATAAAATACCTATAATAATATATAGCAATTTCAATATATCACCTCTTAAATGCAAAGCTCTTTAGGGATATACTCACCCTGAACTTTCTTTGTACAACTTTCTACAGGACAACCCCTTAGTTTGCCTGTTGTATAACAATAATTACAACCTTTGATAGTAGGCATAATATTGCCATAAAATTTACAACCCTCACAATTTGGTCTGTTATTCATTCAATCATCTCCTCGGCTTTAATTACTATGCTTAACATTTGTACTCCAAATATAATCCAAGAAATGACCCAGCAAGCCATTGGAATTGTAACGGCATTTGCACTCATAATAAAAAGTGCAATTATCCAAATAATAGACAACACTTGTTTTACCTCACTTTTTCTTTACTAGTTTATTCCAACAATCAATACACGCTTGATTAGTAGATTGATAATTACCATTACAATACAGTGTCAATCCTAACACGCTAGGACAAAAGTCAGGAACGCCGTCCTTTATAGAAGCATTCGGATACTTCTTTAATAACTCTGTCATAATTGTGCGTGGTGGGTTTGCATTGCTCCAATCTTGCACGATTCTAATTGCTCGTTCTGGGTCTGCTTCTTCAATGCTTTTTGAAATACATCCTTGTCTAGTTTTGAATGCACAGAAACGACATTTTTTCTTTTTAAGTGACTCACACATTCGTTTCCTTTCGTGTATGTAGTTTTTTGTTTTACTACAATCAATCATTTTTTTACCTCACTTTCTATAGGTGAGTTCCAACAATCTTGACAGTTTGTGGAACACTCGTTAAATTCTTTTTTGGTCATATATCCTAAATAATATGGACATATCCCACTAGGAATACCATTAGTAAGTGGAGCGTTTGGGTGCTTATCAAGAAAATCAGTTAAATATGTTTCCTTTGGATGTTCATTAGACCATCTCTGTATAATCTCGACAGTTTTGTCAGGATAACACATTTCAAAAACACTGCAAGATTTATTCTTGCCATTTAATTTTGAACTTAAAGGACATTCAAGACAATCATTTTCGCCACACATTCTTCGCTTTTCCCTGAAATAGTTTGTGGTTAGTTTACAATCAATCATTTTTGTCACCTCACTAAAACTTTAAATTCGCGGTAGTGTAATTTTCCTTTTAATTCGTCAATGCTTATAAGCACTTCGCCTTTTCTGAAAAAATCACACTCATTTTTAAGTTCATCAAAGAATGGGTATTCTGCTTTAAGGTCGCCTCTAAATTCTTCCAGTTCTTTCCTCGTGTATCTTTCGCACTTGTCAATTTGGCAAGTATATCCACCAAAAGACCTTTTTTCTCTGTTATCCGTAAGACTTCCCCAAAAAAGCAAGGCGTCTTTTAATATCGCCGTATGCTCATTGCATACAATGACATATTTTCTTTCACTGTTGACATTCATTTAATCACCCCTAATTATTTACAATAGGCTTCTAACTCAGATGTTATCTCGTCAAGAAAATAAACATACACTGACTTAGTAAACTGTTCTTCAAATTCATCAACAGTTTCGTCAATAACTATTGCAAATTTATAACCTTGAAAATGTGAGAAAAGCCATTCGTGAATATCCTCTAATTTGACATTTTTGCCCTTGAAAATAATAGGGTATCTGCCAAATCTGTCTGTAACATCTTGTATAACTTTCATACTTATTCACCAACCTTTTCCGACATTTTTGCACCGCAGTTGGAGCAAAAGTTCTTGTGGTTAAATTCAATCATATTTTGACTGAACATACCATTACAGACAGAGCATCTATATCTTATTGCTCCACAACTAAGATACTCTTTAATCCACTTACCGTGTCTGACCTCCTGCACATCAGCAGTAGGTGCGTTAATTACTGCACTTGCAAAGACTTTTTGCTCAGGATAAAATTCTCTTGCCCATTTAAGTAATCCGTTCCGCTCTATGTATTCAGCCATTGTTTTCACGCTCCTTTAATGCCTGTTCGGCTTCTTCATGGGTCAGAAATATCTTTTCACCAAGAAATTCTGTATCAACAAGGATTTTGTATCCACACAATTCAATTTGAAAAGCTGTACGATATTTATCAATATGAAATCCAACGATTTCACACACTTCATACTTTTTGTAATTACTATCACTAAAAAAATAATAAACTTTATCTCCCACTTTACAAGGTAACTCCGCAAATCTGTTGCGGTCTTCGAAGTGTGGGCAATCTCTTATTTCCGTACATTCGGGTATACCCTCAACTTGTGTGCGATAACATACTTTACAACTTAAACAATCCTTACAACTTGCCATTGTCATCCCTCCTGTTCCAAGCATTTATTGCTTCTTCTCTTGTTTCAGAATAATTGCCAAGGCTTGCACCACAATCATCATCTTTACAAACTACAACATATTTTTTATTACTCTCATTTGGTATTTTAAGAACCCAAGATTTGCCACCACAAAAAGGACAAGGCTTTAGTTCTACTTTACTCATCGTCATCCCTCCTGTTCTCGCTCAAATTTTAATTCCAATTCATCAATCACACACAACCTTACCACTCCAATCTAAAGCCTGTCCACACCATTTACAATAAGCATTTATAACGCCATTATCTTTGCCACTATCCATAGTTATTTCACCACACCGAGGGCATCTCTTAAAAGTTGAACTGTAACAACTTGGCATCACTTTCTTGGGTGTTTGTTTTGCAACAACATCTCTAATAGTTTCCATTGCTTCTTCGATAACCCCACTAGTAAAAGGCATTTCATCTTCAATGATTTCAAGTGCTTCATTAATTTCCATCTTCTTCAAACTACTTTGCTTTGTCAGTTTCAAAATCTATCGCAATATCGTAAATTTTGCCTGTTAAATCAATCGTTCTCACTGTCTTCGGTAATATACCCGTTTGCTTCTGCAACACCGTTGTCAATGCTTCTTAACTGTTTGATGATAGTATCATTCTGTTTATTAATATCCTTTAACAGTTTGATAACCTCTTTCATATATTTATCCATTCGTAAATGAAATTCCATTTAATCACCTCATTTCAAATATTTACCTTCTTTAAACGCCTTACTAGCTCTTTTAAAATTTCAAGCACTCTAGCATTGTTTCGTAAGTCATCTTGTTAATCTCAGCATCAGTTTTGCCTAGTCTAATACCTTTTGGTAACACTGAATTGTTCCTAACAATTAGGAAAAAAGCAATTTACATTTTTTTAAGTTCTTCGTAAGGTAATTCAAACTCATATTGTTTACACTCAGCAATTGTATTATAAATATCAACATCACTCATACCGTCATCAGGAAAACCTGCATCATTTTCAATTGAATAACAATTTTCTTTTACCTTCTTTTCCAGTTCATCAACCTTAATAAACTTAGCCATTTTCATTACTCCAATCTAACCTCTGTCCACAGTTAGGACAGAAACTCCATTTACTACCATTACCACAATAATAATCTAAGCCAGCAAAATGTTCATAACAATGTGGACAATCTATATATTTGATTTTAGTTTTATCACTTATTGCCATAGTTATCTCCACCTTCTTTGGCTCATTTCTTTTTAGCAAATCAGTGAGAGTGTTATACTCTTTCTCAGTATCACAATCAATTTTGACTGTTTTATATGGTTTATATTTCCCCTTCTCTTCATTATAAATAAATTGATATTTTTGTACTGGCATTACTTACTACCTCCAAATTACTAAATAAATTATTTTATTACTATATTAATATATTAGCAGAACTAATATTTCTTATAATTTATTTATTCTCTTCTAACTACTCTTCGTCCCTATTCTTCATAATCTATCGTTTCCCAATTCAATTTCTGTCCACATTGAGGACAGAAATACCACTTGTTACCACTGTGACAATAATAGTTACTACCAAAATCTTCTCCACAGGTTGGACAAAGTCTTTCATAATCATAAAATTTATATGATGCTACATTTTTAGCTTCTGTTTTTTCTCTGTGATATTTTAATTCCCTTAACCACTCAATTAATTGAAAATGCCTATTTGCAGCTTCATAATTTCTATTACGTCTTTCTGTAATTTCAACTCCTACATAATGATTAATTGCTTCTTCTAATGTCATCTTTTTTAAGCTCATACATTTCCCTCCTTTTCAACAATAAAACTTGGATTTTATTTTCTGCCTTTTTATTTTATAAATAATATCTTTTGTTTTTAACTTTAATATATCTGCCCTTTTTATTGAAATAACAAACTTTACTCACTATCATTTTTTCATAGTAATTATCATTGTATTCCAATGTAATAGATGTACCATAATCCTCTCTGACAACACCACAAGAAAGTATAATAGGTGTATCTTTGATATATTTTTTTACACAATTCGCACAGTACATATAAGTTTCAAGATTTGTTGTAACAATATCAAATCTACCAAGAGATTTACCACATTCCTCACAAAACAATTCAGCATATCTATATGATAAATAATCTGTGCTTTTAGCCCAAGTTCGACCACTTTTATTAAGTTTATCTAATTCCGACTTCCATAATTCCATAACTTAAATACTCCAATCACTTTGTCACATAACAAATTTGATAATATTTATTAGACATATTATCATTTCTCCTTTAATTTTTTAACATATTTCCTTAATTTTGAATAACATTGATTACAAACCTCTAAATGTTGATATGAAGTTTTGCCATATATCCTGTGCATTAAAGCCCTTCTTAAATCATAATGGCACTCTGGTTCATCAACTTCTAATCTATGCACCTTAGAATTTTTAATTTCTCTATTACAAATATCACAAATATATACATATTTAGTTGCCATTAAAATCACTACCATCCTCATTTGTATTTAGATTTTGAATAACTATACTATTGTCGCCTTTGACCTTACTTTTGTTAATATTATATTTTTTATTAGTAAAATGGTCGTAGATAAGACCACCAATATATCCAGTCACAAACCCTATAACAAGACCGATAACGGCTTTCATAATAAGTTCAATTATCATTATTCTTCTTTCACCCCATAACTACAAAAGTCATTATCATTCATCTGAAAGTTCATAAATGTTCTACAACAACATTTACCAATTAATACTTGTTCTTTATAATATTTACAATCCTTACACCTAACAATATCTAACTTAGCCAATCCTTTAATCGCTTCAACAGGTACGGCTTGTGTATCATCTTCCCAACCGCCTTCATCAAGTAATCTTACATTTTGACGAAGTTTTAATAAATCGTCTAAATTTACCCATTTACTCATTATCTGCCCCTTTCTTTATATCCATCTCGTTTATCTTCTTTGTAATCTTCAATTCTTGAAATTACTAATTTAGCACCATTAACTTGTCCATTAAGATATGGACTGGCTGCTTTACCAGAAAAGATTACTGTATCTTCTAAATACTTTAGTAATTTGTCTTTGTCTATGTACTCAGACACTATGTATCACCTCTATTATTTCTTAATAAATATATCGCCTTATTAATCACTCTAGCTGGAAATTCTAAAAATGCACCACTACTTCCATCCCAATCTTTAAACAATTCATAATCTACTATTTGTTTTGAAATTTCTGGATAGTCTTTTTGTAGTTGTTGTAATTCCATAGCCCATTTACTCCAAGTATTATCATCAATAATGTTGTCATTAAGTTGATAATAAATGTAGCTATGAACTAACATTTGTTCTCTTCGTCTATGTATTAATTCGGCAATTTGCTTGTTTTCATTCATTTGTTTCGTCATTTTTATAAGTAACAATACCTCCTTCGTCCTCTTTATGTTTTATAATTCTTACTAAATCAATCCACCAATATTTTTCTAATTCCTCTACAATATTTTCGATTAAACGCCTATCTTTTTTATCAATATCTTCTTCACTTATAATGTGATGGTGTATTCTCCAAGTATCTTCATCGAACCAGTCGTACTCGAACTGAGGAGGAATAGTAGTATTTTGACCCTTAAAATTGTCATACACTTCTCTAACTATAAACAAGCTTCCGTACTTTATAACGGACTCTATAAAACAAATTCTATTACATTTGTTAAATTCAAATTGTATAAAATACAAATATGTATTTAATTTTAAGTTATGTATTAAATAACCTTTTTTGTTACAATAATTAATAACATAACAAGCCACATTCATTGCTGAGTAAATATATAAATATCCCATTGCTCCACCTTGTTTTTTTACTAATACTCACCTATTAATAAAATCTTAATTTTATTTTACTTTTTAATAGTTTTAAGAACTTCTTCGGCTTCTTCTCTTGTAAAAAACACATTACGAACATCGAACTCTCGACCAGTAGTTACTAAAAATGTTGTATTATCCGTAACATAAATATCTTCAATGAAATAAATATTAATAGCTTCGCCATCAAACACCTGACAAGGCTCTATGGTATAAAAAACATCACCTTTATGCAAAATTTTTTTACTACGATTTAATAAGGTTGTTTTAGGAACAGAATCAACAGTATTATAATTATCAGATGGATTTAACAACATACCTAGTAAAATTGCATTCTTTATTTTTTCAACCTTAACCAGTTCTCTTTCTCTGCCAAATGTGTTTTTAATACACCACAAAGCATTATCTAATATCCTGTCCACATAGTCACAGCCATCAACTTTATCATCTTTAATATAAAAAATTAAAGATTTTGATTCGTCACCATTAACATCTTTAATAATAATTCCTTTTAAACCATCGCTAAAAGTCAATATGTAGCCTGTCTTTAAATCATTCTTTGACATTGTTTTCATCTTTCAATCTCCTGTTCTAGCTTATCAAAAATTTCCTTGCCTTTTTTACTCGCTCTAATGCTTTTTACAAGTTTATCACTTGCTTTTTCAATAATCACATCTTTATTTTGAGCTAAAAGTACATTTACTTGCACATCGACTTTATTTCTTAAAGTTTCTTCAATTTCTTCTTTGTTTCTCCATCCGATATAATTCCCCATATCGCTATCTAAGTCAATGTCGAGAATTGCTTTTTGTATGTAACTTTTTATAAGTTTTTCACAATACTCATTGTAATGCTTTTGAACCGTTTTCTTAATTTCTTCTTCGTCAATGTTGACTCCGAATTGGATAATGTGTTCCATTAATTTCACCTTCCTTACTAACAAAGTATTTATAATAATACTTCATTAAATCGTTATATGCTTTACTCATTATCTTTTTAGCTATTACTCCAGCACCATTCATAGGGTCTTTCAATTCATTGTTGTCTTTAATTACTTCTCTAATAAGTTCTTCAAAATTCTCTTTTTCTTCTTGTGAGAATTTTAATTCTTTATCACTCAATATATTTTAAACCCCATTTCTTTAAACTTATTAATCATATCTTCATAATAGACTTGACCTCGTGACATATCTATAAATTCATTTACTATATATCTAAATTTATTTAACATTATTTGACAAGAATCAAATCTATCATCATCATCGTCATCATCAAGCCAACGAAGCCCTTGAAAACCATCAACATAAGTAAGACAACCAGACTTCAATGCAACATCTATATATTGAAGTGTTGAACTATCTCGGTTTGTAGCGCTTACAAATATTTTAGTTCCAAAGATATACTTAGATAGCTCTGTTCCTAGTCTTGGTTTTGGCATATTATCCTTGTCTAAAATATGCACATCAATAACTATTTCTAATGTTTCATCAATCAAATCTTTTTCTTCAATTTGAGTAACACCATTAATTGAATCGGTAAATTCATATATAGTGTGTAGCTTACTTCTATTGCTTGTTATCAATTCAATCACCTCATTTTCTATCTTTCCAATTAATTAAGTATTCACAACGGCGTTTCAGTAAATCAAAATATTTTACAAAAAGTTGTGATTTAAGTTCTTTATCACTTTCACTCAATGAGTTTTTTAATTGTAGATACTTGTCAGCAATTTTACTCATTCTATTTCCAGCTTCAAGAAAATCTTGATAAGTAATTAACTCTTTATTACTCAATATATTTCAAACTCCATTTCACCAAATACACTAATAACATTTTCAATAGAAACTTGACCTTTTGACATATCTATAGCCTCATTTATAGCGTGTCTAAAAACTTGTATCATTTCTTCTTTACTATTACATTCCTTCAGGAAAGATTTATCATAATCGTCATCATCTCTAATTGTCATATAAACATCACATCGCCCAAAATCATATTCGTAGGCGTTTATCCATAATTCAAACCCTTTGTGTCTACATAAACAAAACCTTTCTGTATCTAAAGGGTGCAAATCAATAATAGCAATCAATCTTTTGTTTGTAGCGTGGGGCAAGAAATTTTCTTCTTGTGGAAAATATTTGTATCGCAGCACAACTATTTCACCTCCATCCTAAACTGTTGAACTTTATAATTGTTATTACCATTGTCAACATCACAATAAGGTAATAATCTGTTCGTTAAATTATCACTGAGTTTCCCTAATATATCAAATTTGAATTGTAAACTATCTAGAATTTCTTTGATGGTTGTATTTTCATTTATACTCATCATATTTTTTACTAGATAACCAATTTCCTCCTCGTCATCATCACCGTGCTCGTTAAGAAAATTTTCAAGTGCTACTGCAAAATCTAAAGCAGTTAAATTTTTAAAAGGCTCTGCTTTTAAATGATTATCTTTTTTATCATATAAGCGTAATTTTACTGGTTGTGCAACGATAGGTGTTTTAATATACAAGGCAATTTCTAAATAACTGTATGAAGGTCTGGTTGATGCATATGATTTTGTTTCATAAGATACACAATATTTATCAATAATATCTTTGATTTCTGGAAACATAAATTTAGTATCGTTCTTATTAATCGTCTGTACCATCTAATAATCCTCTGTTTTTTAATTCTATTGTCTGAGTAACTAACTTACATTTAGTATCTTTTGGAATTGCATAAACATTACCATCATATAAACCAACGGCTAGGTTACACCAATACCTGTGTTCTAAGTAATCGTCATTAGTCATAGATGTTTTCATTAATGGCTGTCCCAACATTTCTGATTCAAAAGACATTACTAAATCATTACCATTGTGTAAGTGTTCAGTTTTAAATTCCTCCCCAAGAACAAAAATCGAACCATAAGATATTTCATTTATTTGCTTTATTTGTTCTGTTGCTTGTAAATCAATCGTTACTTTTTCTGAATCAATCATAGCTTCTTACCTCAACTTTCGCTCTTAAAGGTTTGACCATAGCCTCTCCAAATACCTGTATAAATTCTCCGTTAGATAAATCAACAGCTAATATATCGTCTATATTATTCGCTACTTCGGTGATTGTTTCTTCGAGAGAATCCTTACAACAAACAATCTTTCCTTCAACTTTTATATAATATCGACCCAACCAATCCTTACTAACAAAAGTAGTGTCAACATTACTAAATTTAAAGCAAATTCCAAAATCAAGGTCTTTTAATTTAAAAGTTCTTTTTGTTTTATCATCAATATTCATAACTTACTCTCCTTTATACAACTTCGGTGTGCCATCTGCATTAACTAATACTGTAAAATTATAATTGTCCTTTGACATTGTATACATAATTTTCGTTTCTCGGTCATATACAATAGCATAATCAAGACTTTCTGAAACCGTTACAAATATATCATCATTAGCTCTAACTGAATTATTTGTATTATCACAACCAACGAAAAACAACACTACAACAACTAGTGCAATAGTAATTATAGTTGCAATAAATTTTGACTTGGTACTATTAAATTTCATCACATCATTCCTCTACCTTTCAACACACTTAATAATTGCTTTTGTTCTTCTCTAGTGATACTTTTACTTAAAGCACTATCTCTGATAGTACCTCTTAGATGTTCTGCTTGTGTAGAATTTCTCACCACTGAGCATAGTTTGTTTAGTCGATTGTAATTATAATTGACAGTTGTTAGCATTTTAAAATTCCTTTCTTTAATTTTCAATTTTGGGTTGACATTATATTCCACATATGTTATTCTTAAATAGAAATAGGTATGGTTAGTCCACCGCTATTTCAAAAAAGCATAGTGGTGCTTATGTGCATAAGTATTACTATGTTTACTGTTAAGAACTACATTGTCTGGTCTGCAAACTAATACAATGTAGTTCTTTATTTATTTATTTATTTGCAAATTCTTGCTTTAAATCGTTGGCATATATTTTTTTCCATACAAAATAACCATCTTTTATATAGAATAACATTGTCGAAGTTAATTTAATGCCTCGTTCTTGTAAGGTTTGTTTTGCTCTTTCTGTAAAGTTTAGTGGTGTTATACGACCTTCGCTAACCTCATTTTCATATATCATATTAAAGAAAGAGCTATTTTTAATGCCTTTGATATTTAATGTTTTATCATCAATGATTTTAGTAACAATGTTATTAAAATGCATTATAGATTCTGTTAAATTTTGTCCAGTCAAATGAGTTTTTTTACGACCCCTAAACAAATACTCAGAAGGCATCATACAAAAAGAGTTCTTTCTAGGACTAGTGGTCAAACCCTGATAATGCTCCATTGTTTTAAATGCCTTAATAAATTGGTAATACTTAATAGGCAATTTTACTTTTACTCCATCGCAAGTAATAGTATTAGTCACATCATTACAATCTGACTTTAACACCATACTAATAGGTTTATTCTCTTTTTGAGGGAAATACCAAAATAGTATACACAATGCAATGATACTTAGTGCGTCATTTTCCATATTACCAATAGAATTGACAACACCTTTGACAAAACTTATGCACTGGTCTAAACTCACAAAACCAGTGTTTTTAATACTAGCTTCTAATGTTACCTGTTTCCAATTAATGTTATCAACAATATTGGAAATATCACTTTCTTTAATCATCTTATTGAAAGCTAAATATTGTAATAGCAATGAAATACCTTCGGCATAAATGGTAGAAGCATAAGTAACACTATTTGAGTTAGCAACGGCTTGTGTGCATATTTCTATTACATTAGAAACAGAAACCTTACATTCGCAATACTTTTCATAATTTATCATAAAATCTTCAAATATTGCATTTGCAAAAGCAATAGATTGCTTTTTTATTTTTTTATGCTGTTTTACATCCTCACAAAATTGTTTGAAATTATTTATATTATTTAACATATGCATTGACTCCTTTTAATAACAACCATTTAACTTAACTAAAGTGTAACACATAAATTAAATTTTGTCAATGCATATGTTACTTATTTTATAATAATTTCATTTTTTGTAGAACATCACTAAATACAAATGTTTTCATTTGTATAATTTGCTCATTAAATATACCTTGTTTTTCCAATAAAGCGATTAAATTACTCTCTCCTGACGATACAATATCAGAAAGTTTTGCTACTAATAGCTTCAATTTTTTTTAATATTTTAAAATGCTCATAACCAATTAAAATGTTATCTTCTATGTAACTTTCTTTCATCTCTTGTAACAAATCTAAAAAATCTTCATCGTCAATAAAAATAAATACCACCCTATCTGGGGTAGACGAACTTAATTCATCTTCACCACACTGATGTAGCATATCTGGAAGTTGTCCGTTATATAAATCCATTCCTATCTGCTCCTTCTTTTTGCCTTATTGCTGTTGAATAATCTCATCCAGCATATTAACAATTTTGTCATAAACTTGATTAGTGCTATCATTGGTCATAATTAATTTATTAATATTTGTCTTTCCTAGAAGAAAATCACTCACCTTCTCTCTTGCTTCTTCATACATTGTGTCAAATATACCCAAATATCTCATAGTAACTGTTTGACTACTATGATTAAGTAAACCTTGAACTACAGGTAATGTATTCATATCAACTTTTGTTATTCCACAACAAGCTGCAATACAAGCAAATGACTTTCGCATTGTATGTGTAGCTAAGTGAAATTGCAAGTTTAATTGCTCATTTAACGGCTTTAATTTAGTGTATATGGTGTTTTCTTTGAGGTGTCCATCTCTATATCCTTTAAAGATAAAGTCGTCCATATCAATGTTATAGTCCAAATAAGCCATATATTCTAGTAATGCTTTTTGTATAATTTCCGTAATGTAAATATTGTTTAATTTAGAAGTCTTTTGCTCGTGAATAACAGTCTTAACTTTAAAAGATAAATCTTCATCAAGAAAATACTTCCATTTTAATTTTGCTAAGTCTGATACTCTCAGACCTAATGCAATCCCCAAAGTCCAAATAGTAGCATTTCTTACGCCATTAGCTTGTTTTAATAAGGCTTTACGAATACGAACATAATCTTCTCTGCTTGTTATAGGGTCAGTCTTTTGTGGCTTTTTTCGTCCATTGCATTTGTAAGGAGTGTATTCTTGATTGGCACTTTCTTTTTTCTTTCTTTTCTTCTTAGCTAATTGCCCCTCTAGGACAATAACTTTCTTTTCAGCTTCAACTCTTAACTTCTTTTCATAGTCTAGCTGTGTTTTTAACCTTTGATTCTCCATTTGTAGCAATGAAACCAAAGAATTAGTATTAATACTAACTTGATTGTTATTTGTCATAGTCAACACCTCATTAATAGAACAGATATTCACATAATCGAACATCTGTTCTATTTTTAATTATAATAAGTTTTTATATGTTTGTCAATATGTGAAATTCAACTGTCCCAAAAATGGGACTTATCTTTATCCCCAATAGTTATTAGGTTGAGAATTTTCCCAATCTATTAAAGATTGTGGTTTCATTTCTTCAATTTTGTAGGGGTTTCTCACATCTTCAATTGAAACTCCTAATTTTTGTAATTTACAATTAATAGACCAACTTGAAAAATTTTCCCATTTATTTCTCAGTAACCAAGTAAAGGCTTCGTCATCTCCTTTTGCTTCAACCCAATTAGAGTATGTTCCAAGTCCACTAGGTAGCATAAATAATTTATTAATTAAAGGTGCATAACCATCTTTTTCTAATTTCTCGTGAGCTTTGTCTAAAATATCTGTTACTCTTAATAAATATTGATAATCAAATGTGCTGGTGCAACAGCCATCATTTAATACTAGCTTCTTACCTTTTCTTTCTTCGTATTCTTTAATTGCTTCATCCCTAAACTCACAAAAGTATTTCCACTCTAGTGTAATGTATGTACCTCTAGGGTATTCTTTTAAAAATTCCTCATTATATTTTTTCTCGTTTTCATAGTATGGTATCATAGGATTTAACCATAATTCGTATACTGCCCAACCAATAAACAATAAAATTAAAACTGCAATAACCATATTATCTTACCATTCCTTTGTAAAAATTTTTCTTTATTTTCATTTTTCTATTTGATTTGACAATCTATATAGCAAATGCTATAATACAAACGCAGTTATCCCATATATTGTTAAAGCGATATTCTGCACAACCACACTAAGGATTGTCGAAAGGTACTTAGTGTGGTTTTTCTTTTGTTTAAAATTGGACTTTTATTTACACATTATCGTGTAAATTAGTCTTAAATATTATCATACATAGTTATTTTCTTTTCGTATATAGTTGTTTAAAAAATTCAATAGGTGTCATATCTAAAGCTGACACTATCTTTTCTAATGTTCCTAATTTAACATTGGATAAGTCTTCTAGCTTTTCTATGTGGGCGATAGTCTTTTCATTCATCCCACACATTACAGATAGTCTATATTTTGATAGCCCTTTCTTTTCCCTCAGTTCTTTAATAACTGAAGGACTAGCTTTAATTTGCTTAACCTCTTTTTTCATTTCCTCGTTTTTTTCTTTTTCATTCTTCTTATGTTCTGCCATCTGTTCTGGGTGACTCTTATTCCAATCTCTTGATTGCTTGTTATCCACCTCTTTCAAGTGCTTTTCTGCACATTCTTTACAAAATCTTTGCAACCCACTTGACAAAATGTATTTCTTGCCACAAATTTCGCAAGGGTATTTCTGTCCGATTATCCTTACATTTCCCATCTTTTTTCGTTGCTTGTACTCTCTATTCTGTTGAGCTTGTCGCTCAGCTCTACACCTAGGACAGTACCAAGCACGGGGTTCTCCTTGAAAGGTAACCCCACACTCTCGGCAAGTGCGAGGTCTTAAAACAGTTAGCATCTTGCCCATTTTACTTCCGTAACCTTGATTTTAATAAACTTGCCATTTGATAAAGGTAACTTAATGTATAGATTTTCACCAAAGTCACCACTAATAAAGTTTTGCAATTTAAATTCTGCTTTAATAGCAGAATCGTTGTAATCATCCCAATAAATACGGATAAAACCATCTTTACATTCTTCAAGTCTGTAAAGTTTTGTTTTGTCAGCCAACTCAAAGTTAACCTTGTCATAGATTTCGCCGTTAAGTTCAAATTGATGGAACTTATCTCCAAAGCTACTGTAATATTTGTACATTGTGATTTTCATAATTACTTTCCTTTCTGTACCACCCTTTCGGATGGCTTTTTTAATAATATTTTACCAATCTTCAAGTTGATTTTTATACTTTATCGTGTAAATCGTACCAAGTGCTTTCATCACTCAGGTAAAGTACAACATCATCATCATTGTACAAGTCCATTAATTCTGTTTTATATTCCTTGTCGTCTAACCACAATATTCTCCAGCTAACCACTTCTGGATAATCACTAGGGAATTTATCTGGGTATTCGTCAAATGACCAGTTAAAATAGCAACTTTCCAAATCATAACTTAAACTAAAATAACCAGAGCCGTCTTGCAATAAATAAGAACCATCTTCAAAGTCATAACCGTCATAAGTTCTCTTATATGTTGGTAGGTATTCTAATTTAGCCCTATTTTTCATAGCTTGGAGAAATGCTTTATAAGTTGAAATCACTTCAATTATATATTGTTCATTAGCATATAAGTGATAATTACCATTGTGTTTAACAATAGCTTCATTTGTAAATCTAACATATAAAGAATTACAACTTAATCCAATTTTATGTAGTGCCTCATTAAAGAATCTGTTTCTCCAACATTCATCCGTTGGTGCTTTATAATAATTGATAATATACCAATCGGTAAAATCCATTGCAGTAATATCTTTAACACCAACAATCTCTGAATTTTCTAATAACTTAAATTTTGAATTAGTGATTAAACCTTTTTCATCAACTTGAAGTTTAATTACTTCATATTCTTTTCCGTATTTCATATTATCACTCCTGTTGTTTTCATAGCCAATTTTTAAAAAGGATTTTATTTTCATCCATTTTTCAAACCAACAAAGATTTTCAGCATATTCTCTATCATCATCATCAGCATAAAACATATTGATTTGACAATAGATTTCGTCTCTTTCATCTTCGTAACCATCAAAATCTTCAGCTTTGTATTTGTAATATTCGTCACCATATTCACAAGAAGTTGCATATTTCTCAGCAGTTACATTAGTAGCTTCAGCAAATATTTTTTGAACATATTTGACTACCCCAATCTTTGTATCTGTCGTAGCCAGTTTCAACTTCAAAGGTAACATCTTTCATATCATCCCAGAAGAAATTTTTCTTTACTTCTTCTTTAAAATGACGATAGTTGTTCATTAATTCGTTCATTGCAATAATCATTGTATCTTTCATAATTATTTTCCTTTCTGTGCCACCCTTTCGGGTGGCTTTTTTTAACTTCAATTATTCAAAATCATCACAGCAACAGCAGTCGCACAATGCATTAGTGATTTCATCCTCGTCTGATGTGTCTAGGTCTTCAGGTAGTTCGTACACCTCACCAAATACTTCGTGTGTGGCTTTCTCTTGCTTGGTTGAGTAACACTCATAGTTACTCTGTTCTTCTGCAAGTGCTTTCTTTGCTTCCTCATAATCGAAGCCTTGATAAGCAGTCCATTCATCCGTAAAGTCTGTGTGGTTTGTGTTGTATTTTCTTGTTCCTACAATATAGTATTTCATAATTATTTTCCTTTCCTTGATAAAACCCTATCACAAAATTCCTTTTCTTTCATATTGATAAAATCATAAACCAATTCAGTTTTGTTTTTATCAATTCTATTTTGTGCAACAATCTTTTCCGTCTGGGTACTTCGGACTTTAGCACCCAACATATAATTATTTACTATGTATCTTACTTTCATAAAATCACCCTATCAATAAAAGATAAATTTTATTAATCCAATTCAACATCGAAAAAGTGGTTAGGATTATCACAATCCTCATAAATATTTTTTTTAACATTATAGTGACTTACTAACCACATATAAATTGTTTCTTTAGAAAAATTTCTTTGCCAAAGTTCATCAACCTTATCTTTAAATACATTAATATCATAAGGTATTCTGTCAATGCCTTCTTCATAACGAGCCTTACAGATTTCATCTGCAAGTTCCCATCTTTCAATTTCTTCTTTTAGCAATCTAATCTGATGTTCAGATTGCTTTTTATACTTAACATTGGTTTTTATGTATCCACTCATACTTAACTCTCCCAAATCTCAACTAAATCATCTTCGTCTTTATATGGTGCAATATAAAAATCACCATCACCATAATATTCATCGCCAATACAGATTTCTCCGTATTCGTCCTCATAGTTATCCTCAATTTTATACATACAAATTTCATCAAATGTAATGTATGTAGTTTTATTTCTTCTTTTGGCTGAGGTGCTACAAGAAGTTTTTTCTTTCTCAAAAAACTCCAGTGCATCTTCTTTATTGTTACAAATTCCGATAACCTTAAAGAAATGTTCAAAACGATTTGCTTCTAAATCATCTGCAATAAAAGCAGTTGTCATTTGTCTTTCTTGTGTTTTAACCTCAATGCTGTTCTCTCTTGTAATGATATACTTAATCATCTTATTTACTCCTTTAATATGATTTAAATTTACAACTTACGGACTTGTGACCGTCTTGTGGTTGCATTACCTACCTACATAATGTAGGTAGTCACTCTGCATTGATTTTCAATTTTTCGCTATCATCTATACACCACTTAGTATCAAAATATTTAACTGTTCTTTCGTCTAATTTGGTTAAATGCGTTTTAGGTTGTATTGCATATAACATACAACTCGCAGAGCAACAAGCATATGTGAATCCATCTACAAGGAATATTTCATCATTCTCATACATCTTTTTGCCACAAACACTACAACAAATATATCTTCTCATAATACTTTTCCTTTCATTTATAAAATAAATGTTTTATCTTTCTTGACAATTAATTAAATTAATGATAACATAATAATAGAAATTATACAACGACTTGAAATAAGAGGTTTGAATTTCTACTATTGTAGATTGGTTATTATGTTGTAGCTCTTATGAGTATAATTTCAGGGAAGGCAAGATTGATTGTTCAGTCTTGCCTTTTCTCTTTATACATCATAATAAGCATAATCATAAAAATGGCTAATAAACCCTATTCTCCACTTATCCATAAAATCTTCATTAACATTATCAAATTCTTTGCAATCAAATAATTTTAATGCTTCTTGTAAAGTAGTCTTAACATCTTCTCGAATTTCTGATGATATTTCTTCTGTTAGGTTTTCTAATTTTGGGATGTTCAACTCGTTTAATTGCTCTGCTTTCAATAAAGTAGGACAATGGAAAGAAAAGTCATTAAATTCAAAAACCAAATAAGTGTTTTCATCACTTTTAATTTGATGAAAACCTATAGGTCGAAGATTTAAATGTGACAGAATTCTTGTTTTTAAATCATAGATTGATTTTTTAAATGTATTTAATTCTTCTATCACACCAACCAACTTATCTTGTACTATTTCTGAATAATCATTGATTTTTTCCCAAACTTTATTGCTAAAGTTTTCAACATCTTCGTAACTTGGATATTCAGAATCTTCGGCACTAATAGGAACATCAAGCAAATATATTTCAATATCTCCATAAGGGCTGTCCATTAATTCTTGTATAGCCTCATCATAGGCTAATCCATAGATATTTGCGTGATTTTCTATCCTATTTGGTAACTCTGAAAAAGCATACTTTAATCCTTCTTCATCGTTACGAAACAGATTAATAGCACTATAACATTTTACATCTTCATTCAAGCCTAGCTCGTTTGGAGTTAATAATAAAGAATGTTCAGTTAAATAATCGCTAACAGCTTTAATACAATTATTATCAATATAATTAATAGTTGATAGTTCTATGATTAAATCTTCTGCTTGTTTTATTCCAGTATTGTTCCACGCATCTGGGTCAACATCGGCATATTTTCTACCTAAAATAGTACCATCATACCATTCAAGATACGATGCTAATGTATCAATAACATCTCTACATTTCTTTGCGTACTTGTTAAGTATATAAAGTTTTTCAGCTACATTATTCATAAACAATATTGCTCCTTTATAAAATCTAAATAATCAAATTCCAATGAAAAATTCATAACTTTTGCCACTTTTACAGCTATTGTTAATGTAGGTTTTTTCTTTTTACATTATTTTACAATTCGTAAAGTACACAAACTTTAACATTTTTCTTTGTTTATTCGGCGTGCTTTTAATAGTCAATGCCGTATCTGCTATGGTCTTTTTTATATTGTGCCAACTGCCATTTCAATTCGTTCAGGCTATCTGCATAGCCTTGTACATATTCTTGATTTTCGTCACTTTCTAACGCTTTCATCATATACGAATAATTGCCATTTTTATCAAGGTCAATCATTCTTTCTGCCGCCCACTTTGGCAACTTGCTTGCAATACTTTTATCAACACTAAACATTTTATTTACCTTTCTGTATGGAGGCTTGTAACTTTTTGTACCCCCTCATTACAGTTGCTATTGTAATTTTTGTGATAAAAAGCTCTGGTATATCATTATACTTCAACATAGTTATCCCTCCTTCAATTTATACCGAAATTATACCATAATTATATAACAAATTCAACCAATAAATAGTAATTTGTAATTAGAAAATTATGGAAAGTACCATAAATAGGACTCACTTTTATCTGACCTACTGAAACATTCCGTTCAGTAGGTTTTCTAATTTGTCTTTAGTCATACTAGATAACATATTACCAAACCTACATAAGAAAAACATCTTTCCTGTTTCGTTTACATCTATGTAAATATCGCCTTCGTTAAATACAACTAAGCGATAATACCTTGCTTGTTCTCTTTCGTATGGAAACATATTTTCCATTACTTCATTAAATCTTGCTTTGGCAATAGAATCGCTAAAGCTCATCATATAACACACAGGATTTCCGTCAAGGAAATTCGTGTAATTTAATGTAATACCTTTTGTCTTATTTTCTGTAATCATTTTTCTTTCTCCTTTATAATTAAAACTTATATTTTATTTATCCAATCTTTCTTTAATTCCTTTCAAGTTTTCCTCAACTTGACCAACAATTCCTTTATAACAATCCTCATAACTACCATTACCATAAGTATAGCAACCAAAGTAGTCATAACAATCCCAGAAAATAAATACTTTATACCCAACTGTAACATCGCTTAAAACATAATCAATCCTTTCTGGTATTTGTTCTTCACTTAACCAGTGCTTTTGCATATTTTCTAAATAAACTTCGCACAATCGTTCTTTAAGTTTTGCTAAATCTTCTTTCGTTTGAATGTCATATACTTCAATATCATCATCAATATTACAACAATCAAACACATCACTAAACATTGAAAATTCCTTACACTCTAATTCTTTTTTACTCATAATATCAAACCTCACTACCTTCCGTTATGTTCTACAACACGAATTAACACATTGTATAATACTTTCATACTTGTATTCCAACCCTCAGCCATATCTTGAATATCCAGAATAGCCGTATCAACCTCATCTCTAATGGTTGCACTATCAACATTAGCTAAATCACATAACATATCAGCTATGTCTCTTGTAGTCATCCATTTTGCTTCATCATATTTTGAAAAGTCTTTGCCTTCATACACATACTTATCACTCATAGATATTCCTCCTTATTAACCTCCCAATCACCTATGGAATAGTGTTGCGATACCCAATATCTTCTATTGGACTGTCTTTTACAATTTACAGACAATAATTCTTCTGGGTTTAATGCTCCTTCGTCATCATCTGTTACACCATCTTTCCAATGTGCATAAACCCTTAACACATAAGTTGTACCAATTTGTTCATCCATATAATGTTGTAAATATTTACAAGCATTATTTAAACTACTATACACTTCATTAATAATTTCTGCATACTCTTTAAATACTATAACAGTATAACTAATTTTCTTAACATCATCAGGGTATACCATACTTTTAATTGTATTTTCAATGGACTTAGCAAAATATTTATATTTATTAGCAACTCTCATAATAATCACCCTTTTCATCATATCCATAGGCACTAACATCAACACTCTTAATACTAGCCTCTGGGTATCTATCTAGCATTTGTTCAATTTCCTTCTCGGACAAATCTTTACACCAAGCAATAACACTACCACATTCGTCCACAATGGCATTTTCATATACTAACATATTAGTCACACTCCTTTATCTTCTATCTTCAAAAAACACATTACAATCATCAATGTACTTCTGCCTTGCTTCTTTTTTGGTGTAGTAATAATATTGCTTAATTCCAGCAACACCATATACTACCCAAGCACCGTGGATGTTTTTCTCCATAAACCATATAACTTGTTTTGCCATAATAAACTCCTTTACTTTAATCAAATTTCCATTTATATTAAATCAAGTCTTTTCAAATTTTTGTAATATTTGTTGTGTGCGTATGAATCGTATAGTTCATCAACCACTGCAACAGTTATACGGTTACTATTCACCTTTTCTGTTCCTCTTGCTCGTGCTGTTGCTTCTTTAAGAGAACAGGCACAGCACCATTCTATATGTGTTCCATCAACAAATCCGTTTTCCTCTTTATCAATATTAAGTAACATAAACATTTTCTTAACCCTCTTTAATAAAATTTCCATTTTAACAACTAAACTCATAGCCTAATACAATACATTTTCTGATTTCTTCAACAAAATCAGCACTCATCATATTCTTATCATCAACTTCACAAGCCAATGATAAATTCCACTCTTTTGACTTATCATCAAATAGTTCCAAACAATACCCTTTGATATTTTCATTCAAGATATTATCAGAGTATGTAACTCTTGCTTTCAATACTTTATTTTTCATATTAATTAATCCTTTCTATCTTCAAACATTACATACACACAATCTATTGCAATCGGTTGAACATACTTTACATCAATATCAAAATATCTAGACAAAGCATTGCATATAACATTTTCATCTACTGGATAATCCGATACATCTTCTGCCGACCAATCAACTGAATAAAAATCCCGCATTTCATCATTTGAGCCACATTGCAAAACCTTTATTTCAAAATCATCATTAGTATTAATGATTTCAACAAAATCTGCGACTCGCATTTTGTTAATTAGCACATCTCTTAATTGCCAATTTGTCAAAGGCAAAGCCTTATAAATCTTTACTTTATCGCTTACACGCTTCATACATCAGCACTCCTTAATAGAACATAATCATTACACTAATGGCAATAACATTCTGACTGTCATCTGTAATAATATCATACTTATATTTGTGTTCTCTAAACACTCCAAATGGTGGTTCAGGTTCATCCAATAACTTATCTAAAGTTCGCTCAATAGCAATCTTTGTGTCCATATCCTTATAATCTTCATAGCAAGTTTCAACCCATTGTCTTGCATACTGTCGGTCATTTTCTACAATACCATAAATCTTCTTTAAGATAGCTATAATGGTATCATACTTGTTGTTAGGTAGATACTCTGTAATCATATCAATTCTTCTAATGATTGATAGGTCGTCATTGATAACTGTTTGTAACATTAAATATCACTCCTTATTCAAAATACAGTTCGCAATGAGTAATAAATTGAGTGTAATCCCAACCCCATTTTTCAGGTTCAAAATTTCTAAAGAATTTGTTTACTACATCCTTTGCAATATCAAAAGCCATATCACAAGGGGCGTCATTGATGCCATTCCTTTTAGCACACTCATTTTCTAATTCTTCTTTAAAATCATACACTACGATAAATAGTGCATATTCTTTCATATTCAATAATTGCTCATTCATATTTATTTACTCCTTTAGTTTTAATTTTAAAATTGCTATTTTATTTGTTTACATAAATCTTTTCTAAATCTTCAAGGCTGTCATAGAGTACATCAGGCACATCAGCACCAGCTAGATTACATATTTCTTCAAATAGTTTGTCACCATATTCGTTGCTAAAACAACCATAACAGCTATCTTTATGTTCCCATTCACCAATCAATCCTGACTTATCATATTCTTCAATCACTACACCATATACTTGAACTCTAAGGTACATATCATATGCTTCAACTTCACTAATCATTATATTCTGTGCGTACTCTCTCCAACCATCTTCGTTAATCGCAGAATGTGCTTTCATAGCTTCTTCTTTTTTTACATAAATCCAGCCAATTTGACCATTATCCCAAGTATCAAGAAAACCACTTGTATTCATAGTAATTCCACTATGTTCATATACATATAATGGGAGATATTCAACTTCTCGATTCTTATCCCATTGAAGTAATTGTTCCCTAAATTCTTCTACTGAGTAGTTGTGTTCATCTCCTAAATCATATCGGCTATGCCAACAAATCATATGACCTAAGTTATCCCAATCTTTTCTAGGGTTCAAAGGACACTCATCTTCAACAATACGCACTCTATTTAGCACACCATTATCATCTATAAAGTATTTTGTCATTACTGTATAACTCATAAATTACACTCCTTTATTCACTAACAATTTCTTTCCAAAATCTGTCTAGTGCAAGTTCTTCTTCCTTGCTGCATAGACATTCAAAATGCCCCTCATAATAATTTTCACTTAATTCGTAATAGATATTGTTTTCTTTTAGAAACTTTCTCAACTCGTCTGTCAAATCCTCAGACGGTACATCTGCACTCCACCAATCTCTTTTAATTTCCTCATCTTTTGCCTTGAGAATTGGTACGCCTTTTCTTTTGTATTCAGTCAAGCTACCATTGACTTCTTCGCATCCACAGATTTCACCAAGTCGTTTTAGTTTGTGTTCAATAAACCAAGTCTTAGCTGACCAATAGTTAGATGCTCCTATAATAACTGCACAAGGTGTTTCATTCTTAGTCATATAACTAATTTTATAATATTTGTTAGGCATTGTTATTCCCCTTCCTTTAAATACACACTTCATTACAAAGTGCTGCAATCATATCTTCGGTGCTAATTTCACCGTTTTTAACATATGGCTTACAAGCCATTTGAAGGTCTTTCGTGCCTAAATATTTAGGCATTGCATAACATTCAGGCAAATACTCAACCTGAATAACTTTAATAGTACCGTTACTATCATCATAATCACCATATTTATATGGTTCACACGCACCTCTGTAGTCAACATAACGAGTATATTGTTTTTCTATTAGTTTCAATAAATCAAATCTTTCTACACCATCAAAGTGGCTGATATTATTATTCAACCACTTTGTAAATACTTTTGTTGTTTGTATTTTCATATTAAATTTCCTCACTTTCTTTATTACCAACAAAATCTTAAACACCTACCATCATCTAGTAGACAATATCCTTCATCCTCGCATAAATCCTCACCAAATGCTTCAAAATCAAAATATTTGTTAAATGTTTGACTACCCCAATCAGAAGAATAAGGGTCAAATAAGCCACATTGATACGCTTCTTCCCATCCTAAATCATAAGTATCATCATACACACCACTTATGATGCTTCCATCTCGATAATCACAAGGGTATTCATCAAATATATGGTCTATATCATCTTCATTAAGGTCATATTTTTCCATTAGCCATTCAATTTCATCTTGAATAATCTTTTCTTGAAACTCTAGCCCTTCAGCAGAGGACAACTTATCAAAAATATGTGAGATAGAACTACATAATTTCACACCTTGTAAATACCTCTCATCACCCTCTGTGATACCATACCCTAGTTCTTCAATTTGTTTATTAAAATCAATCAGTTCTTCATACTCTGACTTACTTAGCACAGTTTCAATATCATCGTAATCGGCAAAATCGGCACCACCATAACAACTACCTTGCAAACAGATTGAACCGAAATAATGACCACATTCAAATTTAGGAACTTGAATATAAGCACAACAATCTCTATCATCGTGGTCTTTTAGCCTATACAAAAAATACATTGCATCAAAAATTCTGATGTCATTATATTTTTTAGTAGTAATTTTCATAAGCTTATTCCTCCTCTTGTTCTTGGTTCAAGAACATATCAACTATTACACTAATCCAATTTTCATTTAAGGCACAGCACTTCATTGTTTTGCCCCTCATTTTCTTACCCTCTTTTGAGGTCTTTTGTACAAATGTAACATTAATTACATTCTTTTCATTTAAGCTAGAAATTGCTTTTCTAGTATTGGATGGGTCTTTACCCATTTCTAATTCTCTTGAATATTCACTAACAGTACCAACATAGGTATGATTTTCTCTGAACAATAAATCCTCAATGATTTTGCGTTCTGACCAAAATATCTGTCTGTAATACTTATTAAAGGCGATTAATTGTTTCATTTGTTTCATTACCTGATTTTCCACTATTATTTTCCTCCTAAGCAATCTCAGTAAATGATATTCCCATATCATCCTCAACCTTTGCCACTTCATCACCCATATATTTTCTATAAAATTCAAGGTGAGGCATATATATATGACTATCCAAATAATTGATAAAGAAGTCACTTTCTGAAAATGGATGAAAATCACTCATATCAATAAGGAGTTCTTGTAAATCACTTACTTCTTGATACTCCTCAGATTCTTCCCATTCTTCTTCTGTACTCTCTGGGTAATCATTTTCATATTCTGCTTTCAATTTTTTGATTTCATTATTAATATCTTCAACGATTCTTTCTTTGTTTTCTTTATACGCACTATCAAGGTCAGATGAACCATTTACAAAAATAGTAGCTAATAGAGTATTAAGGGTTACTTTTCCATAGTTATCTATTGCATCTGCCACAATCTCAGCTATATCATATCCAACATCATCAAGCATTGATAAGTCAGCATAACCACAATCAAGCAAAGTACAAAGCAAATATTCTCTATTTTCCATATTATTTCTCGCCTCCTTTGTGCCATTTTAAACCTCTAGCTTCATACAATGGAATCCAATGTGCCTCGTAAAAATCATAGCCACATCCATCAATTCCAAAGAAGTAGCCAAACTCCTCGCTATAGTAAATTCTAAATCCACATTCTGACATAGCTTGTAAACCATTGCGTTCTTCTAGCCAGTAGTCATCACAACTATCGTTGAATTGCCACATTGTCCCCCACATAGGGAAAAAATCGTATCTATCAACTTCAAAATTATCAATAGTTTGACGATAAAGAATATCGCCATTATCTAATTCAATATCATACCAATAACAATCTTTGTAATCATCTTTATATTCATCAGGAATTTCCTCCTCAGGGCATCCTGAAATGTGGTGTTGAATTGTAACAATCTCACCATATTTTCCAGTATCATAATGATAAACTCTATCACCAACACAAGGGCAAGTTACCTCTTCAAAATCTTCTGTATGACTTGCGATAATTTGAATCATACTTTCTGGGAAAGCATTAAATTCTTTAACCCATTCTCTTGCTGCATCTTCTTTTGTGTTCATCTTAATTAACATAACTGTCACTCCTTAAACTTTTTTACTGTAATACTTCTTCTAATGTATCTACTATATTCTCATAACCTCATCTAGATAAATACGGTTGTCACCGTATTTCACATAAGTCCTTAAATCAATAGGGCTGCCACAGTCATCGTCTACTAACTCATACTCAACTTTGCATAGCTGAATATCACTAATAGGCTCGTCCATCCATTTAATGCCTACCATATAGTAGGTTTCAAAATCGTCAGGCTTATCTTCTTCTAGTGGTTCATAAAATACAAACCCACCTTTATTGCAAATATGAGTTATACCCACAATAGACTGGTTTTCATATCTTCTAGTGTCTAACATAATATACATTCCTTTCTTATTTCCTTACAAACAAAAATCATTGTATTTTTGTGACCCATCATAATATGGTAGGTCACTTAATAATCTGTTTGTATCTAATGGTAGATAGAATTGTTCATTCATAGAGTACATTCTATCAATCACACTCTTAGCTTCTCGAGTAATAGGAAATACCCTATACGCTTCATAGCCATTAGCATTAGGGCTTTTATTGTATGCGTTAGCTTTCTTAATAGCTTGATTAAGGCTGTTATGAAAGCTCTTTACACCACCGTTCCAAAACGCCCATTGTACAACGGCATATTTGGCATTTTCTTTGTTTAGTCGCATAATTCATCTAATCCTTTCTGTAAATATTGCATAGTATGGGTGGTGATATGTATTAACAAATCACAACTTAATTCTTCATACCAAGTATATACAACTTGCTTTCCCTCTTGGTCGATAATAGCAAGTGTCATTTTTGCTTTTGGCATTTGTGCATCGTTACAGAATAGACTAATCTCCTCAACTGTAATGCTATCATTATCATTCCTACAAATTGACTCAATTAATCCTACTAATTCATTATCAACAAAGTTGATGGCTGATAATATAATGTGTGCATTTTCTTTGTGATGGCATAATGCCATACTGTTTGTACCGTCTGCATATGGTTCAATGTTTTTAATCACTAACATAATTTTTACTCCTTTAATAGTTATAATAGTTAAATTAATGACTAACTCATAAATTGCAATTTGAGTTAGTAAAAAAATAAACCTAGTTATTTTGTGCGTAATAGATAAAAATAACTAGGTTTGCAGATTGATAACTTATTTAATTTTAATAATACACTGCAAAATGATACATAGAAAGTTTGGAACACCATTTATTCTCACAACAACTAACACAAAACTAACCTTGTCCATTTTTAACGCACTAGGATAAGGCAATACATAAAGAATAAATAGCCATTCTATGTATCATTTCATAGTGTATTTATTTTTGTATTGTGTTGTCATTGTATCATTTGTAGTTGTAGTTGTCAATGGAAACGTATTCCATTTACGCTTATATAACACTAACGATATATTGTGTACCAAACAGTACACACATAAATACAACAGTACCCATCACTCCTTTACATAATGAGAGAATACGCTCCCATTTTTTGTAGGTTTTGTATTTCATTTTGCATTACCTCCTTTAATAATTCAAGGGAATTACTATAATAATAGATATAGTAATTCCCTTGCTTTTGCTTATACGTATAACCTACACGCATAACTTTTCTAGATACAAAGTAACGGTTGACTCTGTATCTGTCTTTTCAATTTTAACTAAAAAAATTGTTGTAAAGGTATCATCGTTTTCAAATGGTGCTACACTCCATTGTGCATTATTTTTGTTAATGCCTACATAAAAATTGTAACTTCTATTTTCAACAACACCACTAAAATATAGTGACAAAAAACCGTAAATACTTTGCATATCGTCTGTATTCAGTGGTGTTGAGTACCCTTTCAAAGCTTTTTCTAGTTTGGTTAAGTCCTCAGGTTTAAACCAGTACGCACCTATAAAGTTGCGTATCTGATATATACCCTTTAGATTTAAAAGTTTTTCACCTATAATATACACCTCCTTTGTATTAAGTATTTTAAATTAAATGGTTAAAAATTTTAGTTTAGTCACTAAAAAGATTTTGACTAAACTATTAAAGGCATAGTACATTATAACTATAACTATGCCTTTAATAGTTTAGTCAATGGTTGGTTCATAAAAAGCCTACAAAAACACGCAAGGCTTTTTATATTTTAATTTAGTATAAAATTTTTCTATAATAATAAAAAAAATTGTACTAAAAAAGCCCACCCAGAAATGGGTGGACTTTTCAATGTTAATTATCAATTTAAATTAGTATTGATAATATAATACTTGCTTTTTGTAGCTTTTGCTGCTTTTTTGGTTTTTTGTACTTCTATATGTGGCTTGATATTGCATAAATGCCAGTGCAAAAACCGTGGGATTAAATCTTTAGCATTCTTAATTGTATTATTAGTAATACGGGTATTACCATTTTTTAGGTTTACCTCTGTAATAGCACGGTACAATAATTCAAATCGTGCTTTATTACCATATTCTTTGCTATATTCTGGGTACAATAATTCTTTAGTACGGTTAATACTACCCTTTAGAGCTTTTAGGCTCTGGTTAGTATTTTTAGTGTTAAAGCGTTCATTTAACACTTTTTTCAGGGTGGCTTTTTCGGTAGCTGATAATTGTAAACCGTTGTTATTAATTCCCCATAAAATGGTATTTGCTAATAGGGTATTTACAGCACCATTATATAATTTAGTGCTAAAATTTTCCCCTAAAATAGTGGCTATTTCTTTTGCGTTTGGTTCTCTACCGATGCAACGGATGCACCATTTTCGGGGGTCAAATGCATCACCTTGATGCAATTCTATTTTATAAATAGAATAAACAGTAAATAAAGTTTCAGGCACATTATAAGCTTTTTGATATGCCTTAACCTGTTTGGCTTGAAAATCAATATTGATTTTCTTTAGACTGGCATTAATTACACCCTTTAGGGTTTTAATGCTCAATTCTAACTTTTTCACTTGAATAAATTCAGGTGAGTCGATAGCAATTGCACCGTCATAAGTTGCAAGCTGACTAGTAAAAGTATTAATAGCCTGAAGCTGATTGTTGCACAAGTCTGTAATTGTAGCGCCTTGCATTGTTTCAGTTTGTAGGGTCTGCAATGCAAAATAAACATTACTATTACCGATAATAGGTAATTTATCGGTTTTCATTGTTGCGGTTGCATTGATTGTAGTGTTAGTTGTTTTCATAGTTGTACCTCCAAACGTACAAAAAAATTTGAAACACTTGTATAGTTTTGTTGTTGTATTTTACAAGTGAGTTTGTAAAGTTTTCATAATTGCACACTATTTGAAATAATAGTGTGCTATATCAAAACTTTATAATTTATAAAAAGATTATTGATATTCTGATTAAATAGTTGACTTAAATTATAAGAATAAAATAAATATACTTGTTGTTGCTATTATACCAACAGTAACCCTATCCCCCTATTTTTTTGTATCGTGCTGAATAGGTCGCACGATGAATAAGTTATATATATACTATATTCCCTGCTTTACATTATAGACCTGAAGCGGGTCAAGTCTTATTTCTGTTTCAATCCGTGCGTCAACTTGTCACACGCCCCCCCCTGTATCGTCAAGGTCACCGCCCATCTAACTGATGGAATAGCATTGTGATATATGATTTTAGTTTCTTGACTTAACTAGTCAAGCTCAACAAAAAGCATCAAGCTATATTACATAGATTAATGTTAATTGACTACTTGACTATATATTACATATAGTCAATATAACACCAATGTTGATAGACTTAAAGCATATATCCAATATCCAATTGTCAAGGTGCGTTAGCATATTGTAGAGCCGTGCCAATGCGGCATTGTTTGAACATAAGCTAGATAAGATACTACATAATATAATGTAGTAAATGTATAGATTAATGATACAGTTAAGATACAACAGTTATCAAGTCGTCAGATGGGTTCTGTCTTTCTTTGACTGTAGCTATAGTATAACATATTAACTCAGAAATTGCAACAACTTTTTTATTTTTTAGTTATTCATATTTTGATATGTAGTTATATCAATTTTGATATACCAACCAACAGTAAAATATAGCCTTGTATATTTTACTAAACTTTACCATATGCCAGTATGCATCAAATCGTTCAATTAATTAAATATGTATTTTTATATTCTATATATAAGCAAAAAAATATTTTCTTTAAAAGAATTATAATAAATCCGCTCTAAATCATACTTATTACACTAGTATGATTTTATCACTTTAAAGTATTAAAATATCGTTGGTGAGTCTGCTCTATTACACTAGTATTTATCCCATTTTTGCCCCTAAATGGGGGTACTGTTACATTAATATCCACTTTTTACCACGACACCCACCCCCTAGTTGATACCCACACACACCATTCAAAAAACCCCAGTTACGAACCCACTAAATCCCAAACGCCTCTAAATATTCTCCATCTCATTAAATAAAAACCCCTTTTCTCCTCTCACATTACTCTATAACAAAATACAATATCTGTTAAAATATACCAAAGTTTTTACCCCAAATTATCACCTAAAACCACCCAAAAATACCCCTAAAATCACCTAATTTATACCCCTAAAAACCATTTATTTTCCCCTTATTTTTCCCTCAAAACTATTCCCCCTAACTCTTAAAAAAATAAAAAGTAACTCATATATTAAAATTCCCATTCCTATGCCATTTTTAGCACTTTCACATTCACATTATTAAATATTATAAAAATACATCATTTTTTATTAATTAATTAATTTCACCTTTTATATTCCTCAAAAACCCCATTAACAAGCCATTTTTACAAAAACCTTTAAAATCACTCTAATCCCCTAAATATCACAATTTATATATATCTATTATTTATTTATAATATTTTTACTATTGAACCTATTATTAATTTCATATTTTATACCTTATCATATCCTATACCCTATAGAGGGGGTTAATAAAAATCGAACCATATATATTCATATCCATACCCTAGTACCCCTATTTTAAATTTTTACGCTCTATCCACAAATTTATATTTCTAATATTTAAACTCGTCTTACAACTTAAATTTCGAGCTTTTAGCAATTATTACATCTAATATCACTACTTATAATACCACTATAATACCTCTAGTTTGTCCATATTTAGCTTGTATCAAGTTTTTACAGTTAAAAGGTAAACTTATATATCTAACATAAAAAATGTCTTATATCGTAAATTTAAGCCTATTATGCATAGAAGGGGGATATATTTACATAACATACCTAATTCATATATACCCCTAAAAGGCTCATATTTAACCTGTATCGCATTTTTGGGGATTGGTTGTAAATTATTACCCTTGGATACCCAAATAGCACCTCTAATGTACACAATGACAGCAATGACCATTCAGATAATTAATAGTCCTACAAATAATAGTCATACAAACGACAGTCATATATACCTCTAGTTTGCTCTATTTTAGCTTCTAAGCAAAGTTTAGCTATTACCCATTATAACTTATATACCTTAATTATAAAATCTTATATACGGTAAACTATAGACAATATCACATAGGTACGATGATATATAAGTAGTATGGTATTAATGCAGTAGTGTAGTTTGTGTTCCCCTTTCCCTCACGAACCCCATCGTACGAGGAACTGGGCTTGTGGAATGAGTGGAATGTAGCGTAGCGAAATGACACGAATGAAACAAACCATTCCTCGTATTCTCGTGCTGAGGCACGAGGGTGTACGAGTGAAACGAGTACAGGTATAATACATCAACCATTGTTTAAATATCTCTAATATGTCCTAGAATTGCTTGTAATCAATTTTTATATGTTGGGATAGTAATTATATGTCTAATACTATTTATCGTTTATAGGCTATATTAGACATTGTTTTTAAAGGGTAATAATAGACAAGTTATATATATTGCAAATGATGGGTTATAATTTTAGTATATCTTTATTTACCTAGTAATAGAATGTACAATCTAATGAAAGAATGGTTAGAATAGAACACTTTAACACCTTGAGGGTGTTAAAAAAATCCAGTAGCCCAGTTATAGAGCCATTTTTTAAGTATTTTCTTAAAGAAGAAAGATAAAAAAATAATATAATAAGCTAATAAACAAGGGCAAAGCCCTTGTAGGACACTCTACGCTACGCTTCGAGTGTTTTGGCTTAGGCTTTCTACGAAAGCCTGTTCGCAACAAAAGACGGGGGCTATGGGGAGGGGGATTGGTTATACCACACTACCTACTAAATTCAAACTATGATATTAATTTCAAATTGCTTATTGACACATTGCAATTTATGAGTTATAATATTGATAGAGAATATTTCAGTTGGTTAGTGTCCCCCACGACCACGAAGTGGGCGATGAACTTCAAGTGAATGACTCGTCGTTCGTCTGCACCACAAACAAGCTCAATAGAGCGTGGTGTAGCGAAAGCGACTACTATTTATTAAAGGCTGGGTAAAATTAGGTACTTTAATTGGGTAAAATTAGGTACTTTAGCACTTTGAAAGGAGGTGAGTAAGTCGAATAATGATGAAAGTATTAATACCTAGTAAATGCTTTAGTAAATTCAATTATAGCAAATATAAAACTGGAGATGAATATACAGAAGAACAACGGAAAGACAATGCAACAGGAGCTATGATATTGTTGTATTTAGGTATGAACACTAATCGTTACATAAATAATTATTCATATACCACAACAATAAAAGAACTGTTAGAGTTGTTTTGCAGTACAACTAATGTTAAAGGTGATGTATGTCAAAAGTATATTAAAGACATTAGAAAGTCATTAAGGTTAATCACAGAAGAAACTGCTTGGAATGTCAGTAGTTTTACTCCAGTAGATTTTGATACTATAAGATTGAATACACCTTTTACTTTAAAAATTAATATTGTGCAATGGTTAGACAAAGAACTTTACCAAAAGACAGGTACAATCTCAGTAAAGCAATACAAAGTAATAATGAAACCTAAATATCGTAGTTTGAGAATTGCTATGGTTCAAGTTTTAGGTTACATATCAAGTAATTGGACAAAAATTAAAATGAGTTGTTATAAAATACAAGTAACAGTTCAAGCCATTGCCAATTACACAGGACTTAGCACTAAAACAGTTAGTAAGATATTAAAGATATTAAAACAAGAAAAATTAATTTATAGGCAAAACAGAAAGAAAAGAAATATACAAGAATATGTAAAAGATAAAAAGACAGGCAAATACATCTATGGTGCTAATATCTATTATTTAAACTTAGGTGGCTATAAAGTTAAGCGTAGCACATCAAAACATTACTTTTACAAAAGAAAGGAGATACAAACAGCGTAATGTACGATTATGGTTATTATGACAACATAGATGTTGATATTGATGTAGATGAACTTGCTGAAAGAGAATATCTACAAGAAATCAAAGAAAACACTTTACTTTCATTAGACCTACACACAGAAGATGAATGGTTCTTAGATGAAATGTAAAATAGATTAAATTTATATTAGGAGTGATATTTATAAGACAAGGTGAAACATCACGCTAAGAAGTGGTGTTTATATCCCTTCCATTGATGGTAAGGATTTATTTATATCTAATCATTACAACAATAAAGCAATGAATGGATATAAATTGAGAAATGAACAAGGAGATTTAAACTTAAAGAAGTTTATTAATTCCTTAGATTACAGTTTAGATTTAATACAGTTAAAAGATATTTATGAAAGAGTATATAGAAAACACGATTTTAGTATAAAGATAGAAAACAAAGATTATTCAAACAGAGTTATTAACGTAACATTCAAATATAGCATCAAACAATTCAATAGATTAAGTTCTAAGATTTATCTTAGATATGGTTATCATAAAGATGATATTGAGTTTAAAGATAATGTTTGTAAAAGAAATGGTGAAATCATAGCTATTCAAACTAATGAAGAAGTTTACAATCCATTAGATGAAGATACTTTAAAGCAATTAGGTTTTAAATATGATAAAGAGTTGAAATGTTATGAAGAACATAATATCAAAACACTAATGGAAGTTGATGAAATCAGAAAAGCAATTTATGAGTATGGATTTGTATGCGATGGTGTTAAATTCGTAAGGCTATCAAGAAGCTCTGGTAGTTCAAGAGTTGGTAAATGTTTATTTGTTGACGAAAGATTATATAAACCATTTAGTAAATGGCAAAGTTGTGGAATTACACATAGCAAAGACTATAAAGGTGATTTAGCTGGTTGGGAAAGTTCAATTAGTTTAACTTCAAGTAGTATCATTGATACATTAGAGATTAATGCTAATAATATTTTAGTTATTGATGATTACGATAGTGTATTTAAAGACAATGCAATAGCCACTAGATTCAATGAAAAAACACAAAGACTTGAATCTGCACCAGAAGAAGTTGAGATAAGCAATAGCATATGGGATGGACAGTCTTTAATGGACACTTCCCTATTTGGCAACTATAAAGAATATGGTATGTTATTATTACGAAATAGATTTTTCAAGTCTTGTTGTTTTAATACTAACTTACAACAATGGTTTAAAGACAATAACATTACAGAAGTAAGTCAATTAAATGGCTACACACAAGCTAAAACGATACAGGAAATAAAGTTAGTTACTACACCGAATAGCATTAAATATTTAAAGTTTGGTAGTTTGGAAGATTGGTTGTGGACACTAGACCCTATGTTTGGTGTGGTCAAGCACGAAAAACCTACTCATTACTTTGATGGTAGAATGGTTCAAACCCATTATCAATTGTTAAATACTTTACAATTGTCATATAAAGAAACTGAACAGTTATTAAAACCATCATTAGATTATTTAGCTTTAATTAAAAGTAATCCTAGTGTATTAAGGCATCATATAAAATATCAAGGTCAAGAACCAATCAAGCCAGAAGCCTTAAATTCTAAAAATGATATAGTTTATACACTATTGGGCTTAAATGAAAAGTTTACACAAACTAAATTATATTACGACTTTAGAAGTGATTTAATTAAATCCTTTAAGAAGAACCTTAGAAAAGGTCATATATTAGTTAATGGTAATTATAGTACCCTATGTGGCAACCCTATGGAAATGTTAAAAGCCAGTATAAATATATTTGATGGTACAAGCAGTATTCCTATTGGAACTATACATAGTACAAACTTTAAAGATGGTGAGGAAATTTTAGGTAGTAGAAGTCCTCACGTAACGATAGGCAACATTTTATTAACTAAAAATAAAATTAGTACAGAAATTAATAAGTATTTTAATTTTACTAAAGAGATTGTTTGCGTCAATAGCATTAGTGATAATCTGTTAGAAAGACTTAGTGGTTCAGATTTTGACTCGGATACGATACTATTAACAAACAATAAAATACTTATCAACGCAGCTAAAAGGAACTATGATAAATGTTTAGTTCCGACTAAACTAGTTAAAGCTATTGTAACGAAAAGAAGATTTACAGCAGAATGTAAAGCTGAACTTGATGCAAAAATAGCAATTAATAAAATTGGTGAAATTATTAACTTGTCACAAGAACTCAATAGTAAGTTTTGGGATAAGATGAATAATGGAGTTCCTTTTGAAGAAGTTGAAGAACTATATAACGATATATGCCAGTTAGATGTAATGTCTAACTTAGATATTGACAATGCAAAAAGAGAAAATCCAGCAGATAATGTCAAAGAATTAAAATTATTAAAACAAAAATACGAAGAACGAGATAGACAAGATAGGTATATTAGACCTAAGTTCTTTATGTACCTTGATAAAGATAAAGGATATTATGATAAAGAACGAAAGACATATAAATATTATGACACTACTATGGACTACCTAGAGCGTGTCATTAATAGATATAAATTACCTAGATACAGTCCAAATGATTGTATTCCTTTTAGCAAAGTATTATTGCCAGAGGAAGAATTAGATGGACAAGTTTATTATCCACAAGTTCATCGTATTATAAACTTAATAGAAGATACACAAAATGAGATAAAGAATATATGGAGTAGAAGTTCTATCTCTAATTCACTTAAATATTTGTTATCAGCAGAGAAACAGCAATCTATGGTTGATTATATTAATGGATTACAATTTTCTCACAAGACAATGTGGTATCTTCTAAAGGTGATAGAAAAGCCAGAATATTCGCATATCAAGAAATTGATGTTTAATATTCTCTTTGGCTCTCCTAACACTTCGTTCTTTGAATATATTAAATTAAGTCAAGAACCTATATATTCATTAACAGAGTGTAATAACGGAGATATAAAAATTTACGATTTTTACTACAAAAATGAAGTAAATTGAGCTAAAAAACACCGATTTTTGCAATTTTGGGGTCAAAACGCTAGATTTTTATTTTTCAAAACCCCTAAAAATCGCATAGGTAAGCCATTTTTGAGTATTTAATTAAAGTTACCTATGGAGGGAATAAGGAAGATGTATCGCACATCTTCCTTTTCTTATATCCAAAAATAAATAAAATACCAGAAAAGGGGCAAAAAAGTACAATGGTACAAGTTTCAAGAACAGAAGCAAATTATATTAGAAAGGCATTTCCTAAAGTTCATATTACAAAAACTTGCAAAAAGAAAAATGATGGTTCTCACAGAGGAAAATATTATGTAGAAGAAAATCCTAGTGTAATGAACTACCTACGAGGTAAGTAATATGAAAATAGGTGAAATTGTCACTAATAGAACAGAACATACAATTGAAGCAAAACAAGTTAAGTTAGAACTCTCATCTCGTAATGAAGTTATATTACATTCACCATTAGGTGGTAATGTCCGTTTTGCTGACCTATTTAAGTCAATGGGAGTGGTAGGACATATCATTGATATTAATATCTCAGTAAAGGAAGTGAATGATAATGATTGATTTACAAGTACAACCTAATGAAAATGAAAAGCAATATCTATGGAGAATTGGACTAGCTATTGAAGAAGGTAATATCAATCTTACTTGGGAAGAATTTGCCGATATAATGAACAAGAATTGGAGAAAAGATGAGTCTGAATATCGTTCTTCTAGTGCATATAGAAAGCCTGTACAGTACGCAGTAAGGTTTTATAAGGAAGTGTGGCAACCACAAAATAGCAAATGTGATGATACAGAATACAACGATTTAATGGTTGAATTACATAAAGAACGAATTAAAGCAAGAGATGAGCGTACAGAGCTTACACGAATAATCAGAGAACAAGCTCGTAAAGAGAGCTTCTTTGATTTAGTTAAGAATACAATGCAAGAAAACTTCCCTATCTCTCCTATTGTTGAAGATGAAGAATATCAAATTAGTAATTATGACAATGGTATTATCGTACATTTAACGGACTTACACGCTGGAATTAATATTAATAATGCTTGGAATACCTACGATGAAAATATATTGGCAACAAGACTATCGAAATATTTAAATGAATTAAAAGAAGTCTTTGCTTTATACAGACCTAAGGATTGTGTAGTAGTCTTAGGTGGCGATTTGATTTCAGGTATTATTCATTCTAATTTAAGAATTGAAAATAATAAGACTGTAATTGAACAAATTAAAATAGCTTCGTTAACAATTGCAGAGTTTATCACTAAATTACATAGCTATATTCCGAAAATTAGGGTATATAGTGTTATTGGCAATCATTCAAGACTATTTCCACAAAAAGAGCAACAAATTAAGGGGGAGTATTTAGATAGCTTAGTATTATTTAACTTAGAAACATATTTTAGAAATAGTGTAAATGTTAAAATTTGTACTAATACACTAGACGAGGGTATTGCTTCATTTACTTTGTGCAATCATTTGTGGTATGCAGTACACGGTGATAAGGATAATGTTAATAAAGTAGTAGAAAAACTTACTATGCTTACAGGAAGAAAGCCAGAGGGTATTTTAATGGGGCATAGACATCATAATGCTTTCACTTCTCAATCTAATGTTAAGGTCATTGAAAGTGGCTGTGTTAGTGGTATGGACAACTATTGTATTGACAATAGATTGGTTGGTACACCAGAACAAATGGTTGTGGTTACAAATAAAAATAAATTAATAAAAAGTTTATACGACATTCAATTAGTATAAATAGAAAGTTGGTGATAAGATGGCGAGAAAAACTAAACGCACAAAAATCACGGATGAAGAAACTTTAAATGCGATATGTCAAGATAATAAGATGTTAATGGACGAATTTCTTAGCTATCTTGCATCAATTCAAAGAACAAGAGAAACAATCGAAAAATACACAAGTGATTTAAACATTTTCTTTTGTTGGAATGTGAAATATAACAATAACATTCCTTTTGTAGATTTTAAAAAAAGACATTTTCTTGCGTTTCAACGCTGGTTATCCGTTGAACAAAAAAGTCCAGCACGATTTAGACGAATGAAATCGGTAATTTCTTCAATGTCTAATTTCATTGAGGACATTTTAGATGACGAATATCCAGATTTTAGAAACCTAATTATAAAGATTAAATCTCCTCCTAATACTCCAGTAAGAGAAAAGACAGTATTGTCAGATGAACAAATTGATAGTCTTTTATCTTACCTAACAGAAAATACACGCTTTCAAGAAGCGTGTATTTTTGCGTTAGCCTTGTATTCTGGCAGCAGAAAGGCAGAATTAACAAGATTCAAAACAAAGTATTTTACATCAGATGATATTATTTGTTCTGGTGCATTATATAAAACTCCAGAGGAGATACAAGCTAAAGGCAAAAAACAACATAAATATACTTTAGCAATGGAATTTCAACCATATTTAGATAAATGGCTGGAACAAAGACAAAAATTGGGGATTGATAGTGAATGGCTATTTGTATGTCCTCAATCAAAAGTAGATAAAAAATGGAGTTATACAACCCCTAAAGAATGTAGACAAATTACAATTAGTTGGATGAATAGTTTAGCTAATGAATTTTCTAAGTTCTTGGGGGTTGATTTTTATTTCCATTCTTGTAGACATAACTTCACATCTCGTTTAGCACGACACAATATTCCAGATTCAGTTATTGCAGACATTGTTGGCTGGGGGTCTGTTGAAATGGTTAAAAGATATAATGACAACCCCATTGATGATGCTTTTAATCAATATTTTGGTGCTGAAGGAATTAAAGATGTAGAAAAAGGCTCAATTAATACAATGTTAGGTGGTGATACCTAATGGCAAAAAGAGGCAGACCAAAAGGAAGTAAAAATAAATCAACACGAGTAGTACCCTCTAAAGAAAACATATATATTCCAAAAGAGGGCAAACATCATTGTTGTATGTGTGGTAAGTCTAGTGTAAAACAAGAATTTTTTCCATCTTGTCGTTCTCCTTTTTGGAAAGAGAACAACTATAGACTACCTGTATGTATAGATTGTTTAGAAAAATACTTTCAAGAAAGAATTATGGAATTTGGCTCTGATTTACTAGCATTGGAATATGTTTGTATGCACTTTGACTTGTATTTTAGTCGTAGCAAATGGGAAGCTACAAAAGATATGAATGGTACATCAAGATTAACTAATTATATTAGATTAGCTAACTTGAATGGTAGAAGTAAAGTGCGTAAAACTTATGATACTACCCTACAAGAACGAAAATATGCAAGTATTACAGCTTCAACTCAAAAAGCAGTAGACGATATTGCTCCAGCAGTTGAGGGTGATATGACAGAAGAAACTCAGAAAAGACAAGAAGAACAATTTAAAAAGCAAGGTATTGACCCTGAGGAAGTTGAAAGATTAAAAGATAAGTTTGGTTCAGACTTCACTCCTAAAGAATTACAAGCAATGGAAAAACATTATCAACGATTAATGTTGCAACTTAATCCGACTCAAACAGATGAAGATGATATTGTTATTGAACAAATAGTTTGTGATGCTTGTATAACAAGGGCTATGAAAGAAAGAAAAATTAGAGAAGGTGACACAGAATCTGCCGTTAAGCTAGCTAAAGAATATCAAAATATGATTACTGGTAAGAATTTTACACAGTATTTAAAAGCACAACAAGCTAGTTTAAGCGAAGGTGATTGTATTGGCAAATGGACTAAAGAGATTGAACAATTTTGCCCTTCTGATATTTACAAAGACAAGAATTTGTATACAGACCAATCAGGATTACAGAAAATCATTAATTATGTTAGACAACATTTTGCTAGACCACGCAAAAACTTTGAAACTAATAATTATGTTCCACATCCAGATTTCAATATTGAGGTTGAATAATGGCTACTACTGTAAATACAACCTATGATGAAACTACTTTTGTACAAAGTTTAAATAAAGAAGAAAAATATGCGTGGGATAATTTAGACGAAATACAAAAAGAAGGTTATAAACGATTTAATCCAGACCATTGGTTGGCTGACCCTAAACATTGGTTACATTATTTGATGTGGGTAACTTTTTATAGACGTAATTTAGATATTTTTGCTGAACATTATTTGGGGTTGAAATTATATCTTTATCAAAAAATAATTTTATTTTTGATGAGCCATTGTACTCTAATTGTTATTATCGCAGCCAGAGCAGCAGCAAAATCTTATATTATTGCTATATATTCAACTTGTATATGTATATTATATCCTAAAAGTGCTGGTGTATTAGTATCTGGTACTAAAGGACAGGCTAGTTTAATTATATCGGAAAAAATAAACAAAGAAATGTATATGCAATATACCGACTCACCGTTAAGGGTTGAAATTACTAAAATTAAACCAGCCAAAGACGATGCAGAGGTGCAATTTATTAACGATTCTTCTATCAAGGGTGTTACTTTAAGTGAAGATTCAAGAGGTAATAGAAGTACATTTAATATTATCGAAGAAGCTAGAAACTGTAAGAAGAATTTAATTGATAATATCGTATCTCCATTTAAGATTAATAGAAAACCTGAATTTACAAAGACAGAGTTTTACGAACCTATCGCTGAACTATTCCAAGAAGAAGCACAGGAAATTTATATTAGTTCTAGCATAGAAGAAACACATTGGCTATACAAACTTGCAACTAGTGTTAAGAACGATATGGACAACGATGATGAAGATAGTTTGTTCTTAGCTATGGACTATGCAATTAGTTTACAACACGGAATTAGAAGTAAAAAGCAACTAATTCAAGAAAAGCAAAAAATAGGTAACATATCTTGGATGATTGAATACGAAAACCGAGTATTCCGAGCAAACACCGATGCTTTCTTTAGTTATGATATTATTAAATCTAATAGAACAATGCTTAAACCATTTTATCCTCAAAAGAATGAGGATTTTCTATTACATAAGAAAAACCCATACTCTATTCCAAAACAAAAAGGAGAAGTTAGGGTTATTTCTTGCGATATTGCAACTGTTGATAGAAGTGCAAACGATAACTCTGTATATAGTTGTTTACGATTATTCCCAGAACAGACTGGTTACAATAATCGTACCGAATATCGTATTCAAGTTCCTTATTTAGAGGGTATGAAAGGTACTGAGCCTGTTATACAAGCTACTAGAATTAGACAATTATATAATGATTTTGAAGCTGATTATATAGTATTAGACTTACGAAATTGTGGTATTGATATTTATTATACTCTTGCTAGACCTTTATTTGATGAGGGTCGATGTGTTGAGTATGCACCATTAAGGTGTATGAATGATGATGAGTTAGCAGATAAGATTAAAAATGAAAACGCTGATGATTGTATTTATGTTGTCAAAGCTACAGAAAAACTTAATACTAGAATGGCTCAAAACTTACAGTCTTATTTAACAAGTCATAAAATTGACTTTCTTGTTGATAAAGAAAGAGGAATGGAAACTATTTGTAAGTTACAGCCTAGTTATCCTATGTTACAACCGACAGAACAGGTTTATTTTGATAAACCTTTCTTAGAAACAATGTTGTTAGTTAATGAAATGATTGATTTAACTTACGAAAGGACATCGGTTGGTAATATTAGAGTAAAAGAACGAGCTGGTAAAGTAAAGGATAGATATTCTTCTTTAACTATGGGGTGTTATTTTGCAAATGAAATGGCACTAGATAAAATATCCGAAGAAACTCAAATGCAAATATTAGATGCTCCTTCTTGTGTATCAGCTTTTAGTTGGTAACAAAAAGGATATAGAAAGGTGGTGCTAGATGAGTAAAAAGAAGGAAGATACTCTTGTTAACGAAGTAGATGACTCAACAGTCGTTGTTACTTCTGTTCAGGAAGAAATTGATAGAAAATCAACCAATATGGTCAAAAATGCTTTAGCTTCCTATGACCCTCAAAATACATTATACTCTGCCTATCTTAATCTTACTGGTACTGCTAATACTTTAACAGTATCACAGATTGAAACTTACGCTGAAAATGCTCAAAGCGACTTAGATAAAGTTGTAAACTTAAACAATATCATTAGAAAACAGGTTAATATGGATGACCTTATTGGTATGGTAGTACAGAGTGTTACTAATAATATTAATACTGAATACACTTTATCTTACAAGAATTTTGGTACTGTTAAGAGTAAAAACAATACTTTAAACAAAGTTAGAGAGTTGGTTAATGATTTTAATGAACAAATTAGAATAAAGCGAATTATTCGACAAGCTGTTGAACTTGTTTATATGGAAGGTAACTATAATTGTATGTTAAGAAACAATGGCGAAAACTGGGCTGTTGATTTCTTACCATTGGGCGTATGTGAAATGTCTGGTTACGAAGATAATGGCAGACCTGTTGTTTTAGTCAATATGGCATCTATCAAGGAAGCATTACAAAAAACAATGCAGAAAGATAGAAAAGGCAATCCATTATTCTTTAAAGACACAAAAGAGGAAATTGAGAATAACTATCCACAAGAAATTATAGACGCTTATAATAACAATGCTACATATGCTAAATTGGATGTTAATTACACAGGTACTTGTCGAATTAATAATAGAGGTAGACAATACGGTCTATCCCCTATTGTTAGAGCTTTGTCACCAGCGATTATGTTACAAAACTTTTATACAGCCGATGCTATTAATGCAAAATCTAAATCAAAGAAGATTATTCATCAAGTTATGCGTAAAGAAGTGCTAGGCAATAATGGTACTAACAAGGGTTTTGAAATTATGGCTTATGCTCATCAACAGTTGATGAAGGCGTGGTCAAATCCTACCGTTGTTTATACTTCACCTCCAGCCGTAGAAAAGATTGTTTATGTTGAACCTACTACTGATGAAATTTCAACAGATAAGGTTAAGCTATATCGTAATAAGGTTCTTAGTTCATTAGGCGTTGCTTTCTTAACTAACGATACTTCACAAACTGCTTCTACTGCGAACATTAATTTAAAGCAATTGTTACAATGTATTAATGCTATTACTGAGCAAGTAGAAGATATGCTACATAATTTTTATAGAACTCTATTAACTGTTAATGGTTATGATTTAGTTTATTGTCCAACTATCAAGATTATTGATTCTGAAATGTTGGAAATGGATTTAAGAATTAACTTATCTAGTTATCTATATAACACTTTAAATTGTAGTAGAGAAACTGCGTTGGGTGTAGTGGGTGTTGATGTTGAAGATGAACTACATAAGAGAGAAAGAGAAAATGAAGATGGATTAAATGATATTTTCACTCCTTACTCTACAGCTTATACTAAATCTTCAAATAGTAATGACGATGGTGGTTCAAGTGAAGATACAAAAAATCAAAAGCAAGAAACCACCAACGAGGAAAAACAAAGCTATGATGAAGAATATAATAAGACAAGGAAATAACAACAATGAAAGAAATATTATTGGGTGTTATTCCCTCTGATGATAAAAAGCAAACAAATACTAAAGGTAAATCAATTTTTACTGCTGGTGTTGCAAGATGGTTATTAAAACGAGGTAATCGTGTTATAGATATTAAACCAGATAAGCAAGACAAAACAAAACGAAAAACTATTTTTGTTTTTGAAGATACACCGAAATTAAAAGAAGATTTATCATTATTAACATATCAGACTCCTAGTAAAAGCTAGGGGTCTTTTATATTGTCTGAAAGAAAGGGGGAAAAACACATTTGGAAAAGATGAATGTGGTACTTGCCACAAAAACAAAAGAGATTGCAGATTATAAGACTTATGTCGAGATTGTAAATCGTGTTTGTTATTACGATGAACCAAATGGTAATGGTGTTCTATTACCATATGACGATAGTGCTTTGGATATTGCACAAACACTTGTTGGTATGCCAGTACAAGCAAAATATATTGTTAATGACAAAGGCGAACCAGATTTAAGCGACCATTGTGTAAGCGTTGATGATGATGGCAATGTGACTTTTGGTACTGAAAGTATTGGTGTACATACAGAAGTATGGATTGAAGATGACACAGTTCAAACTTTTAAAGGCGAAATCAAAACTTTACCTTGTCTATTTGCTAGACAGAAAATCTGGAAACGCTATCCAAATTATATTAGTGCAATTACAAAGCTATATGATGAAGGTAATTTGCATAATTCTTGGGAAGTTAGTTCATTTGAATATTTGTACGAAAATGGCACTAAAAAATTAATGTCTTATGTTTTTGAGGGTAATGCTTATCTAGGCTCTAATGTTACACCAGCTTATGGTGAAAGTGCAAAAGCATTAGAAATGTCTAATTTAATGGTGGCATCTGCGTTGGCACAAGATGTGTCAGCTTTAGATACAAATAATTCAAGAAAGGAGGATATACCTATGGCAGAAAAAACAAAAGAAAATATTGAGGTAGAAACAGAAGTTACAGATATTTCTGAAACTGAAAATCAAGAAGCAAATACAGAGGTTGTTGAAACCACTACTGATACAACAGAAGTAAAAGAAAAGGTAGAAGATACAGCCGAAGAAAAGGTAGACGAAACTTCTGAAAATAAAGCCAATGAAGAAAAAACAGAAGAAGTTTCTAATGAAAATGCAGAAAATGAAACTGCTTCTTTAACAGCCGATGATATTGCTCGTAAAGTTGTTGAACTATATGAAGAACAACAGCCAAACGAATATTTTTATTGTTACGCCCATTTAAGTGCTGAAAAAACAATTTGGCTAAAAAGTTGGGGTGATGATGACCTAAGTATCGTGGTTGTTAAATATGATGTATCTGATGATGATGAGGTTTCAATCGTTGGTGAACCAGTAAAAACTACTTTAAAGGTTGATATTTCAATTATTTATAAAGAATATTCTGAGGTTGTAAATAAACTAAATGAAGCAGAAACAACTATTTCTGAACTATCTCAGTACAAAGATAAGTATGAAACAATGCAATCAAAAATTGAAAAGGCTGAATTAGAAGAAGCTAAAAAGCATTTACAAGATATGGTTGATAATGCTGATTGCTTATCAGAAGAAGAAAAGCATAGCGAAGAAGTATCTTCTTTAATTGAAAATTGTGATGAAGAAGGACTAACTAAGTACATTGGTAATAAATATATTCAGAGTTCTGTAAAGAGAACTAAGAAAGGGAATAAAAAGGAAATTTCTAATGTACAGCATAGCTTTAAAAAAAGTCTATTTAATGATACAGAAATCTCAACACAGGAAGAAGAAGCTCATTCAAAAGCAGAAGATTTTAGGAGCTTTGTATTCAACTAAAAACAAAAGAAAAGGAGAAAATAAATGATTAGAGAACTACAGGTTGTAGCTAATAAGCCACTTACACTTATTACTACAAGTGAAGCAATGAAGCGTGGTGCAGTAATTGTTGAAGATTACAAGACAGAAACAGTTAAAAACGCAACTTCTGGTGCAACAGATATTTATTTAGTAGATGTTGAACCAACAAGCGAAGGTATCAATGCAGTTGTTGAACCTACTGATGGTAGCTGGGAAGATATTGAAGCAAAGGCAGAAGTAAAGAAAATTCCTCTATTTGTGGGTGAAAGATATGCAACAACAGAACTAGTTGAAAACTTTGGTACTGCTCTAGCTAAGGGTGACTACCTAAAAGCTGACGGTGGTAAGTTTATCAAGGGTGAGAGTGGTGATGCGTGTATCGCTGTTTATATGGGCGAATATGCCGACCCAACAGGTCTATCTATGGGTATTGTGCAGATTACTAGACCATTTACAGTAGCTTAATGAAAAGGAGGAATGAACATAATGGCAAAGGAATTAAGTGCAATTCTTAATGAAAGTCCTACTAGATTTGTAGAATGGGCTTCAAAAGTAACACTACATAAAGAACTAAATAATGACGACAAGGAAGTTTCTCAGTCTGTAGATGCTTGGGCTAAGGAAATTGGTAGAACTGGTCACGATGCTAACCACGAAATTTCAGCTATGATTACAAAGGCTATCACACTTGAAACAGTTGATAATGCTAGTGCAGTAATCAGCAGAATGTTTGAAGATGGTAGTATTAATGAATTTGATGACTACACAGCAGAAGTTGAACCAAAGAATACAATCAAGGTTTATGAAGGTGGCAGAGGTGGCAATGTTGACCGTTCATTCATTGACCATAAACTACTAAAGCCAACTTGGGTAAACCTAACTGCCGAAACAGATATTTCTCTAGCACAGATTAGAAGGGGTGGCTTTAAGACTATCGCAAAGCTAGTTGCAGATATTAATGAAGCACTAGAAAATAAGAAGGTTTCAAAGATTTTTGAAATTCTTGACAAGTCTATGACAACAGGTATGGATGGTGTTATTACAGAGGCTACATCTAAGCCAACAGAAGCATCTGCTGACGCTCTTGCTCTATATCTAAACGATGTACTAGAGGGGGGTACACCTCTAATGTTCGGTCAGAATAAGTATATGCAGACACTAGCAAAGCTAGCTGGTGCTACTTCATTTGGTTCAGATGCCCTAAAGGACGCTTACAATCAGAATGGTTTTATCAACTCATATGTTGGTTGTGAACTACTAGGTTTTAGTGGTCAGAAGAAACTGCCATCTGGCGAATTTATTGTACCAGATAAAAAGATTTTCGGTATTGGTGGTACTGTTGGTAAGTGTATTACTAGAGGTTCTACAAATACTCTACAGGAAACAGACATCAATAGTGAAAAAATCCATATCAAGGTTAATGGTTATCAGTTCGGTATTCTATTTACTGACCTATCAAAGGTTGGTAAGATTGCAATTAACGGCTAATCTAACTTAATATAAAACACAGACTTGGGTAAAGCAATAGTTTTATTCAAGTCTGTTTTATAATCCATACTAAAAAGAACATAAAGGAGAACTTATGGATAAACAATTAATTGACAAGATTAAATCAAGCACAACTATTAAGGTGTGTAATTATAGTCAGTCTTTTATTGCCACTTCAACAAGATATAAGAGCTTTAGTTTTGATAGGGTATCAGAAGATGGTATTCCTTCTTTTGAATATCTAAGTTGGGATGAAATTTTTGAAATTAATTCAAAGTCAAAAGTTTTTAAAACTGGTGCTTTAATTATTGAAGATGAATACGCTGATAAAATCTATGAACTATTAGGCATTAAAGATTGGAAAAATACTATTTATACTGAGGACGATATTTACAATATGGCAACAGACTCATCAGAAGATAATCTAAATCGTATTATTTCTCTTAATGATTTAGATACAATTGAAAGATTAAGAGCTTGCTATACTCAGTTATCTAACGAAGAAAACCCAAAGGCAACTATTGTTGTTGGTAAAATGATTAATGGTAGATATTCTGAAATTGTAAATGGTAAGCGTACATCTCAGTTAAGTGTATCAACTATGAAAACTGTAAATTCTAGTGAAGAAACCAAAATCCTAAAAGAAGAAAATGAACTATTAAAGAAGAAACTAGAGGATTTCACAGCTATGATGGAACAGTTTAAATCTCAAATGGGAACAAATTACAATAAAGAAGTTGTTGACGACAAGCCAAAAAAAGCAACAAGAAAGACAACTACAAAAGTAAAAAAGTAATAAGGAAGGAGCTGATGAAGTGACTCCTTTTTCAAGTTTGGAAAATCGTTTTAAAATGATGGTAGAAGAAGATTCTGAGTTTTTTCAATATTATCAATATTTAGAATACGAAGCAGAGGAAATTATACACCGTAGAATTTTGGCATATCTATATGAGGCTACTGCTATGTTAGACTCTCAAATTCAAACTCAAATTGATTTTACCGATTATAACGAAGAAACCGAAGAATTTAATACCGACCTAACTAAAAAAGAAATTTTACTTGTATCTTCTATGATGTTTCAAGTGTATCTATCTCGTAGCATTGCCAAGTTAAAAACTTTAGAAGTAAATTATTCTTCTTCTGATTTAAAAGTATTTGACCCTAGCAATGCAAGAACTTCATTTATGACAATGTATGAAAAGGTATGTCAAGATAATGCTTTCTTAATTGAAGAATATAAATCTCGTGACCGTCTTACTGGTGCATTCATTGAAGTGGGTTATGAAGGTTATGCGAATATAGATGAGGATTAAAAATGACAGATAAGGAATATTTTAATGCCATTCAACACATAGGCGACCCTACTTCATATAAAGATACACAAGTTAACTATGCAAAGTTTAATCTTCAAAATAGACTATCTAAAGGTATGACCTTACAACAGAATGTGTACATACAAGGAGTAAAGCAACCTAGTATCATTTATAAAAAAGATAATTTAGGTACTTCATATACCATTATTGAGTCTTTGCCTTATGACACTTTTGATATTGGTAATTATGTGGTGTGGAATGATGAGTATTGGCTCGTTGATTTTATTTCTGGGGATAAGGATATTCAAACCAAAGGTCATATTACTAAATGTAGTAATTATCTTAGATATTTAGATTATAAGGATGAAATACACGAATATTGGGGTATTATCTCTGATATGCAAGACTCATCTAATATAACTTCATCAGGTAAGGTGGATAATCCAGAGGGTAGTTTACAAATGTTAGTACCTTATAACGAAGATACTAAAAAAATACCCATTGGTAAACGATTTATCTTGTGGACTGAATATGATAAAGATGGTAAGGAATATCCAGCAGTCTTTAGAGTAATGAATATCACTCATATTTCTAAAACATACGGAGTTAATAAAATTACAATTTTAACAATGGAAAGAGATACATATAATGACAACGACTCTTTAGAACATATGATTGCAGATTACAATATTAATGAAGATAAACCTTCTTCAAGTAATAAAAGGTGTGAAATTATTGGTAATTCCATTATTAAATCAGGTGGGGTTGTCCGAACTTTAGAAGCTAAGTTTTATGAAAATGACAACGAGGTTCTAAATGAACCGAAATGGGGGGTTTCCCCTACCCTGTCTGAACTACATATTGAATACCAAGATAATAAAATATTATTAGTATTAGACGATAATGATGATTTAATTGGTGCTGATATTATTGTAACATTAAGTTGTGATGATTCCGAATATGGAAGCTGTACTAAACATATAGAAGTGAGGTGAGTGTAATGGAAGCTACTAATTTAGATACTATCGTAAACTATCCTAGATTGATATTAAATAAAATTGCTAGTTCTGAGATATTAAGAGAACTAATCACTAATAAGAAAAAGGCAACAATTGAAGATTTAGAAGATACAGACGGTAATTATAAGTATATGTTTGATTATGATTATGTAGATGACACTACCTCAGAAGAAAAGTTATATATTTGCCTTGATGTACTACCTTCTAATGTCGAAAACTCTCATATTATGGAAATGACTATTGCTATCAACGTAATATGCCATAAAGATTATATGCAATTAGATAATAAAATATTTAAAGGTATAAAGGGTAATCGTAGAGATAATGTTATTAGATACATTGATAAAATTCTTAATGGTTCTAATCATTTTGGTATAGGTAGATTAGAATTGGCTAACGTTGTTCCAATTACAGTATCAAAGAGATACACAGGTAGGGCATTGGCTTATTATGTTTATGACTTTAATCGCAAGGGTGAAATAAATGGGTAAAATTATTCCTTATGTTTTACTTATTGGTGGTGAAAGTTTTAATTATGATGGCTATTGTTTTCAGCCACCTACTTTACAACACATAATAAAAGACAATGAAGGTGAAAATTATAATTTGTATTTATATTATTCCTTTTTACTGTCGTGCAGTAAAGAAGATATTATAGATATGGTAGGTGCTAAAGAACGATATGATAAATTATCGTTTGAACTTCAAAATGAATTAACCAAATATAAGCTGTTACTACTTTCAGGTGGTGAACAGATATTACAAGAAGCAATTCAATTTTTTGTTAAAGACAAGGTGGTTTTTAATGAAAAAGATGGATGCTTTTTTTTATATTCCAATAATGACAAAGTGACGAAAATAATTGATAATTCTAATTTTATTGAATTTTGCAATTATGTTAATCAAATTAATTGTAGAGATACAATTGAAGAAGATGAACCTATCGAGAATATAACTTTCTCATCAGAAAAAGCAAAGCAAAGATATATAGAATTACAAAAAAGAAAAAAGCAGTTTAATAAGAATAAGGCAAAAAGCAAAGAAGGCAATGCAAATTTTGACTTAGGTAATGTTATTGCAAAATTATCAGCCAAGACAAATAGCCCTTATAATTTAACAAATATTTATAACTTAACTGTTTTTCAACTTTATGACCAATTTTATCAGATTATTCAAAATAATCAAATAGATGGATATGTCCTTAAGTGGGCTGCGTGGGGGTCAGAAGAATTTGATTTCTCACTTTGGTATAACAATAACAAAACAAAATAAATCGAAAGGAAGATGATTAATGAGCAGTAATAAGAATTTTGCCAATAGAGAAGTAATGGACTTAATTATTTATGATTATGAAACAAATAAGCCATTTCTTTCTATTGACTATGCTAATACAACATCTCACGAAATGACAGGTGAAGATGTTTATGCTTATGGTGGTAAAGGTCATCCAAAGCGTGTGCCATTTAGTGGCGAAAAGGGTGGTACATTTACAATCGAAACACAGCTACAGAGTAGTAAGCTATATAGACTACTAACTGGTGCAGACGCCGAAGATAGCATTGATTTTGTTAAGAGAGAAAAACTAACTACAGAAGATGGCACTACACTTGTTTTAACAGAAACACCTATTGATGGCACTATTTTTGTATACAAGGCTGATGATGATTGTGGCAAAGAAGAACAGATTAGTGCCACTGGCAAAAATGTTACACTAACCAACGCTGGTACAGCTAAGGACAAGTATATTGTTTATTATCAGAGAAGTCTAAGTAATGTAACAACATTAAAAGTTACTACTTCAACATTCCCTCAGATGTGTAAAATTTATGCAGATACACAGAACAAGGGTGAGGATGGTAAAACTCATAATGAATTTGTAAAGGTTTACAAGGCTTCTCCTCAGTCACAGTATTCTGTTAGTAATGCTAATACTGGCGACCCAGTAACAGTAACAATTACTTTGGATATGATGGCTGATGACGATGGCAATGTAATTGATTACGCTTTTGATGACTAATTACATAGGATAACGAAGCATTTAGGGGGTAGCGTTGCTATCCCCTATTTTTTTTATGAATTATGATTGGAGGTATATATGGAAGATAAAATTCAGAAGAAAGTTAATAACAAAACTTTAAAAAATAAGGTTACACAACAACCTTTTGAGATTACAAAAGCAAAAATAAAGGCAAAGACACTAAAGGTCATTTCATTCAATGGGGTTAATCATATTTTAGTGGCAGTTGATGACAATGGTAAAAAGTATCAGATTACAGATTTTAGTTATATCAAGAATACAGGAGTGTACACCTTAAATGAAAATACTAAGTCTTGACCAAAGTTCTCGTTTTACAGGGTATGCTGTATATGAAGATACCAATTTAATCAAATGGGGGTTAATTGATACTCACCACTATTCTAGTTCAGAAAATAGATATAACGCTATGTGTGCAGCGATAGATAAATTATTGATTGACTATAAACCTGATGTTGTTGTATTTGAAGATGTGTCAATGCGACAATCTATAAAAACTCTAATTCAACTTAGTAGATTACAAGGTTCAATTATATATATGGCAATAAGTAAGGGTATAGAATATCGAATTTACGCACCTACACAGTGGCGTGGAATAATTGGTTTGAAGCAAGGAAGTAAAATTAAAAGACCAGAATTAAAAAAAGAAGCAATTGATTTTGTTAAGCAAATATATGAAATAGACATCAATGACGATACAGCCGAAGGTGTTTGTATTGGACTGGCATATTTATATGACGAGAATTTAATTTAACAAAAATCATAAAAAGTACAACGGAGGTATTTATGGCTAAAAATACAAAAATGGTTTCAATCAATAAAATTAATGGCTACCTACAACAAGAGTATAAAGAAAATATTTCTACTATCGAGCTAAAAAACGAAAAGGATGAAGTCATTGATATTGTTGAAGTAAAAAAGAGAATTGATTGGGATAATTATAATCAGTTTGTTTATGATGTCGTTCAGGGTTGCTTTGGTACATATGGAGAACATAAAAATTGCTTTATTGCAACCAAAGAAGATTATTTAATTAGGTTAAATATTATTGCATATTATACTAATTTAAAAATTACAAGTAATGACACTAATAGATATAAGTTAGCCTATTCAAAGTTATATACAGACATATTAGAACATATTGATATGAACCAGTATATAAGGTTATGTGATGATATTAATAGTCAGCTAAAGTACGAGCAACAGATTAGAGTATATCAGCACGAAAAGGAATTTAACGAAGCTATTATACAATTTAATAATGTAATAGAAAATTTAAGTTCATTAAAGAATATTGATAGTGAGCAAGTTAGTGCTTTATTAGAGAAAGTTAGTGGTCTTAGTGACAATAAATTAATTGAAGTATTAAGACCAAAATCAGATAAAAAGTAAGTGAGGTGAGGATTATGTTGACTTTTACCAACGAACAAAGTTTACAAGTATATATAAATCAAATGATTGGAAATGTGTTACAAAAAGAAGTTGCTAACACCGTAATAGAACAACAAAGTCAATCAACTAAAAAGTTGATTTATGATGCTTATTCTCCTAAGTATTATACAAGAAGAATGTCAATGGCTAAGTCAACATATTCTAAATTTACTGACACAGGTAGAGAATTTCATTTTAAGAATTACGATACTGTTTATAGTAATAATGAAAATTCACATTCTATATCAATAGAAAGCATTATTAATGCCAATCCCACAATCACTCTTTTTCGTAAAAATAGACAGATTACTACTAAATCTAAAAATGCTGGTAAGCGTTTAATTGAATTGTTGGAAACTGGTGGGGTTTCTTCATACGATTTTCCTTATGATACAAAAAGAGGCGAAAATCAAAGTTCTTATACTCTAGCGAGTTATACAAAACCTCGTCCAATAATTGAAACAACAATTAGTTCACTTCGTCAATCTAAGGCAATAGAAACAAGTTTTAAAGTTGGGATGGAAACTAGAGGTTTTAATATGTTGTAAAATAAAGGAGTGATGATATGGCAAACTTTAATATTTCTGTAGATGCTAAAGTTAAGAAGTCGCCTATACAAGAACAATTAAGTGAGATGAAAGGCTTAAAAGTTGATGTGCGTTTTAACCCACAAACTCTTAGCAGAAAAGCCTTTAACACGCACTTAGACTCATTTAAAAATTTATATGTTGATGTTAAAGTAAGAAAAAAAACTTTACAAGACTCTATTAAGGATGTCGAACTGCCTTTAAAAATAACTACTGTTGATGTCACAAAGACAGCAATACAAAATGGTATTAACAAAGCAACTGAGGGTGTAAAGGCTGGACTGTCAATTAAAATTAACAATCCAATTGTTGATATAGGAGCAATTCAAAAACAACTTTCAAATACTAAATTTACATTAAAAATAGATACTGGTACTAATGTTGCAACTAAAGTTGCTAAAGAATTAGAAAAAAATAGTAATTCTAAATCTAATGATAGTGCTGAAAGTAAAACTAATTATAAAAGAAGAATTAAAGTCCTAAATCAAGAGTTTAATAAAATTAAATCACTTTACAATAGAGCTTCAACTTTTAGTAAAGGTCACGCAACTACTTCTAATTTCAATCAAACCTTAGAGTCTATGAAATCCCAAGTTGGCATAGCCGAAGGATTGAGAAAAGAAATTCAACAGTTTTATGATATTGATACAGATACTTTTAGCACCACAAAAAAGGCAAATGGAAAAGACCTTGCACAAACATACAAAGAATATGCAAACAGTTTAAAAGGCATACCTAAATTTGCTAAAGAAGGTGCTGATAGTATTGACGGTATGACTCAAAAACAAAGAGAGTCTATAAAAGTTACTAAAACTATAAATACTGTTTTTCGTCAACTTGATAAAGCACAGCAAGTATTTGATAAAGCCAATAAACTAAATCGAACTGGCAAAGATGAAGGTTCATTAAAAGAAACCTTAAATAATAATAAAGAGTTGATGGGTGAATTACAACAGCTCAGAACTCAATTTGAAAATACATATCAAGATTTTGAAACTGGTATGTACCCTAGCGAATTATATAATTCTAAAGATGTAGAAAATCTTGTAGATAAGGCTCAGACATATACAAAAGCAAGTAAAGAGTTAAAAAACAATATTCACCAAATTCAAAACGATGCTTTAAATGAACAAGGTACTGCTAAAATTCAAAACCAATTACTTGCGACACAAAAGTTAATAGATAAAGCACAAGGTATAATGAGTGACTCTGGACAAAGTTTAAAGTGGTATAATCCAGAAGTTTACAATAGGCTTCAATCTATTATTGACAAAGCACAAAGAGCAAATGCCGAGGGTAAGGGATTAAAGCCAGAAGAATTAAGGGCTTTTTCAAAAGAAGTAATTGCAGCAGACACATCTGTAAAGGAACTGGATAAAAATGTTAATTCTGTAGGCAATAGATTGAAAACATTATTTAAAAATCGTTTTCAAAGTTTAATATCTTCTTTTGGTATTATTTATTTCATTCAGTTATTAAAGCAAGTCGAAGAAAATGTTGTTAAGATTGATAGTTCTTTAGCACAGTTAAGTCTTGTTACAGGTACAACAGGTCAAGGTTTGACCGATATGTTTGATAATGCAGCAAAATCAGCTCAGGAATTAGGTACATCAATTACCGATATTTTATCTTCTACTGAAACATTTGCTAGATTAGGTTATTCAGCCGATGACTCAGCAAAACTAGCTAGAGTAACTGGTATGATGGCTAATGTTGGTGATATGTCAACAGATGAAGCTACTACTGGTATGACTTCAATTTTAAAAGCCTATGGTATTTCAGTTGATGATGCTGAAAAAGTCGGTGATGTACTTACAACAGTTGGTAAAAAGTATGCAATTTCTACTAGTGAATTAGCAGAAGGTTTGGAAAATAGTGGTTCAGCTCTTGAAGCGGCGAATAATAGTTTTGAACAGTCTGTTGCTATTTTAGCTGCTGGTAATGCTTCTGTACAAGATGCTTCTAAGACTGCAAATGCTATTAAAACTACAACAATGAGAGTTAGAGGTGCAACAGCCGACCTTGAAGATATGGGTGAAGAAGTTGACGAACTTGCAAAATCAACACCTAAAATGCGTAAAGAAATTGAAGCGTTATCAGGCGTTGATATTATGGCTGACGAAGATACTTTTAAATCCACATATCAAATCTTACTAGAAATTGCTAAGGTATGGGATAAACTTTCAGATACTTCACAGGCTAATTTACTTGAAGATTTGGCTGGTAAGAGAAATGCCAATGTAATTAAGTCTATCATTACTAACATTAAAGATATGTCTGGTGCTTATAAAGATGCTCAAGAAAGTGCTGGTAACTTAGTAAAAGACAATGATAAGGTAATGGACACAGCCGAAAAACAACTAGCAAGAGTTAGTGCTACTTTTGAAGAATTTTCTAAGTCTGGGCTAAGTGCTAATGTTGTTAAGGGGTTTGCTTCTGTAATTGAAACTGTTGTTAATGCTTTGACCAAATTGAATGGTGGATTAGGTAGCTTGGGGACTGTAATTTCTGTTTTGGGTTTGGTTTCATTAATTAGTTATTTTGTTAAGCTCAAATCTAATGTTGCTGCTACAACAACAGTAGTTGGTGGTTTTATTGAATTTGTTAGGCAAGTAAGGGTTGCTTCCGAAGCTGGGGCAACAGGTCTTAGTGCTTTATCAAAAGGTTTTAATTCGCTAGGAAATGGAGCAACAAAAGCTAATGCAGTAATTGCCATTATCGGTTTAATTGCGATGGCTATTAGTGGTATTATTAGCCTCATTGATGCCCACAATCAAAAACAACAAGAAGCCATTGAAAAAGTAAAAGAATTAAAAACACAATACCAAGAAACTACAACAAGTGTTGCAAAGTCTAAGTCAGATATTAAATCAGCTAAAGATAGTGGCTTAGAACAAGAATTTGAACGGTTAAAGAAAGGTGTTTCTTCCACTGGCGAAAATCTTACCTTAACCAATGACCAATATGAACGATATAAAGATATTTGTGAAGAAATTGTTGGTTATTGTCCTGAATTAAAAGATGGATATGATAGTGCAACAGAGGCTTTAAGTAGTCAAAATAATGTTCTGGAAAAAGCTAATAAACTACTTGAAAAGAAACAAAGGCTAGAAGCAAAAAATTTAACAACCAACGATAATCTTGAAACTGCTTATAAGGATGCTAAAGATACTTATGACGAAGCAGATGAAGCAAGAAAAAAAGTACGGTTAAATAACAATCAAATTGAGTTGCCTTTAACTAATAGTATGTATCGCTATGAGTATGACAATCTCACAAAAACTAAAGTTACTTATGATAGTAAACATTCAACCACGCCTGAAAATTTAGGCTCTGATTTGACAAAAATTTTGGGTGTTAATAAAGCATACGAAAAATATATCAAACAAGGCGAAACAATGCAATCAGCATTTAACGATTCTATTATTAACAATGCTGAAAAAGTACAAAACAAATTAAAAGATATATATGTGAACGGTGGTAACTTTAAGGCTGATGGGTTGACATATTCTATCGATTCAGGCAACGCTTTAATTAAAGAAGCTATTTCTAATTTAGATACATATAAAGAAAAACTTGATACTACCAATCAATCAATTAAAGAAGCCGAAGATGGTTATAAAGATACCTTACAAACAGTTGCTCAGGCTACTACACAATGGTATGATTTGGGTAATGATTCTCAAAATCTTATTGATAAATGGATTGAAAACAATAGTAATTTTGATGTGTCAAAACTTGATACAGAAGAAAAGCGTAAAAAAGCTCAAGATACTGTTAGAAAGATGGTTCAAAAAATAGCTGACAGTTCTGACATTCAAGACGAGATTAGTAAGCTATTAAAACTTGATACTTCTAAATTGAACGCTAAAGACTATGCTAAACAAGCTGAAAGTTTGATTAATTCTATTTCTAAATCAACTGGTATTGATAAAAAGACAATTAAACTTGGACTTGACTTAGATGAAACTAGTGTTAAGAGAGTTAATAACCAAATCAAAGAAGTTAAAAACCAATTAAGTGATAGCAAATCTGGTGATGTTCAGAAGTATTTAGACTCTTTGTCTGCTGATGACTTTGATAAGGTTATGGAAGTAATACACTCTAAAAGTGGTGAAACTATAACATCTTTAAAAGGTTTAAAACAAGCATTAGCAGACTTAGATGACCAAGCAACACTTAAAACAATACCTGACTTAGAAGATATTAATACAAGTATAGATGGTATTCAAACTGCTTTTTCAACAGCTAAAAAAGTTATTCAAGAATATAATTCTAACGGTCAAATTAGCATAGATAATTTACAATCTTTGTTGTCTTTAGATGGTAAATACATTAATTTGCTAGTTGATAAAAATGGCAAGTTAAATCTTAACACAGAAGCATATAAACGATTAATTAAAGCCGAAATGGAAGAACAAAAGGCTAGTTTGATAAAATCAACAGCCGATAGCATTAACAATATTTCTTCCAAAGCACAAGCTCAACAAATTTTAGCTGACAATACGGCAGCGCTAGCTGATAAAGAATACGATTTAGCTGATGCTTATTTAGTTGAGGCTCTGGCTTCTGCAAAGGCAAAGTCTATTAAATCTGGTGATGATAGCATTTACAAAGCTGCGTTAAGTGAAGTTGACTTATTAAGTAAAAAATTATCATTGGTTGATAGTACATATCAAGGTATGATAAAAAATATTGATTATGGACTAACAGGTGATACAACTAACCTTGATACAGAAAGCACAAGATTAGGAAAATTAGCAGACCAATACCAAAAGAAAAAAGACGATTTAGATGACATAAAAGACAAATATCAAGAAAATATAGATGCTATTCAAGATAATGTTGATGCTTTAGATGATGAAATTGATAATCTTGAAAAAGAAAAAGACGCCTTAAATGACAAAAAAGATGCTCTTGAAGAACAAAAATCTGATTTAGAAGATGCTAAATCTTCTATTAAAGATATGGTTGACATAACTGAGGAATATGTAAAACAAACTTTACAAGATGAAATTGATAGCTATGATAAGCAAATTGATAAACTTGAAGAAAAGAAACAAAAGTTTGATGATATTATCGACAAACAAAAAGAGTCTTTAGAGCAAGAAAAAGATGCTTATGAATGGCGTAAAACAATTCAAGAAAAGAATAATGCATTATCCGAAGCACAAGCCAAAGCTAACGCTTATGCATTTGACAATTCTTCTGAAGGTAAAGCTAACTTAAAATCAGCACAAGCTGATTTAAAATCTGCTAAAGATGACAGAGATGACGAACTATACAATCATATGATTGACACTCGCTCTGATAATCTTGATAAACTAAAAGATAAAAGCGATAATCGTTACGACAAGCAGAAAGATGAACTTGAAAAGCAAAAAGATGCAATTCAAAAGCAAGCTGATAATGAAGTATATATTCGTAAAAGAGCTTATAAGTTAATTGACGGATATAGTAACTCTACATATAAAAAGTTATCTCAGTATGCAAAAAAGCATACCGATAAAACTTCTGCTGAATTTAATCATATGTGGAATAAAGCTAAATCTGCTAATCGTAAATATAATAAACAAGGGCTTGTCACAGGTGCTTTACTTAATAGCTTTGATAGAAAAATTTATAGTCTTGAAAATCGTATTAATGGTGTAAACAACAAAATCAAAAAGGTTGACACAAGTATTGATGGTTTGAAAGACAAACAAACTGCATTGAATAAAAAAACGCAAGTTTGGAAAAACAAGCAAGATGCCATTACTAAGCAACAAGACGCCTATGATAAAAAGATAGATAGTATTAAAGATAAGCAAGAACAACTCAATGATACTTTAAGTAATACTGTTTCAAGCACTTCTAGTATTGCTGATAATGCTAAAACTTATTATCGCTATACTAAAAAAGCAAAAGATTTATATGGCAAGCAAAAAGGTTATAAGGTTTCTTTTAACGGTAGAACTTTCACAACTACAGAAATGAACGAAGATAGGGCTGCAACAGCTTTAACTAAGAGAATTTCAAAAACCTTTGCTAATGAAGGTATTTATGTAGATAGAGATTATATCAAAAAGAAAATGAAAACCTTGAAGTATGCTTCTGGTACTAAATCTTCTAAAGGTAATTTAGTCATCAAAGATGAAGAAGGTTATGAGTTTACCCTAGCTAATACTTCGCAAGGTACTTATGCTAATGTTCCAGAAAACTCTATCATCTTTGATAAAAAGAGTACCGATAACTTATGGAATTTTGCTAAACAACCTAATTCTTTCTTTGAAGATAAGTTTAAAGAATATATGTCTAGTGGTAAATTACAAGAGTTTGCAAACAATAGCCAATTTATTGATAAGCTATCTAACATATCTGTACCACAAACCATTGTTCAATCTCCTCAACAAAGTATACAAAATGATAATAGAATTAATATGCCTATTACCATTGAGGGCAATGCAGATAAGAATACAATTAAATCTATGCAAGATGAAATGTACAAAGCTATGATACAAGTAAATAGAAACAGACGAAAGTAAAATTAGTGAGGGTTGGTATTATTATACCAACCCTAAATCTATAAAAGGGGTGATAATATGTTTAGAGATTGTTATTTTGAGTATGCTGGGATTTATTCTGGTGATTACAATTTAAAATTAATGTATCTTGATGACACCTATAATAGAAGAAAAACTGGTGGTGATTACACTACTATTACTGATGATAATAATTTCACTGAGCAGTTGTTATATGGACGAAAAAACACTCCTTTAGCTTTTGACATTGAAATTATTAATTGTGATAAAGATATTCCTTTTGAGCAAATGAGCGAAATTAGACAATGGTTGTTTAATCAGCCAAGTGGTCAATGGAATAAATTTCGTATCTATGATGAAGATTACGAAGATATTATTTTTTATTGTGTGCTAATTCCTAACGAAGATGCTTGTGACAGTCAAGGATATAGGGGTATTCGTTGTTCTGTACAATGCAATTCCCCTTTTGGATATAAAGAGGTAGTGACAAAAAGTATTGCTAAAACTACTTCATTGCAGTCAGATAAAAAGGCTATGAACTTGACTATTGATTGTGATATAGCAACACAAGATACTTTGCCTATGGTTAAGATTTATACAAATAAATCAACAGCGTATATCTATAATAATCGAGGTATTATTATAAATAAAACAAATGGAACTTCTATGGTTGTTCACAATATACAGGGCAGTGGTACAAGCAATAATATAACTACAGTTAATTGTCAAAGTGGGGTAATTACAAATACTCTAAATCAGGAACAATGGCTGATTCTAGGTTTAAAGAGTTTTAATGCTGATGATGGCATAACATATACAATCAATAGTGGCTTATTAAAGTTAGACAAGGGTAAAAATGATTTAGTTTTTTATGGTTTAGCTTATAAAATAGAGGTTTTATATAGACCTACTGTAAGGGTAGGTGCTTTTTAATGAATATTGAGTTTGATAATAAAGGACAATATATTAGACCTCTCCTATCTTTGTATTATAGAGATAAACAAACTTGCGTAGGTGTGTTATCTGGGGTATATAATATTACTTTAAGTGCTAAATTAAACGCTTTGTCGGAAATGACATTTAATATGTCAGCTAAAATTTTTGATAATATTAGTGGGCTAATGATTGACAACCCTATGCGTGATAAAATTAAAAAGAATATGCTTATTTATTCTACAGGTACTGATAATATTTTTAATATTCCTGTTGAATGGAATAGTAATGGTATTGTAGTAACTAAGAAAAAATTTATCGGAATACATTGGTGGGTTATTACTAATGTAGAAGAAAATAACGATGAAAATGGCGATATTTATACTATTACATTAACTTCATATGATAGCACACTAAGGGAAAGAAAGATGTTTTTATCTTCTGGAACTGATGATAATAAGCAAGTTTTAAAATTATGTAATAAATATGTTGTAACTTATAGAGTTCCAGACCTTTCAGGTGGAGCGATTTCTATTTGGACTTATAATCCCACTAAACCAAAATTTTTAGACAAAAATATTAGTTCTCAAATTAATATATCACGATATGATAATGAATATACTGAGTATTTTGTAAGTGCTGATGAAGTCATTAAATGGTTTCTTGGAGAGGATACAGGTGAAGTAACTAAGGATGGTGAAGCAGTTTTTTCTGGTGGGGTACTTTCAAAATCATTAATTAACGAATATATTGATACTTCTTCTACTAAATCTAATATCTTGATTGAGGAAATTATAAATTTTTTGTCTTATGGCATAAGATGGAAAGACGAAACCGATACTGACGATATTAAAATATATTTCAACGGTGATAGTATGGTTACAACAGATGCCTATGCTAATATTCCAGATGATACACAATATCATCTTAGCCTCGATGTGTGGGAAACATTACAAGATAAAGTAGAGTCAGCACAAAATATATGGAGATTTGGTTACATTTCCCCTACTTTAAAAACCCTTTACCGTACTATTGAAGATGGTAGTAATAGTATTTACGAATGGTTGTCAACAATTGAAAAAAAATTTAATTGTTTTCACATCTGTGATTGTGATAACAATACAATTAACTTTTATACGCAAAAGGATTTATTCAAAACTTTAGGAAAATCTATATATTTAACATATGACAATTTACTAAAAAATACTACCGTTAATACAAGTGATAGAGAGCCTATTACTTGTAGTCATATATATTCGGACAATCAAGGGGATTATTCAATTGCATATGTCAATCCTTTAGGTAATAATTTGATTTATAATTTTGGTGACTATCAATTGTATATGGATAGCAGTATACAAGCAAATTTAACTAAGTGGTATTCTCGTATTACAGATTTTGAATTGGTCTTTAAAAGGTTGGGGTTTTTAAGATTATATTATACGCAAACAATTAATTATTGGTATAGTAAAATGAGTGAGTATTTAGATTCATTTTTTGAGGTTGCTGATACAATTAATTTATATGCTCAATCAGGAGGTATTACAGATATGTCTGTTGAAGGTGTATCTGGAATAACAACGAAGTACATTAGTACCAGTTATGGAGTCGGTAGTAAAATACCAGTGTGGAAACCAATGATTGCTGAATGGCAAGACAGAGCAATATCTGATATAGGTTTAACAAAAGATGAGCTTAATAATTTTAATAAATATTTTTCAATACTAAATTTAGACGGTAGTAGGATTACAACTAGCGATGCTAATACTGTTTTAACTAATTTGAGAAATAAAACTTTGAATTATTATATTGCTAGATGGTCTTATATTGCAGTTAAGAACAGATATACAGCTGTTAAAGCATTGGCTCAATTTATTTATTCATTATGTAGAATGGATAAGTCTTTGAAATTAAGTGATATTACTTCCTTAACAACACAAGACCTTAGGCAGTCAAAAGGATTAGGGCAAACAACCAAAATTAAAATTTTTAATCAAAATATTACTTCCATCACTCAATTTTTAACTTATATGATGAATGATGATTATGTTAAGTTATTCAATAGTCAATTTTTACAAAATACATCCTCTGGTGCAGATGCTAAAGGATTTTTACCCAGTCTTAAAAATAGTTTTGACAGTAAAGTTAAACAAAAAATTAAAGATAATGATAGCTACCACTATTATGATAGTTCTTTATTTAGTACGAGTCAGCTTCGGACATTAGATTATTATACTATTGAAGGTAGTTATTCAGACGAGTATACAATCTTTAAAGATTTAGATTTTGATGATAGTACAATTGATAATAGACATATTAGCACTAAGCAGATTATAGATGATTTAAGTAGTTTATATCAAAAAGCCAAGTCTGATATGGTTGATTTATCAAAGCAAAGCTATGATTTTAGTTTATCTACTGCAAATATGTTAATGTCAAGTCAATTGGCTTTACAAAATGGTGAAAATGTTTATAAAGATTTAATTTATATTGGTGCGACTATTAATGCTGAAATAAAACCAAATCAATGGGAAACTCCTACGGTTTTAGAAGCTGAAATTAATTATGATAGTCCTAATGATATAACATTTAATTGCTCTAACAATTATAGGCAGAAGCCGTTAGCTTATAGATTTGAAGAATTATATAATGACATATCGCAATCTAACTCATTAAGTTTAGATTATTCGTCAGATTGGTTTGAGAATAATTAAGAGAGGACGTGATTAAATGAAAACAAATAGTAAAGTATATGAATTAAATGCTTGGCGTGATAATAACATTACAATCAATTGTACACAAGGCGAATATTCGGAATTAACTTTTACTGGTAGTTCTTTAACTGATATTAAAGGTAAAAAAATTAATTTCCAACTTTATGATGGAGATGGATTGATTGATTTAAGTGATGTTGATGAAGTGTATTACGATGCTGTAAACGAACAAGGTGAACAATCGGCTTGTGATGCCTTAGTTATTAATAAGACTACTAATACTGTTATACTTGGTTTGTCTAAAGCAATGACATCTAAAAGTGGTAAAGTTAAAGGTGAAATTCGATTAGTAACTAGTAAAGTTGATGGCAACAATAAAATCACTTCTACAAATACTAAATTTTATGGAGTAAATCTAAAAGTTAATAAATCTAATGATGATGGTGGTTTGATTGGCAATCCACAATTTAGTGAATTAGAAAAACTAATTACCTATGTTAAGATAGCTGCTAAGATAACTGACGAAGGTATTGATTTTGCAAAATATCTTATTGACGATAGTAGTGTAGCGACTAATAAGACTTATAGTAGTGCTAAGGTAGAAGAAATAGTAACTATCGCTAGAGAAAAAAGTGATAGTAATAAAGAACAGATAGACCAGCTTAAAGGCGATATTAATAAATTAAATGTCAATAAAGTAAACAATGCAGACTTTAATACATACAAATCCACCAACGATACAGCGGTATCAAAAAACGCGACTGACATCTTGTCAATTAATAGCAGCTTAAACTTATTTGGTAAAAACAATTTATCAAGTAAACTAAATAGCGAAAAAACTGGTTATTTCTCGTCAACTAACACAAACAATAAAGGTTCATTTAATGATGGCACTTATTCGATTTCAACTTCAAGTGACAACACAGAAAGAGCAAAATGGGTATTTAATTATGAACTTCAAGTTGAAAAAGGAACTTATTTCATAGCTTTCGATTATGTGACAAACACTAACTTCAATGTTGGATTGAGGATTAATGGTGCATATAATGATATTGGCAAAATAGGTGCTATTACAGATGGTAAAAAGCACACATTTGTAACAAGTGTTGATATTGATACTTCTGTTGGATTGTATGAAGTGTATATGCCGAATACAGGTGATATTGATTGCAAGATTGATAATATCAAAATTATGACACAATTTGACTATGCGAAATCATATAGCAACATTGAAGATTATCTGTTATATAATGATATGCACGAAGTAACTCCTGAATTATTTGGTGCAGTTGGTAACGGTCAATTTGATGATACAATAGCTTTACAAAATGCAATTAATTATTGTATTGAAAATGGTACACAACTCAAATGCCAAAATGGTAAAACATATTGTATTAGTAATCCGTTAGATTTATCCAATACGGCTATTTGTTTGATTGACTTTAATTGGTCAATTTTAAAAGCGATTAAAACAATGGATTATATGATTACATTTGACGGCTCAGCTAACACACGAAATGATGTGAAAACATTATTAAAGAATGTAATTATTGATTGTAATTTTAAAGCTGGTGGATTAGATTTAATTTACTCTTTCAAATTTACATTTGATAGTTTTATGGTTAAAAACTGTCAAACAACTGCAATTTGGATACAAAAAGGTGGTGCTTTTGTATGTCAAAACGGCACGATTATTGGCAATTGTACACCTGATAGCAGAGGTATTTATAACCAAACTAGTGACTGCCATTTTCACGAAATTGTTATTGTGGATATGAAAAAATGTATCTTTAACGGTGGCACTAACTTCTATCATAAAGTACACGGTTGGCTAACAAGCAAGGTTGCAAACAGTATCTTTTTTGAGCATTTTGCAGGCTTCGGAAGTTTGTCACATTGTCAATGTGATACTTACGAAACAGGATATTTAATGCGTACTAGTTATGATTTGTCATTAGTCGCTTGTACATACTACAATAACTACCATTTGTACGATAGTGATGTTACTCCAGTAGTTTTTAAATTCAACTCTGGAATACACCCATATGCAAGAAGAATTTGTTGCACAAACTGTAGTTTTAATTCACCAAATTTAGTAACTACATTAAGTAGCGTTACAGACGCACAAATAACCTTTAATGGCTATACACATTTCATAAATATTGCTGGATATGACAAGATAAGTCGCATTAGTCCAACTTTACAAGCTAAAGTAACATCAGACTTTGACGGTTCAGTTAATAAACTAACATACCGTAACGGACTTTGTTACTATGACTTTTCTCTACAATTTACAAGCACAATCGGAGCAAGTAATTTATTAGAAATAGCCACAATCCAAAGTCCATATTACCCACTTGAAAACCAAATGTTTCCTTGTTACTTAACGAAAACATTGGCTGGGTCGGATTGTATTGTTGGCAAATTACTAATTGATACAAATGGCAAAGTACAAGTAAGAGTACCAAGCGGTAGTGTAGCAGACTATCAATATTTATACGCCCATTGCTACTACGAACCAAAAGCAATAGGCGAGTAATGAGGAAGATAATAATGAAGTATTATAAGGTTATTAACTCTGATAGACAAGTAGTTGATGCTTTAATTAGTGGAGAAATTAGCTATGTTAAATTTCAACAAAGAAATAAATTGCTTGTAAATTGTGCTAAAGATGAAGCACAAGGTTTTTTATCTTATGATTTGTTAAATGTATATCGTACAGAAGATATGATTAAATTCCCAAGTAACTGTAACTATCAATATGATGAAGTAATTTTAAAAGAGATTACAGAAGATGATTACAATATACTTAGAAAGGCTATTGATGAGAGTAAGCCTATTGAACCTGAGCCTGAGCCAACTCCTGAACCAGAACCTGAACCAAGTCCAAAACCTGACGAACCAGAAGTTGATGATAATGCTTTAGAGCTAGTTAAGACAAGTAAGGTTTCAGAGATGAGCAAGGCTTGTAATAAGGTAATTACTAACGGTTTTGATGTAGTGTTATCTGATGGACAGCCACATCATTTTAGCTTAACCCTTGATGACCAAGCTAATTTATCAACATTATCTGCCGATATGGTTACAGGCTCTAAAACTTTGCCATATCACGCTGATGGTGAAGAATGTCAATTCTTCTCTGTTGAAGATATGACAAAAATCATCACAACCGCAAAGGAATTTAAGACTTATCATATTACATACTTTAACTCACTAAAGTTATATATTTTATCTTTAGACGATATTAATGTAATAGGTAATATTAAATATGGTGATGAAATTCCTAATGAAAATAAAAGTGAAGTTTTATTAACGCTCGAGCAACAATTAAATGATAATTCAACAAGTAGTGACGGTGATACAGGTGAAGAAAATTGATATAAAAAATTTTATCCTTGAACGAATTATAATGTTTATAGTTGGCTTTTGTGTTTATATTACCATAGAAGTCTGCTTTAGAGGCTATAGTTTCGTTTCTATGGGTATTTGTGGTGGCTGTATATTTATTATACTAGACAGTATAAATGACCTCATATCGCGGGATATGGACTTGTTACTGCAAGGTATTATAGGCTCGATTACAATAACCTCTACCGAATTTATTGTCGGTATGGTAAGCAAACTACAAGGACATTTACCTATGTGGGATTATTCAAATATGCCTTTTAATTTTGAAGGTATTATTTGTTTGCCATTTAGCTTAATATGGATAGGTGTATCAATTATAGGTATTTTAGTAGCAGATGCTATTAAGTATTATGTGTTTGACGAATTACCTATTCCCTACTATAAGTTATTTGGCAAGACGATTATCAAATACAAAAAGAAAAATTGAATATAGAAAAGAAAAGGCTATCTCTTAATCGAGGTAGCCTTTTATGAGGAAGAAAAATTGATGGAGATTAAAACAATTATTGAGTGGATAATTTTAATCGGTTCTTGTATATCTGCATTGGGTATCATCATTGCTTTTCTTCAAAGACAACAGAAGAAAGTTATTCAAACTATTTTTAAAAGTGATTATTTTAAAAAGGAATTTAACAGTTTATCAGAACAAATTAAACAGTTAAATACTAAAATAAGCACTTTAGAAACCAATGTTAATCGACAGATGGACGATATTAGACACGAGAGAGAAAAAGACAGTCTGATTAATTGTCAAACAGAGCTTATTAACTTTCTGAGCGATATTGAAAATGGCGTGCCTAAAGACAAAGAACAGATACATACTGCGTATCGTAGATTCGATTATTACACTAATATATTACACGGTAATTCATATGTCCACGATAAATGGATGAAAGTTATGGAAAACAGAAAGGATTTGATTATATGATGAAAAATAGAAATTGGAAAAATTGGGCTAAGTGTGCTGGTATTAGAGCTATCAAAACAGTTGCACAGACGGCTGTTGCTACTATTGGCGTAAGTGCCGTTATGAGCGATGTTAATTGGATTGCAGTAGGTTCAGCTTCTCTACTAGCTGGCATTCTATCAATTCTAACAAGCGTAGCTGGACTACCTGAAGGTGAAGATAACGAAGGTGAATAACTATGGCTAAATATAGCAAGAAGTCTGTTACAATTGAAGCATATCAATATGAGGGTGAGTTATACCTTTGTAAAACAGACATTTTTGAAGAAACATATGAACAAGTGGATGAAAGATAAGGAGTGATATATATGTCAAAGATTACTTTTATTGATGTTAGCAAGTGGAATGGCAATGTAGATTACAAGAGTGTTAAATCTGCTGGTGTTACAGGTGTTATCATTCAATGTGGCTACGGTATGGTATCAACACAGAAAGACCCATACTTTGAAGATAACTACAAGAAAGCTAAAGCACAAGGCTTAAAGGTTGGCGCTTATCTTTATAGCTATGCTGAGAGTGTATCAGACGCAAAAAAAGAAGCGAATGTATGTTTAAAGTGGATTAAAGGTAAGAAGTTTGACCTACCTATCTACATTGATATGGAAGAAGAAGGTCTAACATATCTAGGTAAGTCAACTCTAACAAAGATTGCAACAAAGTTTTGTAAGATTGTTGAAAAGTCAGGTTACAAGGCTGGTGTATATGCAAATGCAAGTTGGTTTAAAAGTAATTTAAATTATAATTCATTAAAGAAGAAGTATAGTATTTGGTTAGCCCAGTATGCTAGTTATAAGGATTTTGATTGTGACATTTGGCAATATACTGATAAATTAATGATTAAAGGCAAACCATTTGATGGTAACTATGCTTATAAGACTTTTGAAGGCAAAAAGAAAAAATATGTTAAAGTTAAACATAATTATTATCTAAGAAAAAAGGCATTTATTGACCCTGTAACACAGTCAAATAAGCTTATTGCGAAGTTAGCCAAAGGCACTAAAGTCGAATGGATTTCTGACGATGGTACAGGCTTTAGTAAAGTAAAATTCAACGGTCATACTGGTTATACACTTAATACTATGTTAGATAAAAAAGGTCTATCCAAGTATAGAACAAAGGTATTTCCTAAGGGAAGTAAATATCATAGAATTTATAAGGGTGCTATTAAGTACAGCAAGACAATGGACAAGGCTAGAAAGTTTACTATCATCTCTTATACAGAAGAAGGTAGATTTAAGGGCTGGTATTATGTAAGACGAAACGGAAGATATTATTTTATGAAGTGATATTGACAATCACTTTAATTTGTGATATATTAAGTGTAATGAAAATCAGCGATTATCTTAATGTTTGATTTTCGTGTGTTATAGTTCCCTATGACTTGGTATGAAATAAGGAACTGAAAGACTATCCATTAATTTGGGTAGTCTTTTTCTTATAGTCTTAATATATTTAATTGCCTCATATATTAATTCAACTACATCATTTTGATACTGTATGATGTAATTGAAATATTTTCATAAAATATTAAAATAGGTATTGACAAAATTATATTTAGACTATATAATAGTGTCAACAGTTGTAATTGTTAGAGCTGTTTATTAATCTATCCATATTGGATTCTAAATAGTGTGTATTTAGTTAATAAATTTTAATCTATCCATATTGGATTTTAAAAAGTATATATTCTATATATTTATTAATCTATCCAAACTGGAATTTAAACAGCATATATTAATTACAACAATTAAATCTATCCAAATTGGATGAAATAACCCACCAGTTAATTCTGGTGGGTTATTTTTTTTGAGAAATTTAGGGTATATCCAAAATCGAGGATATACCCTGTTTTTACTTTAATTACGAAAAATCCGTAATTAATTGTGGATTATATTTTTAGAAAATGTATTGACAAATAGTACGCTAGGGATTATTTTTTTATATAAAATTTGTATTATATATACGGTTTTTCACTATTTGTTAATAAATTTACAACCGACATTAATGTTATTTACAAAATTATATATTATTTTCAACACTCATTGTCAAAATGGGTGTTTTTTTTATTCTATCAAACATTTATTAAAATTTTACAATTATATTGAAAGGTGGTATGTTATGACCTCAGAACAGAACATTAAATTCAGAGCATTAAAATTGATTGAACAATTATATATTGATAAGCAGATAGACGAAAAAATATATCGTAAAGCCATAGAAGAAAATAAAAAGGATATTGACACAACACAATTTACTTTATATAATATTACTAACCCATTATACAAAAATGGGAAATTTAAGTGGGAGTGTATTAATTAATGAGAGTAGTGTATTATGGTAGAGTTTCATCAGAAAAAGATGAGCAAATTAATGCCTTAGGAAATCAAATTGAAAGTTATAAAACTTATCTAGAACAACACCCTGAATACGAATTAGTTGATGAATATATTGATGAGGGTATTACAGGAACTAGTATGAGCAAAAGACCAAGTTTCTGTCAAATGATGGAAGATGCTCAACAAAATAAGTTTGATTTGATTATCACTAGAGAAGTATCTCGTTTTGCGAGAAATACGGTTGATACATTAAGCTGTACTCGTTTCTTAAAGAAATATGGTATTGGTGTGTATTTTATGTTAGATAATATTAACACATTAGATAGTGATGGTGAATTAAGATTAACTATTATGGCAACTATGGCACAGGACGAAAGCCGTAAAATATCTAATCGTGTTAAAGCTGGTTTAAGTGTTTGTGTAGATAAAGCACAAGTATTAGGTAGTGGCAATATCTTAGGCTATGATAAGGTTAATAAGAGTTATGTTATTAATGAAGAACAAGCTAAAACCGTAAGAATGATATTCGACTGGTATTTAGAGGGTAAGGGTATTAAAGAGATTCGTTTCTTATTAGAGAAAAATCACCGTTTAACTGCAAATGGCAAAACTCGTTGGTATAGTTCTGTCGTTTTAAAAATATTAAAAAGAACTACATACTGTGGATATATTACTTACGGTCAATCATATGTAACTAATTTTCTTGAACAAGAAAGGACATATGATAAGTCAAAGCAAGTTGTAAAAAAATGTGATTTTGAACCTATCATTTCTTTAGAGGACTTCCAAAAGGTACAATCTATGATTGCTTCCAAGAGTAAAGTTATTGAGAATGGTAAATCAGTAGGTGTTAAGCCTAGTAAAAGTGTTTGGACTGACATATTATTATGTGGAAATTGCAATAGTAAATTTTTACGCCTTAAATGGGGTAGAAATAAAAATGGGTATCGTTATGGTTATCAATGTGGCAACCAAAAGTCAATGGGTGCTATCCAAACAAGAATAAACAAAGGTTTGCCTATTGAGGGGTGTTGTGATGCACCTATGATACCAGAATGGAAATTGCAAGTTATTGCTAAATATGTTTTTACTCAGTTCCTTAGTGACAAAGAACAAGTATTAAACGAAGCAAAACAAATACTTAAAGAGATTACACCAAAGGCTGTTGAGGAGAATACTAATTCTCAACAGATTGAAGAATTAACCCAACAATTAGATAAGGTTAATAATAAGATTGATGGTTTAATTGATATGAGAGCTGAGGGAGAAATTACCAAAGAACAATTTAAGAAAAAGAAAGAACAGTTCGATACTCAACTTATTGAAATTCAACAACAATTAGATGAATTAATTACTATTCCACAGCCAACTAATATTGATGATAAAATTACAATATTACAAGGTGTATTAGACTCATATCAAGAAGATATGTTTAGTGAAGATGGAATTATACCAGACAATTTGATTAAGGCTTATATTAAACAAGTTGTTGTTAATAAGGATAATTTTGATATTTATTTACAAAATCTTTCTCCTGACCCTAATGATACAGGTAAAGGAAACAAGGTAAAAACTGTTCCTGTTTGTGTTCAAATTAAGGGAAATTCTAGGAA